CGGGATGGGATCCATAATGTTCTTGAGGGACTTACAAGAACCCAAAACTTTCAGCTTTGTTGATGATATTTGGTTATATCATGGTCATCAATTTAGTTTTTCTTCTACGCTCTTTTTGATTTTTTCTTCCAGTCTGAGTGTGAGACAGGGCCTCTTGGGCACGTCTGCCGAAATCATCCACTAGAACGGGCAAAGACTTCGAAGAGTAACCCAGAGGCTTTGTATACGCCCCTGCGTTTCCAGAAGTGGTAGTGGCGGACGTTGTGGTGGCGGACTCGTCAATGTCAAAGCGGCTCATCCTCGGACCCTCGATATGCCAGCAAATGCGGCGGTGCTTACGGCGTTAACACCTGCGTTGGTAACTGAACTAAGACTTGGTGGACCGAAGCTTACTTCCTCGAAATACTCCACCTCAAGCTCTAGCTCTTGAACAGAAAAGCTAATATCCTCAGAGTCAAAATCATTGGAGGACTTGTAACTGACAGGCATACAGTGATGAAGCATCCAAGCACGGGCGGCGACGACAGCGTTCGAGAACCCGGCTGTAGCAAGCGCGCCAACGGTAGCAGCAGCTGCCACAGCACCACCGTAGGGCTTGGAAAACATGGTTGCAGCACCGACACCATAGGCCGCTACTTCAGCATGTCTTACATGCACGTCCTCACTTGCGTAAGGAGAATGAATCTGTAGAAGCAAGAGGTCCCTGTGATAGGTCCCTCGGCCATAAATTGCCTTCTTTATCCACCGAAAAAACTCATCATCGCCGACACGAACCCCGCGACTCAGAGTAATGTTCTCGGTCTTGGCGGATTTGGGAACATGCATAGGAAACGGTTGGTTTCCAGCGTTGATTTCAAAGGTCTCAACCTGAACAGACGGTGCAGTGATACTCTTGAAGCCGATTAGCGGTGAGAGCGCAAAAGGGCTGGCCTCACCCGTGTCGACAGCCGAGGGCATGTCAACTAGATGAAATCTGTAGTTCTGAAAAAGATCGGAAGCACGGCCCCTAGCCATACAACCCTCCTTGGTATCAAAAAAGGGGGCCGAAGCCCCCAATTCAGGACATTAAGGCTTGATGATCTCGAAATACTCGAAGGCCACGTCCATTTCCTGTAGCGCAATATCGGTGCCAGTTGCATCCAGATCAGCAGCCGGTTTCACGCGAATTGGATAAGCGTTGTACGCTTTGATGATGCGCCCCTTACTGGCATCAAAACCTCCACTCTTGGACTCTACGGCCTGCTTGCCATAGTGGTAGATGTCGATGTCAGCTCGGTATGCCTGATTGTCCCAGACCCTCAGCGCCCAATCTAGAAAGGTCGTGTCTTTTAGGACTACTCCACGCGAGAATGTCAGCTCGTTGACCGTTGGGAACCCGGGCTGCTTCATGGTGTATGTGGTAATGCCGTCTCGGTACTCAGTCGACTCAATGCTGTACTCAGGGGTGCTCACTGAGTTGAAGCCTGCTTCAGTCTGGTACTTGCCTTCGGCGGAAAAGCCCAACGCATCTGCATCAACACCATCTTCGATGTTGACCTTAGCGTGGAACCTGAAGTTTTGAAGAAAATCTGCTGTGCTCGCTCGTGCCATTTTAGGTGCTCCGTCTGTTTGGGCTCCTATTGAGAGCCACCCAACTTACAGTCTGTAGTGATTCGTATCCGGTACGTGACCGATGGTGTCGCCAATAGTAGATTGTCGGCTTGCCGGTTCCCGCATTTTACTAAGAAGATCAGCCATGTAAGACATCACTTCAGACATGCGAAAAGAGTCCTTAGAGCGCCGGTAGTCGTCGAGGATTCCTGTTGCCATAGGAAACGGTGCCACCCTATCCAGAACGCTCACCATAGATGTGGCGTGCTTGCACAACTCAGGACATCTGCGTTTAGCAACTGGCGAAAGATCGCCCGCTTGAGTTACCCGCCTGAGATCAATCATGGTGTGACCACTATCCCCTTGAGATGATGGGGCCTGAAATCCTGCTGGCTCGGAAACCTGTCGGCGATGAGTTGACTGATAAAGCGTAGAGACAAAGTCCCTGAAGGCCGCATCATCCATATCCTCATGTCCGACCAGAGCAACGGGCACAGGCCCTCCCATCTCGGCGGGACCTCCATCGCCGTAGCTCTGACCGGGGAAGCTGACGAGCCAGCCATCGACTCTCTCTTCTGACGAAGACTCCAAGCTTCCCCCGGGTCCGGCAGTTTGACGGACATCAGTCGACCGTCCTCTGCCGAACCCAAGGAGGGCTCGATCAATCATTTCAAGCAAGCGAGGCATCAATAAGCTCCTTACAGGATCTGCCTGTGACGCAAGCGGATGAATTCAGCAGGCGTGTTTGTTGAAACGCCATAGTCAACAATGAGCTGACCTGCCTCGACAACATCTTGCGTGTTATTGCTACCGTCGACCGTCACGAAGAACGCTTCCTCTTCGGTGGTGCCCTTGTAGAGGCCCTCTGCGAAGAATCGACGAAGAATTCCTCGAACTTGTCCGTTGATTCGGACCCATAGCTGAGGACCGTTATTCTCGAACACCGTCCACCACATGCTTCTGGCGACTGTGACCGACGTGAAGTCGACCGTGCGGCGTTTGTTGATGTATCGGAACTCACCGCCCACTTGCAGCGTACGAGCGCCCCAGACAGCGCGTGGTGCTCTTGGTGGCTGCCATAGGGCGTTGACGTAACCTTGGGTGAGCTGACCAACCTCTTCTTCTTTGAGGTTCTTCTCAAAGCCCAAGAGGAAATTGAGCGCCCCATCAGTGGTTCCGGCCGGAGCCTTACCAACATTTCGGTTTGCGTCAGTCTTGGCCCAGATTCCAGCAACGTGACCGTGAGGCGGAACTGCCATGGTCTTTCGCGTCACGGGATCTTCGATCTGAATGTGCGGGTAGTACATGGCGGCACGATCTGACTGCGAGGCCAGTACCGTGCGCCTGTAGTTGATAGCCTGCTTTACAGACGAGCCCCTTGGAGGTGAAACAATCACCATCGAATCATCACGCTCTTCGGCGTAAGCGATGGCAGCTCGTTCCGCCTGAGCGTCTCCGGCAAAATCAGGAAGAGCCATGATGAGAAGCTCATCAACAGCATCCAGTGCGTAAATTCCCTCGTCGCTGGCAGACAGTCCCACATCGGTAACGGCTTCGCGTGTGATAGCAGCGCCATCGTTTCCGCCTGCAAGGGAAAGCTCTACCGCCGTTGCTGAAGACGTGACTCTGTAGGAGGCCGTGATAGCCAAGGCCAAAGAGCCATTTTCAGATGGGGTGAAGGTGAGAAGTCCAGTCTCGTAATCAATCGAGGCTGAGCTAGAAAGCGCTACATCTCCCTCAAGACCTCCCTGAGCATCATCGGTGATGGTGTAATCACCGTAGGTAATCTCTAGGGTTCCCTCTATGATGTCTCGTCCACCGTAACGAGGAAGCTTCAAGCTAACCTCACTAGGTGAAACACCTGCAAACTCGCCAATCTTAAGCGCGCTTACAGAAATACCCTTTAGCGTTTCAGGGACAGTGCCAGAAAAGGACGGCGAAACTTCGACGAGATCAGATCCCGTAAATGGGTCATTAATAACCTGAGCCACATGATCGGCATCTGACGTGTCATCTAGAACGAGTGCCTCGAAATTACCGCGCCCAGAAACAGAGCCTGTGTCCGGATCGACCTCAGATACAGATAGATCAAAGCGACTGTAGCCTCCAGTATCGCTATCTAGGTAGTTCTCGTTAGCCTGAAGAGTGACAACGAAATTATCACCGAAGGCTCCCGGGTCCTTCATAGAAAAGATGTGCGTCTGAGCGCCATAAGATACGACGATTGAAGAACTGGCAGACTGAATAACAGCCGTCTCAAACGAGATCTCCCCGGTCTCATAGTTGATTTCAGGGGTAACTGAACTGTCATCCAGAGCAGTCCCTGTGTCGAACCCTCCCAAACCATCATCGGTGGCGGTGTGCGTTGTCACTGCGTAGTGATAGCTCACCAAGATGTTGGTGTCTTGCTGAGGTGCAGATGCGGAGGCTACTTTCAGCGCGAAGTCACCCGTGGCCTGATCTACAGCTCCCGTAGCATCACCAGAGATGGATCCATCTGAAGCAACAGTGGCCTTTGCGTCAGTCCCCGTGAAATCGGTCCACGTAAACTCGATGAATGCATGTGTGTCGCTACTAGCATCTTGCCATTCATTGAATGGTGCCAGTGCGCTTTCGAGTCGACCAATGTAAGTCAGATCAACTACATCTAACGATGCCGTTCCTGACGCACTAGGAAATTCAGTATAGGTGACCTGAACATCCTCGTCAGCAACAGGTATTGCAGATGAATCATATGTCAATTCAATAGCACCAGTTCTGTAATCTACAAATCCGGATCCACCGTTAGCCCCCGTAAGAGTGCCGTCAGCATTGTCGGTAAAGTTTTCGGTGCCAGAGCTATCAGTGACCGACACGCCTCCCGGAGCAACCGGAGCGTTAGCGACACTTCCTGAAAATGAATCGGTGCCATCAGTCGTGCCGATGACCTCCGAGTCATACTCGGTCGGATCAGTAAACTCTACAGTCACAGATCCCGGTGCGATCGGGGTCTCTAATAGAGTGGAGGAAATAGTCTCCTTTACGCCACCGCCTGTTGAGGTGCCTACAACCTGTTGCTCATCCTTTTGAAAAGAGCCGTTAGCGGCAGCAGCACCCGCACCAACAACACGAACAACATAGGCGTTCTGGCCGCCATTCGCGTAATAAGAAGCAAGAGAAGTCGGTCCTAGTGATTTGCTGGTGTAATCACCGAATACCCGAAAAGCTTCATCAAGATCTGTCACAAGGACAGGCTCATTGACTGGACCTCTCTCAAAAAACGAAACTACCGCAAGGTTTGCTGTGGATGCAGCTTGTGCAACTCGTTGTTGCGACCTTACTTCCTCACGGTATACACCGGGGTAACTGAACTTTGCCATCGATTGTCTCCCTCAAGCTGTCCGAAGCGCCTGCGTCATTAACGGATTTGTTTTATGCCGATGAACAATCCGATTCCAATTCTTTAGGGGTCTCGGACCTGAAACAACTTTACTCATCAATTCGTAGAGAAAGATCCATTTGTCTCAGCGCGTCATCGATGTCGCGTATGGATCCTTCCCCTATGCCGTCGATCAAAAGAAGCTCTTCGGCAGAAAGCTCAGATAAAGCCTCAACGGTATCTACGCCGCTCTCAAGCAAAGCCGATTCAATTCTCGAAGTGAGGCCAAGATCAGATACGAGTAGTGGCGCGACGTCTGGTTCCGGCCAAGAGGCGTCCTCGGTGTCGCCGATGACGACGTCTTCTTCCTCGTCTATCTCTACGGCCTTAGTCTCTTCTGAGGCTTCTTCGACCTCCGGCTCACTGGTTTCATCTTCAGGCTCAAAGGGCTCAGGTGACTCGACGGGGTCGTCTAGACCATCGTCGACCATGACCATCTTAAGTCTTCCTGTATCCTTCAGGGATCTAAAAAGAGAGTCCCTAGCCGGTTCAAAAGGATCCGAAAGCCTAGAGACCACGACAGTATCGCCGTTTGCCAGACGAAGCCTTTCGGGTCCCGCGCCTACAACCTTCCACATTTCTTTCTTAGCCATTTGAGGCTCCTTTACTTTTTAGTGCGCTGAATAGTTGGAGATGAGGTCAATGCTCGTTCCTCATACTCTTCGTGGTCATCCAATTCGCCTTCAATTCGAAAGCTCAGCATATAACCGTGAAACCTGTTCAAAGAGCTAATGAACTCACTAACTTCCTGATCGCTTTGGCGGAACACCGTGAAATGACTTGGCTCTTCAATAGAATCCCTGACCTCGATAAAGGATCTGTCCTTTATCTTCCTCCGCACGTATTTGCGGAGAATCTGAGCTTCGCGCTGATGCCTTGCCCTAACTTCAATGTCGTAGGTAAGGAAGACCGGTTCGGCGTGGGGTCTCATCACATAGTGAGTATGGCCCTGCCTGCCGCCTGATTCGACAGGGCTCCCATTGTCAGAAGGAACCCTATACTTATATCCAGCCTGCCATCCTCCCCTTCGGCTGTTGTCATCCTCTACGGACTCGTTGCGTTTGACTCGAATCCCGGGCAGCAAGTACCGGTTGTAGACATCTTCAGGGTAGTTATAGACAACAGGAACTCGACCCTCCTGCTCGTCGGCATCAGTGTATCCGGGGCCATGGATGCCCGGGATGCGCGCCTGACGCATATTCCTCTTCAGAAGCTCATGACCATCCGGGTTAGGAAAGGGCAAGAAGTCTGCGCCGAGTGCCTCATATATGGCACGATCAAAATTGGAGAGATCTATTTCCCCGAGCTGGGACATCTTTAGACCTGAGCAGCGATAATCATGAACTCGGAGTTATCCTCTAGCCATGAAAGGGGACGTTCCTCAAAGTCGGGAAGGTCTTTATCTCTCAAGGATCCTGAGATCATTGCATCCGAGACTTCATCCACAATCTCCGGCAGGCGCTTTTGAATCAAATTTTTGACTGCATTGCGCCATACTGGACGTGAGGGTCCGTCCCCGATGCCTAGTTCGCCTCGGGCTTGGTTGTATCTTACGTCATCTTGGAGGGGTTGCCGGTGGTTTGAAGGCACAGGAGGTACGCCTCTTTCATCATTGGCAATCATCGATCGAAGCATTACCTCGTCTCGCTCTTCAGGAGTGCTCTCACGTATGAAATAAACACCGTGTTCTGGATGAAGCTTGGCGGGGAGTGTATCTGAGGTGTAGGGGTTGTGTTCGGCTAGTTTTTTTATCGCATCAGGAGCGTCGTGACGCGGAGATAGATAAAAAAGCTTATCTCCGTGCTCTTCGGACGGGGCCTCAAAAGAATCCGGCTCCAAACTCAAGCCGTACCAAGTTCTCTCAGAGCTTTCTTCTACGCGTACGAAGTGAAGGTAGGTAAAGGGGATGCGAAGCTCTTCGGCCAGACTCTCAGCCATGCGCATCATTGCGAAGCGCTGAACTTGGGGCCAGTTCTTTCGGATCCACGAGAGCTTCCCTTTGAGCTTATCGTATCCTTCTAGGTCAGCCGAGATCATGGGTTAGGGAAGGGCACAGCCGCTCGAAAAGCTCAGAGCGAGCCAAGGGACGTTCCTCGGCCTCGCTCTGAGTTCCCGGAATAGGCTGCTCTATTTGAGAGGGTGGGCGCTCATCTTCTCTAAGCACCCGAGATGCAACAGACTTTACGTGAGATCGGAAATCATCCACGCTCTCAAACCTGTCTTGAGGCTCTAACCTTACAACGAGTCGATGATGCAGACTCTCGTCGAGAGACATGAAGGCTTCAGACAAGGCAAGTGCCATGCTGGTACGCCTAAGCGCCTTCTTTAGCGCAGTATTCTCCGCCCTAAGCTCGGCCTCTTCAGAATATCTCTCAACGTCTTTCATTGTGGTCTTACGCCTTCGGAAAAACAATCCGCTCGTACATGTATCCGTTCACGCCGCCCAGAAGGCCGAGAGGGTCATTCGATGGCTGAGCGGGTGCACTCTCTTCTAGGGCACCAGCATCAGCATCTTTACCTTCCTCAACAGTGCTCTCTTCGGAGCCTTCTGCGGACTCTTCAACAGGCTCTTCATTAGCCTCTTCGTCAGCCTTATCTTCGTCTTCGTTGAGGAAGCCCTGAATCTCTCCAGAGACATACTCGTCGAATTCGACCATGCTCTCGAAGTCGTTATACGAGCGAAGAGAGGATACAAAGCTTCGATGCTTAGATTCCTCAACCTTTGGAAGATGATTGGAGAGGACCAAAGCTACGCCAGTCTGCCGCAGAGCTTCTTTAAGCTCCTTGTTCTGCTGCCTGAGCTGTCCCTCTACGGATGAACTCTCGTTTCGTCTACTCATTTTTCCTCTCCCGCGCCTACCGGTACGTTTGGTTTTCTTATTGCGATGACGTCGACGACTATCATCATCCTTGCGATTGCGGCGGCTACCGCGTCGCTTATTACTTTTTCGGCCAGAGCCCGTCACAAAGTCAGCTATCTTATCCCCAATGCTCGTGCCAATTCTCTTCGAGGCAGTGCCAGCAATTGCGGTAGCTCCTGCAATAGCGGCCGTTGTCGCAGCAGCCTTTGCGGTCTTGATTGCCAAGTCTCGACCAAAGCTACTCTTCTCCTTCTCGGAGATGATTTCAGAATTGTGTTCTCCAGCAAAAGACATAGCAGCCTCACGAGAATAACCGTCGCATCTAATTTTCATCATCAATGAGCGCCTGAATCAAATTGTGTTGGGTATTTTTTGGGGGAGAGCCCAACAAAAGAACCTCATCCTTCGAAAACCCAGCGCTATGAAGCTCATTGTGTTCGTCACACACGCCAAATGTGCGTGCAGATTTAATCACATGAAAAGCCCTTACGGATGGCACGCCACAAGCCCAGCAGACTTTGGGCCAGAACTCAGGAGACATAGGACCTTCGTATTGCTCAAAAGTACCTCCGCTCAAAGGAGACCCGCACTCTTTAATCTGACACCCGGCCATCCCCTTATTAAGCGCTTGATGCATCTTCTTGCATGAGGCGCATCCGAATACGACCTTGTTTTTAACGAGGTCGGCAACACTTTTGGCATCTATAGGCATAGGTTATCTCACTGGTTATGTATGCTCTTCCCTAATAGTCTTCGGGCGGGCACGTATTCTTCGTTACGAGTGATCTCAAGCTTCCATTCGGTGTGGTATGAGGTTCCATTTATAAAGCCCGCTCGGTTCACTTTCGTGACGTTGTAGAAGATGCCAAACTCCTGCCAAGACTCCGCCCAAAATTCCATCATATCCCCTTCTTTTGGAGCGGGATAATCGTTCTCCAAATGATGTATGACTGGAATTATTACATTGGCCCTGTTCTCAAACTTCTGACCGAAAGCCTCGACCGATAGCTGGCGATCAGACTCTTCGTTGAACTTCAGGACGCAAACAGTGGAAATAGGAGGGTTGGTGAACTCATCTCCAATAGGCTCGCCATACAGATCATCAACTTCCTCGACGCCAGCCGACCACATTCTGGCCCCCACGTTTGCGATGGGGTCTATTCCGGAGCCTACGTTCCTGTCGGATCGGGCCGTTCCATTGCTGACGGTGTCCTTATTTGGAGATCCAGAAAGCCTCAGTGCTCCAGCTCGCGGCTGTACGCTGCTGTGAAAGAGGTGCTCCCGGGCTATGTTCATCTGAAAAATAATTTCAGTCGGATAGGCGGTAAGAATTCTTCGGGATTGATCCACCATTATACACCTCCAAGGGGAACTCTCACACGGTGGTCATTCCCCCTCACAACCCAGACATTATCGCAAAGCCACTCATCAAAATCACCATCAGCGGCCTTCTCCCAATCGTCGGGGAGTTCACGATCCTTGTGGTATCCTAGCGTCATATGGGGAATCCAGCCAAACTTAGATGGGGTGACTAGACCGTTATCAGAAAGCATCTCAGCAATTCTTCGTCTCACCTCAGCAAGCCCAGAAGAATCGATCAGAAAATGACGCACAGCGCTTTCATCATTGTAAAAGCACCCCGAGCCAGCCACACGCACGCGCACGGGCGCGAGCATCTGCGCACACGATTGCACGCATTTGACCACAGTGTCGAAGTCGCTAGGTTCAGTTTCCCCTAAATAGACGAGGGTCACGTGGAGATCGTCAACAGGTATTTCCTCATCGGCGTAAGATGATGCCTTCGCTGCTATGTAGGAAGGAGGATAAATGGCAACCATCGTGGAGCTAGATGAGATGTCAGCGCCCGCCTCCATGAGAAGTGGGGTAGACATAGGTGCATCTGACTCACTATACGTTCGGGGCTTCCCACTTCTTATCATTGCTAGAATCGCACCGTACCGATCCTGTATCTCGTTGTAATCATCACGCAGCCGAACGGCCTCAAGGGCCTTGATGCCAACATCAGTCAGGGTATGCTTACCCTTCCTCATGTATCCGGCGGTCTGAAGCGTCCTAGTTGCTTCCCTAAACGCTTTTTGAACATCAGACCTAGTGATTGACTTGCCAGATTCATCGAGGTGCTTGACGACGAAATAAGCCAACAAGGGCTTAACTGAAACTTCCTTACCCTTGGAGTGACGTCCTTTGCGAAGAAAGGGGATTTTCTTCTTGATGCTTTTGGCGATATTTTTGAGAGAACTTTTGAGACCAGCCATGGATTAAAACCCTCCGAACCCGCCACCGCCACCGCCGCCGCCTTCAGGCTTCTCGATAACTTTCTTATCCAGAGCCTTTCCGTCAGGGGTTAGGTAGTCAGACAGGTTCTTTCTCTGAGGAAATTTAGGAAAAGATCGGCGGACCCTTAGATGCGTGTTGAGTCGCTTCTCTCTGTCTTTTTCGTCTTCCCCGGTGTCCTTGTCGGAGTCAGCCTCATCAGCGCCCTCTTCGCCCTCTTCGTCTTCTTTCGAGCTGTCAACGTTTGCATCTGACTCCGCTTCAAGAGAAGAGGACATGTCCTCCCATTCCTCCATGGAAACAGACACCGTTCGGCCGTCTCGATCTCCACCTTTGACGTCAAACAGATACTGGTCAGGAGATTGACCTTTGAACACCAGACTGGCTCCCTTGGTAACCTCTAGGGGCGTTTCATCCCCTGATTGTGCAGGTCGGAGCTTTAGGGTCTTGGTGACCTTATAGGTTTTGCCTTCCACCGGTGAGCCTGTCGCCTCAGCGTCTGCCTCCAGTAGTTGACATGCCCTGCTCATGTCCGTGGGATCCGAGAATTCCACTCTTATTACGCCCCTAGACTCATGCATTACCTTACGGATACTCCGGACCTTCTGACCTGCCTGAAACAGTTGTGAAGCCCAAGCAGACGTATCTTCCTCCCACAACTTACCAACCTTCACAAAAAACACCCGAGCGTTCTGCTCGGCAACTATAACCCTATCTCTTTTTTTACCCATCATTCTACCCTGTGATGATCCAACCTGACGGAGCATAAAAGCCTATCTTCTCATTGAGGGTACGCTTGCTTTCACTAGCTTCAGCCAGCAGCGTGTCGGCATCTAGCATCCTTTCTCCCTCAGCCGATGGATAACCGCTGTACTTTCCTCGAATTCGTCCAAGAGCTTCCTTTGCTTCGGCCGTTACGTATTCGCGGATGAAGTATTTCTCTTGCGGGTTCATCGATGCAAGATCTATCTCGGTGGATACATAGTCCACGACCATTTCGCTGGAAATGTTCGCGGGCGGGGGGAAGAGGACAAGCTTCTTGGACATTTGCAGCCACTCCCAAGAAGGAGCGTTGCTTAGGACCCTTCGACCCATCTCGGCGTACTGCAAGGACTGAACAAGTCCTCCATAAAAGCCCTGCGTTCCAGACCCCCCAAAAATATCCTCAACAGGTATGTCCCCCATGCCTAGTTGCGAGAACCCATAGACGCCGAACACACCGAGGGCTTCGGACACGCGGGTCATGTTACCGGGGAGAGCAACATCAACCACGTAATAGCAATCCTCTGCGACGTCGTATCGCTGCTGGCCTGAAACCATGTTGAGTCTAACACGCTTGGTCTGTCCGACATGCATCGCGTACCATGTCATGGCTTGGTCGATGCAGAAGTCTAGCGTGCCTGCGGGTATTTCGACCACCATTACGCCTTTACCAAGGCGACTGAGCACATATTCCTTCAGTGCATTTTTTGCTTGGCCGCTCTGGTTGTCGACGACTTCGTAGGCTACGGACACTGTCCTTTGATCTCCGCCTTCCGTGTAAGTCCATCTAAGGAAGAAGACTTGCGGATCATCAACTACGTCGTCATCTACACGATATACTCCTGTGGATTCCTGAACGATGTCCGGCGGGATAAAGGTGCGTAGAAGGTTGCCCCCTGAATCCATGACTTCAAGAGCATCTACGTTGTCAGGATCGGTAAGGTCGCCTGTGCTTTCTTCGAAAAATCTAACCCTGTACTGCGGAGATGAGCCAGAGAGTGCAAAGGTTGGCTCAAGGGCCTCAAATATTAGTGCCATGGCAGGCTACCCCGTGATGTTTCAAGAAGGCCCATTCTCGGCTGGTTCGTCAGCCTCAACTGGATATAGTTTGTATCGAAAAAACAGCGCTAGCCATGCAAGGTTGGCAGTGAGAACGCCAATCCCAGCAATGCAGGAAAACCACTGACCAAGACTGTTGTAATAAAAGGGATTCCACATGCCCCATGCGGCGTAAAAAATAAAGGGCACGACGGACACGCCCTTTACCTGCTTATCCAAGTGCAGCCTTCGAACGTTGAGCCATAAAATAATAGCTCCCGCGAACTCGAATAGGGCATTCACTACATCGTAAGCAGAGTGCGTGTCCATCAGTGCTCCTTTAGTGGGTTTATTACTCGTCTTCTTCTAGCAAATCAGTGAGGTAGTCTCGGAAATCAGGGACAGTCTTATACTGACCGCTGCCCGTGCCGTCGATTTCATCGAGAACTCCAAGCTGAAGGGCTAACCTCTCAAGCTCGGATCGTGTCATCTCTTCCAGTTCCTTAGCGCTGGGAAGTTTGACGGAATCACCTTCCTCTTCGGTATCAGAGTCTAGTGTGAGATCTTCCGGCTCGGGCGGTTCAGGAGCCTCAGACATCTCCATGTCATCTTCGAGGACATCAGACTCGGGCTCAGCCTCTTCAACAACCTCAGTGGCCTTTAGGGGCTCTCCTGAATCCTTCTTAGCCTTCAGAGCTGCGAGCCCGCTAGACTTTTCCTCTACCGAGGGTACTGGTGGAACCTCTCGAAGGACAGTGCCCTCATAAATGCCGTACTCATCACCGTCGACATAAGGGGCCGCTTTGGTTAGGCATACCCTTTCTGGTTCACCGGCTCGGTGGCCGCCAAGCCACACTTCGCCACCATTGAGGAATTCGTTTTTCAGTTTGAAACGCTTCATCTTGTCAGCCATGATACATCTCCTTTGGTCCTAGTGAAAGAAAAAGAGGGAGGACGTGAGAACCCCCACGCGCCTCCCTCTTAATTCGGTTGGCCTATGGCCATACTGCTTACGCTAGACCGAGCACCTTGATTCGACCGTAGTGCGACGGACGAAGAAGCTTCTTCGCGTACCTAGTGCGAAGACCCTTCTTGTAGGTCTGGTCCTCGGGGTCGAGGAAGGTCTGAGTCATCTGAAGCGGCACATATGGAGAGTATACCATACCTGCATCAAGGTAGTTTTTCCCCTTGATTCCCAGAAGAAGCTCATCGCTCTGGAAGAAAGGATCCACGTAGACCTTCATGCGGCCCATCAGTAGTCCAACCTGATAGATTCCGTAATCGGAGGTCATCTCACCGTAGCTGGGTGAGCGGTCAGGAGCCGATCCAAGCATGGTGTAGTCGCTGTGGCCTTGGAACTGGTTCAGCAGCGCCGAGACTTCCGGGCTAGTGACGATCCAGTTCGCCTGTGCACGCTTCGACTTCTTGTGAATCTTGGAGCTAGTCTGGTGAATCTTGGTGATCAGCTCACGAAGGAAGTCGATCTGCGCAACACCGGTCGGCGGCGTCGAGAGGTCGAACGTGTCAGTGGTGTCGGCGTTCTGTCGGAGGTCCTTGAGGATCTCACGATCGATTTCGAGACCAATCTCGTTCGAGACACCTGCGAGAAGCTGAGCTTCACCTTCGATGCCGTGCAGGGCGCGAAGGTCGTCAGCAGCCTCAGAACTCCAGATGACGTTGAGCTTGCGAGACTTCGCCTTGATCTCATTGACGGAGACGTCGAGCGAGACCTTCGGGACGTTGGAGTTGGACTCCATGTCGTAGAAGTACGAAGCAACGATCTTGTTGGTGTTCGACGGCGCGGCCGTGAACACAAAGTTCGTGATAGCACCGGTATCGTAGTCGATTGAACCAGAGCTGATGTTTCCAGTGAATCCACCAGACCCATCGTCGACAGCTTCCTGCTGCACGTTGCCGGAAGCGTCAACTTCCTGAATGACAACCTTGAATTCCGGAGAAGAAAGTCCGGCGTTCAGCGGAAACACGGGAGCGAACGACAGCGAAGCCGTCATTGCAGAACCAGCGCCACCATAGTCGGAGCCGTTACCGGTCGCGATGTGCTCGTTGGTGACTTCAGACGAGGTGTAGTTCTCGTCGAAGTTCTCGATCAGGTTGGAGCCCTTAGTCGTGGCACCCTTGTTGGTGCCATGCTTGTACTCCATGTAAAAGACCGCTCCTACAGGTCCGCCCATTGGCTGGATGGAGACCAGCTCATGTGCGATCAGGTTCGGGAAGACCCTCATGAGAACAGGAAAAATCGTGCTTGCGTAGTCGGCAACTCCGCCGGTCGTAGTCGACGCGGCGTCAGCCTCCTGAAGCATCGAGTCGCGTTTGAGTTGACGCGGCATTTCCTTGACGGTGTTTTCCAGCACCATCGCGGTGGTTTTTCGACGATAGTCGAACGGGTTCGGCGACTTATCAATATGCTGAAGATATGGATCCCATTTCTCTTCCAGACTATCCACAAACTTTCGGTTGTGAATGTTCTGTCCCTCTTGGATCTCCATGCTGCGAGCCTCGTACGTCATGGTCTTGCTCCCATCTATGACAAGCTCCCTACGGAGCATTATCGGTTGTTTAACTTCCGCTCAGAATTCGGTTCATCGTAGCGGGGTCTATTCCCGGGATGCTGGCTTTTTGGCTAGCTGTCCCGTTGCTTCGAAGACCATTGTTTGGTCTTGAATTTTCAGATTCCAATTTTTTTTCATTTTCTGAGATCAATCCCGCCTCGGAGCCATTTTTGATAATCCCAGAGACCTTAGGGAATTCACCCTCGACGACACTCATGATGCTGTCTCGGACGTTTTCCTCCATAATAGGATCCGCGCCTGTGTTGCTTGTGGATCCTACCGGGGCTGGCTTAGCTGTTCGGTTGCTGCGGCGGCCTTCCAAAAGATTGTCTACCTCTTCGAAGGAATTCGCTTCTTTGAGCTGTCGGATTGTCTCATTGGGATTGCGTGCCCCGATGGCGCTCTCCACCCTATATTTATCAAGCTCAGTCTCTTCGAGGCGGACCTGAAGATCGGATACGATCTTCTCGCTCTCATTAATGGCGTCTCTTTGCTTTATGATTAGGTCGTCACGCTGCTCGATGAGTACCTCCCTCTGGGCAATGGCCTCTTTGGCTTCGTCGAGCATGTCGACATACTCTTCGACCTCTTCATCAGCTTCCGCGAGAAGCTCATAAAGCTCATCTACTTCTGCACGTTCAGCGATTAGTTCGTCCTCAGATTCTTCGAGGGCCTCGGCCAGAGACTCTAGCTCCAATTCTGCGGCTTCATTGGACTCTCTAAGGGAGGTAATTTCATCCTGAGCATCCAGAAGAACGCTTTCATATTCCTCAAGCCTAAGTTGTAGGCTTTCCTGCGTGCCCTCAGCCTCTTCAACCCTCGCCTGAGCTTCGTCCAACTTCTTAGAGAGAGATGCGGAACTATCGAGGTATCGTCCCGTACGCCTAAATTCCTCGGCGACAGCATCAGCCCGCTTCTCAAGACTTTCGACAGTATTGTAGGTGGATAGGTCCCCTACCATTTCGACAAAGTGCTCTTGATGCTCTTCAGAGATATGTGGCATGTGTGTGAGAAGCGCATAAGCCATCCCACTCTCCAGAAGGGAATCCTGAAGCTCTTCGATGTAAAGATCCTTTGATTCAGTCTCAGACCTAAGCTCGGAGATACTCTTCTGTAGAGCACCAAGCTCCTTTTTGTGGCTCTCCGAGATTTGGTCTGGAGTAACCAGATCAGCGGCAATCGCCTTAATCTTCTCGACAGAAGCCTCGCCAGATGACTCCGAAACCTTCTTGGCTAGCTTATTGCGCTCTTCCTCTCGGGCCTCAGCGATAGCCTGTTCGAGGCCATCCGCAAATCTTGCCTCAATCTCTTCTCTTGCTGACTGAAGCTCCTTCTGGAAGCGCTCTGACAAGCTGTCCGTGGAAGCGGGTTCCTCTTGGCTCTCAGCTTTACTTCGGAAGTCCTCTTCGAGCTGAGATACGATCTCAGGATTATCTGCCTTGAAAGTATCAAGATCCATTTTGGTATCCTCGCTGGTAGCTTCTGAAGAAGCGTCTTCTTTACTGGCCGCGTCATCTGACTCGGCAGCAAGGACGACCTCTCCCTCGTCGCCGTACTCTTCTTCTTCTCGGGTGTAATCTGGCTGTGCTGTTGCAACGGCGGGATCGGCAACGACATCGTAGGTAAGAAGACGAAAGTCCTCTTGAACCACAGATTTGCCGTTCATTTTCTTAACGGACCCCAAGCCTCTGGAGCTAACACCAAGGGCAACTCCTGACTCAACCAAGCCTTTGAGCTGTCGTCCGTTCTCGGTATCCTCAAGGACCTCTAGGGTGCCAATAACTCGACCATCATTTTCGATGGTTAGGCCCGTGATAATGTGGCTGACTCGTTTTAAGAGGGTTTTGCCATCATCAGGATGGTCCAGCTCCCCATAAAGCGCTCTGCCTTCGAGCTTGTTCGACAGGCGCTTGACTTCACGCTCCATCAGGTTACGCGGATAGACCCTGCCGTTAGCAGTGGGGTCTCCGCATCGGCCAAATTCGCCGGTTGCGATCAGGCGGTCGCCTGTACTCTCTTGAATTTTCAGCTTCAGCGGAGCGAAGCCGTCATGTAAAACTTTTCTGTGGGACATAGGACCTTCCCGTGTCGGTCAAACGTAGTCGACTCGAAAGTGCAAACTCACGCCCACTTCACAGGGCGATACTCATCGAGGAAACACGGGTCGGAACTCTGAAACAACTTTTAGGAGGGTAAAAAGGAAGAGGGGCCGGATGGCCCCTCTTCAAAGGTATTAAGCGATCAGTTGTTTCTAGTGTTTACGCCATCGGTGATTCGATGCGTGCGGCGTGCCAGAGATGACTCTCTTCCTAGTCTTCTTCTTGTTGCCGGTCCCAAGGGCTTTCTTTACCTTGTTACGGACTGAAGGTCGTTTCGTTCGGAAGCCCAGCTTTTCTCTCCGGCCGGAAGAGTAGGCAGTGCGTCGCTTTCGCTTCCCACCGCCTTTCTCTTTTTCATCCTCACGGTCCCGGTCTGTCTTAGGCTCTTTTTTTCGCTTCTTTTTGGCCTCTTCGACAAACCGGGTTATGCGCTCGACTACAGATTCGATGTCGCATCCATGGCGATGGACAGGGCCTGATTGGAGAGGCGATCCAACGTCGCCTCGTCCAAGTTTCCCTCATTAGCCTCATCGATAAGATCTCGACAATGATCGACAAAGGTGCGAAGGCTTTCAGATACAACCCGGTCCTCTGACATGCGGATTGCCTTAGAGGCAACTCGCGAGCTGGATCGGAGGTCCTCGATAGAGCGACCAAGCGGTTTCACCGTGGTGATCTCACTTCGAGGTCGAGAGTCGAATCGAGACTCTTCTAGGTCGTCACCTTCAGCCAATACGTCATCCTTTCTTCGGACGACACGACGCGACTCCTTTCGGCTGAGCTTCTTCTTTCGTCGCTTAGTCGAGGACTTCTTGTTCCGCTTCTTGCGTTGGCGCTTGATCTTGCTCTTATTCTTCTTGTATCTGGTACGCGCTTTTCGCTTCTGCTTGGCGGTGTACTTTTTCTGTTTGACCTTTTTGACAGATCCGCCGACCACTCTTCGAACTGTCTTTGTGGCTTCTAGGATCTCATCTTCATCCAAGAAGTCGGGGTCATCATCGATGATGCCGAGGTCATAGCACTCAGCCAGAAAACTGTAGGCTTCCTGAATGCTGATTTCGAGAGTGTCTTCGACAAGGTCATCGTCAAAGCCGTAATCAAACGACTCTTCTACCTCGTCGTCATCATCATCGTCATCATCATCGTCGTCTTCCTCTTCCTCTTCCTCGTCCTTGCTTTCATGCCACAAATCAATGTAGTCATCGATAGCAGTGCGGCTTTCATAGGATGGATTGTCCGGATCTGGAGTATCTAGACCTTCGTAGTCTCCGTACTGCTCCGGGTGATCAACATCGCCTTCCTCGCCGTCCTCGCTGTCGTACTGACCCTCGTGACCACCGGGAGAGCCTTCCTGACCCTTGGTTCCTACGGTCTTAGACGCAGGGGGATCAGAGACAGGTTTAAGAGGTTTGGCTACAGCGGCAATGGCCTCCTGCTGCTCTTCGCCTTCCTCTTCATCCTTTTCATCCTTTTTGGACTTGCCTTTCGACTTGTCCTCGGATTCTTTGATCTTGCTGAGATGGCTATTGATAGCCAGACTGTTATTCAACAGATCACCGAAGGTAATGCCGATCTGCTCTTTCAGATTATCTTGACTCATGGGTGTTGACTCCTATCGCCACACGCGCTCTGGAAATTTCTGTGAGCGCATTACGTGTTCGCTCGCTTAATAGACTAAGTTGATCTGATGGTGCGAATCGAGCGAAACGACTAACCGAAGAAAGGACTTGCTCTACACGCATCACATCAGACCGTAACTCGGAATAAGCGTCGGCGTACTCCGACTTAGATTCAAGAATTTCGCAAGTATCTTCCGGAATCAAGTTATATGCTGTTTTTGATAGAGACTCTAAGACGGCCTTCCAGTCACGGTACGCTGAAGCATTTTGTATGGCTTCTCGTTCCTCTTGAAGGTGAGGGTCGTGAGGAAGGGACTCCATAGCCTCAGCAAGCATGGAGCGACTCACCTCAGAGGCAAGTGTCTTCCACTTGCGGTACTCTGACATAAGATCCTCAACCTCGCTCAAGAGAGCGTCAAAGAACCATCGTCGCTCTTCACTGACGATCAGCCTGCTGTACTCCCGTAGAGCCTCCGGATCAGAGTCCACTTGAGAGGACAGACTCTCCAAACGCTCTAATATCTCTCTCGAAAACTCTTTCGACCCACCAAATAATACCGACTGGTCTTGCTCCTGAACCGAGGCGACTTCACCATCAGAGCCTAGACCGAGGCGAAACACGCGATTGTCCTCGGTACATACCAACGCGTGATCTAAGAATGTCCCAATGACTCTCAAGTCTGAGCCAATCTCATTACCTTGCAGATATACGCTTTCTTCAACACGCGATAAAAAGTCCTCAAGGCGGCCCTCCATTAGCTTATCGAGCCTGCTTGGTATGATGTGCTTCTCGTCTTTGTTCATCATCCCCTCCTGAAGGCGCTGTGTGCCCTGATCTCTTCTAGCATTTGTCTGAGCTGGTTAAGTCGATTGAACAGCTCCGGGTCTCGCCTCTGCATATCCTCGATTACTCTCGTTGGATCTAGATCGTTCCTCCCTGCGAAGTAAGCCTGTTCGGAGACGCCCTTGGATCCGTGCATTTCTTTGAGTCTCTCGCGGCCGTCCTCGGCTTGAAGCCTTTTCTCAACGCGCTTAATTTCTGCCTCACTGAGGTTCTTCGATTCCCTTAGCTTATTCATCAGCTTCTCACGCTGGACTTCCCTCTCCGTCTGTGCGGCCGAAGACATATCACGTTCTTCCTCGCGCATGACCATCAAGTTGACGGACTCTTGCTCACTGAAGCCAAACAGATTCACCAGCATCCAGCGGACGCTTACGTGCTCCTGCATTCTGCTCATGAAGTCACTCTTGGCGCTCATTACCTCAATTCTAGCCAACTCAAGGATGGCTGAAGGCACCGTCATCATAACCTTGTAGGGGAAATCTGATGGGCTCCTGCCGGTCGCAATCAAGTGCACGTCCAAGATCTTTCGGAAACCTTGGGTCATCGCAGCTTGAATGCGCATAATCGCCGAGGCAAAACGAATGTCCTCGAAACTGAGGGGCTGTCTTTGAGCCTGATCGTCCTGAGCGAAACTTGGGATTTTTAGCGCACGACCTAGCTTTTTCCGAAAGTAGTCGACATCTTCCATCGACTGGTATCCGGAACCCTGAAGCGTATCTACTCGAACCTGCTCTCCACGCTCCCTGTGAACCGGGATGAAGAGGTCTTCATCAATCGCAAGCGGGTTGAAGGTAGTGTCTAGCTTGTTCGTCTTTGGGTTGACGATACGCTGCTTCTTGTACATGTCGCGGACTTTACGGACCTGCTGCATGGCCTGCTGTGGCGGCATCTCCCCGGTGTCCACGTAAAATGCATACCTAGAAGGCGCTCTCGTCAGCTTGTGAACCACGGCCGCGTCTTCCATCATGGTGAGGCGCTTAAACGGCCATCTGGCGCTCTCAGCAACCCCATAGCCGTACCTGCTCATGCGGTTCTTGCCGACGATCCTAAAGTGAGACACCTCCCAATTCTCGAAGGCCATGAGGTCACCTGCACCTCGCGTTGCCCTGAAGTCCCTGTTGAAATGGCCAGAGTCCCTCTGGTTGATAAGGCCACGGAACTGGCTTGTCGTCACACCCGGGTTGGCGTACCGGTGAGAAACAACAAAACCGGCAAGCTCTCCCATCTCATCATGCACTCGCCTCGTCGACGCAACCGGTAGAGGCTGTGTAGCTACCACTCCGTTTTCATTGACGAATATACGCTCGTAGTCGTTTCCGTACTTGCACAGATAGCGCGTCGCCTCCCACGCCCAATCTTGAACCTTTAGTTGATGGTGTAGAACATAATTTAGGTCGGCGTTGACGTTGTCATTGTCCGACTCGACCCAGACCTGAGCTTTTCGAATAAAGTCCGGCTGAGTTGCCTCATCTGCGTATATGTCAAATGCACTGGCGACCTCCGGATAATCATCCATTTGTTCATAATCTCTGAACCTATGGATTAGATCCTGATGGATTCTCACCTGTTCCCCATAAGCGTCAGACATCGACCCTTGATCTGACATAAAAGGGCTGTCAAGCATATGGGGGAAGCGGACCTTGTTGATTTGCCGGATGTCCTCCGAGTCTTTTTGGAAGAAGTCCTTTACCTGCTTCCAAACGTTTTGAATTCGTCCCATTGCTACTTACCCTTTGAGGAAGCTATTCGTTCCGAGATTAACTACACCACCCATTCCCCCAGAAACATCTTCCCACTGCTCTAGCGGGTGAGATGACTTGCTTTCATCCTCGCTGAAGAAATAACCCGGGGCGGCGGTCCTGATCTCTGTTAGTGACCATACTACACCAGCCAAGGAGTCAGATAGATCCTTACTCCCTTTCTTTGGGTGATCCACCTTGCCCGTGGCATTGTCTCGTTTCAATCTTTCCAACTCATGACGTAAAACATCGTGCTCGTAAGATCTCACCCGCTCTTCTCTGAGGGCGTCCTTTAGGCATAGATACCCGTCTGGTTTTCTATCAAGACTCCGGATCTCAGTCTTGTACCCTTTTTTCTTTAGCTGCTGTAAGGAGCCCCTACTTTGATAGGAGTCGGCGGATACATAGGTGATAATGAACCCACGGTTCTCAAGTTCGTATATAAGCCTTCGCACTTCAGACTGATCAATTTCACCGTTCTTCGGAGGTAGCACCCTGAGGACTAGGTCGATATAAATTAGCGGCCTAAGCTCCTTATACACCTCGCCGTTCTGGCGGTCCCTCATAACAACATCAACCCACCTCTCGACGTGACCCATGCAGATTCCAGTCGCGTCACCAACAATTGAGGGGTCAATATGAATATGTCTGGGTGAGTCAGGATTGATCTTAGGGGTAAAGTCTTCCTCTACGTTTCCGGCAAGCACCTGTGTTTTTCTATCGCACAAAATGTCCCAGCGAAAGCCTGCTGGATTGCCACAGATCCAGTCCACCGTCTCGTAAGGGTGCTCGTCATTCTCTCGTCCTTTCCACATCGAAGAAATAACAGATTTATCAGGAAGGAAGAGGGTAATTCTAGGCACCTGCTTTCCGGCGATGTCTCGGATAGCTGTTTCGATGTCCCTTTCGAAATCCTTGAGGTACTCGATAGGGATCTCGATAACTTCAGCTAAGTCATCGTTTACGAAAGGAGGGTCTTCACCTTTAGCTAGGACCTTAGATGGGGCGGATCTGCCGCCGAAGAAAACCCTGAACTTTTTACCAGAGAAGTCCCGCTTAGGCTTAACATCCCAAGGGGCATAATCCATCACGTACACGCGAGGGTCGTTCTTTGCCTCGGAAATCCTCTGCGCTGTGAAGTCCATTTCGTTATTCTTTGAGGATATAACGAACAGGACCCCGGGGAGGGACCCCTGCTTCATAAATCTGGACTTGATACGCTGAATGATGCTGGCGTAAATCTTCTCAACCTTTGTTACCGGCCTCCCACGAGAATTAATGGAGTCCTCTCCCTTGAGTATCCTCGCGTTGGATCCGTAGTTAACCTCGTCCATAATTCCCCCAAAGACGTTTAGTCCAATCGCATCTGTGGAGTTGGGTGAGATGCAGATAAACTTCATCCAGTCTCCAAAGCTTCCGGAGTAGCTGTGAAAGTTCATCTCTTCTTCTAGATCCTGAAAATACTCGATGGACTGCATTCTGTTCTTGAAGTCCTCAAATATTGTTCTGGATGCCTGAAGCTTGGTTGTCGAAAGGAATATAAAGTAGACGGGTGCACCCGCCGCTAGGCCATACGTCTGATGGGGGTCTTTGAGACACGTAAGAAGGTAGATGGAGTAAAGCATCCCGGTGACGGCCGAGAAAGACTTACCCCAACCAATCGACCCTGTCTCAAGGATTTCAAAGTAACCCTCTTCGAAAATGACAGCCAGATCCTCCTTGAGGACCTTGTATAGGTTTTTAGAGGCGGGGTCGCTGAAATACTCGTCTTCGACCCACTCATGGAAGGGCAGAGGCTTTCGCTTATAGTGCAGGTCCTCGATACTCTCCATATCCTCTATGGCATTTTCGTCGCCCAGAAGAAAACGAGTAACCAGTGCACGCTCATCATCATCCATTGATTCAAGTAATTTGACGGCCTCTTGTTTCTTCTCCTTATCCGTCTTTACTGTCCTCGCCCTTCCTCCTTCTTCCTCAATCATTGGTGTCCCCTCCTGACTCTACAAACTCAGCGTCGAGAATGTCTTCATCAAGCTCGTCTTCCTTCATATCCTCGATAAGCTTTGGGTCAAACCGACCAGCGAGCTTCATAAACTTCAATACCCTAGCCCTGCTTGCTGGGTCCCCTGCTATCTTAGCGGTGACCGGCTCAGACATTCCCTCACGAACAGGGCGAACGCTTACATCAACCTTTTGAGACTGCTTTGGCAGCATACCGATGTCCTGCTGGTAACCACCAATATGATCTAGGAGGCGTGCAGCGATCTCAATCTGCTGTCCGACCTCCTTCATGAGGGTGCCCGCTTTCTTCTCGGCCTTCATCCCCATATTGATCCTGCGCTCCTGAAGCTGGTACAAGCGTCCGTACTCGTTGAGCACATCGATGGCCTCTGACTTCTCAGCGCGTACCAGCGCGTCTTCCTCATCTTTGGGGGGTAATTCCTCCTGCTGAGGCAGCGTACGATCCACGGTTTCCTCATAGCGGTGAAACTCTTGATCCACAAATCGGCGAATAGTCTTTATAAGGCTGTCCCGCGTGATGTCCTCATACTCGTCCTGCTCGACTTGTATGAACTCAGCGATCCTTGCATAAGGATAGCCGTGTCGAATCATCTGTAGGACTTTCTCGAAGCAATCAAGAGCCTTGAGGCGCATGAACTTCTTTGCGCCCTCTTCCCTATGATTTGTGCTTTCGCCGGGTGCATCCATAAACGTCTCCTATCTCCAGACACCGCGAAAAGACTCCGGTATCGAGGCTATTTTAGGGCCTATGCGCTCCGGCGTTCCAGTTTTGTTCACCACTGGATAGAGAAAAGGGGCACCCCATTGAAGGAGCGCCCCTTTTTTCAAGAGATTACGGACAGACTTACAGCTCCTCTACTTCGTCTTCCTCTTCGACCTCGACAGCACCGTACTGATCGATGTACGCGGCACCATAGATGATCTCAGCGCCACTCGGGGAGGGCTCGAACACGAGGACCTCAACGCCAAGGGATTCCTCGATTCCCTTGAAATACTCATTGAGCGGGCGATCGTGCTCGAACGACTTGTTGTGCTTAGCGAGGAAGTCCAAGCAAATAAGCTCAAGGAGTTCACCCTTTGCGTTGGTCTGCTTGATGCTCTGAGCCGCCTCCATAGCTGAGCTGAGGTTTGCCTCTTGTGTGTCGAACAGCTCGAAGGTTACCCGCTTCGTAGGGTTGGTTCGAAGATCTTCAGATGAGGGGTCGTTCTGGATTTCGGGATCCCTGTCTCCGCCACCCTCGTCAGAATCATCCTTGAGAAGCTTTTCAAGGTCTCGAACACTGATCTCATCAATCTTGTCGCCCCACTCCGACTCGTAGCTCTTCGGAGTCAGGTGACCGACCAGCCTCGCAAGCTTTGTCCATCCGTGATGCTGGATGTTTTCGAGAAAATCTCGACTGAATCCTTCGGCGTAATACTCCCAGATCTGAACCATGTAGCAGGCGGTTCTGTGCTGGTAGTCAGTTTCGGATTCGACGAAATCCTTGAAGGATGTGTACTTTTTTCCAGTATCTGGATTATCTACATAGTGAAATAGGCTGTTGCGGTTGATGTGAAACATCTCTTCCGCGTAATGCAGGTACAGCTCGTTTGAACGCTCTCGAAGCTCTCGGACATGCTGAACGCGCCTTTCGGCTTCCTTCTTCACGTCAGGAACAATCTCGCCGCCGTCTCCGACCAAGTTCAAAGCGCTATCGTTATCGACTTCAGTTGCTACTGCTGTTTCGGCCATGGTTAGGCTCCTTTTTGGTTGAAAATACCGAATGCATAATTGCTTTTGACGTGCACTGCCGCAACAGCCCACGCGTCTACTTCATCGTCTGTGAGGTCTTCAGCCCACCGATGACCTGCCACCTTGAGCGCCGCTGCGAGCTTCTTCTTCACCTTGCCTCTGGGGCTTCCGTGACAGAAAACCTCGCTACGTGCGGTGGAAATATTAACCGGTTCTACCGGCTTGCCTGTCTCCAGATACAACTGGCTTTTGATTACGCCGTGAAGTTCATGGATCTCAGTAGCTCTATTGGTGTTGCCTCGGGAGTAGGCGTGATCTTCAATGAACACGGGGATTCTGTCAGCCCTTCTGGTGAAGGACCTGTAGGCCGACATAATCATTTTCACGATAACCAGCTTTCGGTTCTCGCGGCTATCCGAAGAGGCGTTCTGGGGTAGACCAAATCCCTCTGTTGACGTGATTATGAGCCATCTCTTGGCAACAACATCATACCCGATCATGGCTACAGCGCTGGAGTCTAGGGAGACATCGATACCCATGCACACCGGGACAACGTCTTTTCGGGACTCCATCACTGAAGAGATGTTATCTCCAAGTTTACCTTTGTCCGGAAGGTCTACCCGGTACATCATCGGAATCCACCTGCTCAGCCTAACCGACTTGTCTAGGCTGCTCCGAGCGACGCGGTTACCTTCGGGTAGATCGTGAGTGAGATTATATTCCTCCCAACAACCCCCACAGCCATCTGTTGGAGGTCTAGAAGAATTATAATCCTGATGGTCGGAGCACCTAGCCTTCTCTATAAATTCATTCATCGTTAGCCCAGCAATACTCTTGAACGGGACACGCTCTAGCTTTCGAGCAGTTAGCGGATGTGCACACTTTCGGAGCCAGCGTGGGATCCTTTTCTCTGATCGCCTTCTCTACAGCGAGGGGGCCAGCGAGAATACTTTCTTCCACGTACTCTTGATCGAGGATGATTGTATGTTCACAAAGAGAAGATCTCAAGCCAAAAGCAGCCTTGTCGTAGTAAAGGATCCTTCCGAACTTGATGCCGAGGACATACATGTACAGCATCAGCTGATCTTTATGGGGTGCGTATGGTTCATCTCTGAGTGGCGGTGAACTGCCGTACCCATACTTGAGTGCTCGTTCCGAGGCGGATTTGATCTCCAGAACTTCCAGAAGAGGGTCGTCCACGGTGATAACATCGGGCGGCTCTCCCTCACCACGCCACAAAATACCATCCGGATGGCTGTACAGAGTTGGGTCCGAGTGAGATAAATCGATCTCCTTGTAATCGAAGCCCGGGAGATGCCAATCCTCTACAACGTCTTCTACATAATTGTGGTTGGGGCACGGCTTGAGTTCATCCGCTTCCCAATCATAAATCTTGCCCTTGCACCTTTCCGGGATTGCAGCGAGGCGATCCATGCTGCCGTAGGTCGCCCCACATCCATTGCATCTCCAAGAGCCCACGAGAAAGTCTTTTAGCAGGCGCTGCTGAAGCCCCTCATGAATGCCCGACCCAATGGCGAAAATAAGCTCCAAGTCCGGGCGGATCTCGTCTTCTCTCCAGACCTCATGAAACGAACACAAAGCCTCTTGTCGTGGGCATAGGTCTTTTAGCTGGCTGCCTCGAAACGGCGTTCCAACCTCACGGGGAGGTATAGCCTTGAAGGAAGAGCCTCTTCTTATCAGCGCCTCGGTAAGGGGTATCTTCGAGGCAATAAGCGTCCAATCAATATCCAAAACAAAACTCCTTATAGCAGTCGGCGAACTTTGAGCTGAAAGCGAGCGTACTCAAGACGAGCCTCGCCACTATCAAGATTCCTGTCACTCTCCCAGAGGGTGCGAGGCGGACCACCGTATCCAGATGTGTCGAGGTGGTTGCTGTAGAACCTGCACTCTTTGAAGAGGCTGAGGACACTCATCGTGTCAATGAGACGAACAAGCAGCTGATCTGACTGCTCAGTGGATGGTAGCGGGTCGACCCTTGTGGCCATGTAGAAAGTGACCAAAAATGGCTCAGGGACTCGATGTCGATTCCTGAGATCGTCCATGAAGCGGCGAAGCTTGTCATCGATCTCAGATGATGAAGGGATAATACCCCTGTCGTTCAGGTTAGACACCCACTCCTTGATCTTGCTCCAGTCTTGAAGGGCGCGTCGGCGCTGAGAGTCATTGAGTTTCTCATCCCACAGCTCTTCATACGAGGGCTCTCTTGTCACGTAATTCAATCAGACCTCCTTGTCGTCTTCGCCGATAATACCGGCGAGTTCCATGAGTTGCTGAAGGGTATCCTCTTCAAGTATCACAAATCGCTTCGGAAGATTAGGGTCTTCGATACCTAGGACCTCGATAGCAAGGGCGAATTCCTTAAGGTCCTGCTGAGCCTCAGCATAAGACTTGGCGATCAGCCTCTGGCTGACAGAGAAGGACTTCTTGGTTGTGGACTTAGCCTCGAATTTGAAGCCAAGAAACTCCTTAACATCTGGAGTCTGGACGTCACCTTTCCTACGAGAGCTGTCATACTTAGATCTCCCGTCACCATGCATGGACGTCCTTCCGCCACCGCCGCTTCCCTTGATCCGGAAGCCTCCGAACTTCTTAGCTAGGCGGTCTTCTTGCTCGATAGAGCGCTTGCGCTTGAACTTGCTAGCATGGCCGGTATTGCCCTTCCCCTTCTTGCCAAACTTTTTGTCGTCGCTTGGTAGCGGCATTTAAGAACCTTACTCAGAGATGCTTTTTGACTTTAGCCCAATTATCGACGATCTCACGAGAGATCATGTAGTGGAGGTGTCGGCGCAGGTGTGGCCTGTTGTGGATGTCCAGCTTGAGATCTCCAGCATTTGCATACGTGATGGGCCAACCCTTTACCTCCCAATCGGTATTGTTTTCGATAATCTTTGTAGCCCTTCCGTATTTATACGTGAGGTCGTAATCGTCGACATCGCCCTTGTTCAGGATCCCGTCGCCATCGTTGCTGGTCATGAGGCGGAAGGTAGCCTTACGGTCCTGTGTGTTAGCCGTCCGATTCTTGTCGCACTGTACTCGAACCTCAACGGACTCAGTGACACCGATAAACTCCTTGCGCGTCTTAGCGCCGACCTGAACCTCGTCAACGTCAGCTTTCGAGCTTGTGAACTTCAGGGTAATCGAAGAAACAAACACCTGACCGTGTCCGCCGAACATCGTGTCAGGGTTTCCAAACCCTCCAATTGTGTGTCTTACTTGGTTAACCAAAAAGGTCGTTACCTTCACTCCGTGCTCAGATTTGGCTTTAGCAACACGACTCGGAAGTCCCCGCAGGAACTCATTAACCTTCTTTGCAGCCGAGGCTACAGAGGATTTCTCGGAAGACTTATTAAGCTCTTCGGTGGTTGCGATTTGCGCGATAGAATCGACCACGACAATGTCGACCGCGCCAGCGGTGATAGCCTCTTCGGCAATATCAATGCCAGCCTCACCGTAGTGAGGATCTTCAACCAACAACGCGTCCAGATTCACTCCGCACGCTTCTGCCCACTCGGGATCGAAGTGACCCTCGTAATTAATCCAAAGGACAACTCGTGGCTCGCACGCTCCGCATTTGCACGTGAATCCACCGTCTGGCCGCGCCCATTCCTCATCTGGCTCGACGTCCACTAGGCCGTCTGTAGACCCGCAGTCATCGCAGATGGTGTCAGAAGCCTTGATCCCATCCGGGAGATCCTTGCCCCAATAATCTTTGGCCTTCATGGGCGGGCGGTCATCCTTATGGTAGGGGGATCCGCAATGAAGGCATGTCATCCTTCGCTCCCTCCACTTATCGGCCTTCTTTTCATCTTCCGGGGGAAGGAGAAACTGAGGCTCCATGTAGGTATCGCACTGAGCACAGATTTTCTGAGCGTGACCTACAGCCTTTAGGACGGTTGTCGTTTTACCTGCCGATTGCCATCCCCAAAAGAGATAGTTTCCACCGAGCGGATAGCCGCCTCCAGTGAGGACATCTAGCTGGATACATCCCGTTGGTATCCTGCGCATAGCAGGTATATCACTCGCTAAGACTAGGTGCTCTTCGCCGCCATAGGTCTTAGTCATGTCTTTCTTGATGCTTCCAATCTTCTTTGCCCTTTCAGGGCTTATAGTTAGGCGTCTATTCATTTTTTACTCCTTAATATCCGTAGCCTTTATTCGTGCCGTCATCGACGATGGCTCCACCTTTGTTGATGGACTTGCGCTTCTGAATCACGCCGTTGACCAGCTTGGCGAATTTGGGTCCGACAAACTCGCTGGCGGCGTCATACGCCTTCTCGACCTCATCGACCATGCATGGAAGCTCGACGCCGACGTCAACTCGAACGCTGTTATAGTTGCCGAGGTTAACGGTTCTGCCGTAAGAGACCTTCACCTTGGCCATGTTTGGCCCATCCTCGACCTTGTATGGAAGCTCTCCTTCTCCAGAATACTCTGGGTAAATAGGGACACCGCTCCCAACAAAGGTCACGTGCTCCCAAAACCGTCCAGACTTCCCTCTATCCTTGCCTTCCTTGGACAAACCGCCTCCCTATTACAAAGGTGCACCGAGATCGATATACCGCTTCTTACAGGCGTTCCAAGCAGCCTGTAATTTAGGTATCTGCGAGTCGACAAAATGAACGACAATGGGATCCCTTTTGTCGTCAGCCTTCCTGAGGATTCTTCCTGTGGCCTGCTCTGGGTCCCATGTTGGGGCGGCCAGAAAGAGTGTGTCTAGGCGCTTGACATCAAAGCCTTCCTCAACGGCCCCATAGGTGGCCAAGATGACGTCTGCGTCCTTACCGGCCTCGAACTGCTCAGTCTTCAGCCTTCGGCGCTTCGGGGTAACCTTGTTCTGCTCGTTGACGTCGTGGATGTCGCCATCGACCTTTTTGGCATTGAACACACCTTCAGGCCGAAACTTCTTCTGATAGCTGCGATCTCGCAGGTAGCTGTAGGCGTCATCTTCATCGACATACCAAGACCCCGTACAGACTCCGAAGGTCGTCTCCGGCACGTATTCAGCTGCAAGCTTCTTTATGAGAAGCAGTTGAGATAGTCGCTTGGTCAAGACAAGGATCTGACGACCTTTCTTTCTGGCAAGCGTAAGCTCCCGGACAATCGTCTCGTTTCGAGGGATGTTCCTCGCGATGATCTTGTCCTCTATCCACTTCGGATAGTCCTTTTTGAAGGCCAGAGATGTCTCCACCTTCCTGACCTTCGGGGTAAGCATGGGCGCACTTCCCTGCCATGAGATAGGTCCAATGGCATCGAAGAAGAGTTGCTCTCCGCCGTCTCGACGTCTTGGCGTAGCCGTGAGACCAAGCCGCTTGGCTGCCTTGAAGTGGTGGATAACCTCGTTAAATGTCGGTGCGCCAAGTCGGTGACACTCGTCGACAATGACAAGTCCCGGCCAGCTAAAGAATGGGTGGTCCGGGTCCCGGTTCGATAGGGTTTGGACCATGGCGACAACAATATCGTAGTCATCGCCAAACTCTTCTCTATCACCCTGAAATACGCCCACGCGTGCGCCCGGAATGACGCCCGGATCTTCTTCAATCCTTTCAATCCATTGCGTGAGAAGGTTGGTCTTATGGACGATTACCGTCGTGGTATAGCCCAGCTCGGCAGCTATAAGAAGGCCCATCACGGTCTTGCCTACGCCGGTTGCAGCACAAAGAATCGAGCCTGCAACGGTGTCCTCAAGAAGCGAGGCGGTAACTGTCGAGATTCCGTCTCGCTGCATATCATCACGAGGCCCTACTCCAGTAATCATGTCCCGTGTCTCTTTAGTGACATCGAGGACTGATGGCATCTTGCCGTTGGAGGTTCTCTGGTAGAACCCTCGGGGGATTCCTAGGTGGAAGTCCCTCTCTCGAAACATCTCGACCTTAGTAGGGCCATCATCGTAAGGCCCTGCTTTGAGCCTGACGGTATTATCCTTCCGGATTTGATCTAGAATATCAGCCGGTATTGCTGGCTTAGGCAACCATGCCATTCCGTCGATCTTGACTTCACTCTTGAGCGTCATGCTCTCTCCTTAAACGGCAATTGGCGCTTTGATGGCGGGATGATGTTCGTACCCCTCTAGCTCGGCGTGCTCGGGCTCGAAGTCATCGATGCCAGTGCAGGCGGGATCTAGGGATAGCTTCGGAAGAGGGTATCGATCGCGAGACAACTGCTTAGTCACCTGATCGATGTGATTGAGATAGATATGGGCATCGCCAAACGTGTGAATGAAGTGGCCCGGTGCCATTCCGGTGGCGCGTGCAATGATGTGCGTCAGAAGGGCGTATGAAGCAATGTTGAAGGGGACTCCCAAAAACATATCGGCGGATCGCTGATACATCTGGCAATCCAAAAAGTAGCGAGGAACCCCAGCCGCATCCATGATAGACATATCTGGGTTGTGGTTATCACATCCCTCCAGTTCCTTGCCGTGAGTTCTCCTGTAATGCTCAAGCCTGCCCAGCGGCGAGAGTGGTCTGGCGTTGAACTGATAGAGAAGATGACAGGGAGGGAGGGCCATCTCGTCAATCTCGCCTACATTCCAAGCGCTGACGATATGACGTCGGCTAAAGGGCTTGTACTTCAGACCCTCCACAACGCCGGTGAGCTGGTCTATCTCGTCGAAGCTTCCATCGTCATAATGGTGAGTCCAGTTTCGCCACTGAGAACCATACACAGGCCCTAGTTCGCCATCAGCATCCGCCCATTCGTCCCAGATGTTGACGTTGTGGTCGTGAAGATAAGACGTATTTGTCATTCCCTTCAGGAACCAAGCCAACTCAACCTTCATGGAGTTGAAGAAAAGCTTCTTCGTTGTCACGGCCGGGAAGCCGTCGCCAAGATCAAACCGGAGCTGACGGCCGAATACACTAAGCGTGCCAGTACCGGTTCGATCGCCCTTTTTGGTGCCGTTCTCCAGAATATCCCGGAGCATTTCGAGGTATTGCTTCATTGGGTTTGTCTCCTTTTTATGCAATCGAGTGCACGTCAGTCCAGAATATCTTCTGGCTTAACCCAATAAACGCCTTCCTCGACTCGGACGGACACAAGTCCCCCAAAAGCAGGGCACTCATCTTCCACCACTCCCGTTAACTCAGCGCCTTGCTGGTCGAAAAAAGAGACCTCCTTTCCCGTCAGCTCGTATTCGACAACACCAATGATCTCGTGACCATTGATGATTCGAAGCTCATCCTCCCAATCGTGATCGGTCCCGGTTTGCAGTGGGTTGTACATGCCTCCGAATCTTCGGCCCCACTTGTGCTCGAAGATGACATCATCACCCGGTTTGAGATGCTTAACGTTTTCACCAACATTCAAGACGGTCCCATACCGCATTGGGTTGTCGGTGATCTTCGCCTTTGTCTGGAGGGTCAAGATGTTCCCAATTTGCTCGGCCTCCGGCATTACCTGAAGGTGGACTTGATCAGGCAGGGGGCTCAGCTTGGTGTTGTTAATATTTGCTTCTACAGCTTGCCTGAAGAGGGACACCCTCTTCTGCATATCGGTGAGGCCGTGGATGTTGTTGCTGGCCATGGTGTTCCTCTGATGGGGTTCTTAAGGAGGTCTTGAAGCCGGGGGAGGTCTAGTCCCCCGGCGCAATCAAAGCGACCTAGTACGGGACGTCACCGTCATCCGTGGCGCTATCCGGGTCGTACCCGAAGCTTCCGCTGCTGGATGAGCTTCCTCCACCGCCACCGCCGCCGAGGTTGGCGGTAAGAGCCTCAAGGGAGAGAGGCTCAAGGATTTCCTTGAAAGGAAGACCGCCGGGGAGTGCGTACGTTTTGTTGTCGCCTTCGCCTTTCCAATACCCCCATTCTTCAGGGAAGTAGTCGAGCTGGCTCTTGAGCTTGTCGATGTTCTCGTTCAAAAACTCTTTGAGGTCGACACGCTCAATGAAGGAGAAGTAGTTGCCCGTGTTGTCCTTGGAGTCCGGAGTTCGCTCGACGGCGAACTTCGCACCGATGAGCGTACCTCTTCGGGCACGCTCCTTATCGAGAAGCTGAACCCTCTCGCTCTTGGCGGGAAAGATTTTAAGGGACATTTTGTGCTCCCCATCTTTCATCCAGCCCGTTGCATCCAGCACTGTATAGTGGCCGATATACATGGTGCTAACGTTCGAGTCCCGCTCGCATAGCGGGCAGGTGTCCGAGATGCCAGCTCGCTTGATGCAGGTCTCCCAATTTCCCCAGCGGCCGTTCACAGCGTAGTGATGCATCCAGCAGTTGAAGGCTGAATCATCTAGGAAAATGAGTTCCTTTTCTTCACCGATAGCAGACTTGGGGATGTACCATCGAAAAATATTTCGAGGGTCAAATCCGCCTCCGCCTCCACCGCCGCCGAACTTTTTGGATTCTTCCGCATTCTGCTCTGCGCCTACTGTAAACCATTCTGACATTACTTTCTCCTTCTCGCTTTAGAGATATGCCTTTGGACACTTATCTTTTGCCTTGGTCCGTTGCCTAATCTCTCTATTGAGGATTATTTTTCTCGCCTCCATCGAGGCAGAAATTAACGTACAGATGATATGGATCCTTGGCAAGACCTAAAGTGATGCTTTAAGAAGGAGATCCAGATAACCCGCACTTCCCCCTAAAGGATATGACATGCCAAAAAGAATTAAGTTGGTGGAGCTTCCGGAAGACCTGTCGGACGAATACAAGGATATTCCGCCACTGGTGTTCTCGGCGATGATTAATTGGATCCGGTTTGCTGATGAACCGGGGCACTTCATGTCATGCTTGCTGAGAAATGACCTCGCGGGCTCGTGCGCCTACGCGGACTCAGAAAGCATGAAGGCGCTGAAGTCCATAGTGACATTCCTTCAATCCAAGATACCGGGTTGCTGGGGTAGTGATAAGGCAGTTGAGAAATGGCGTGAGCATGGGGGCTTAGAGGGATTTACTTGGTAGGTTCCCCAAAGACTTCCGGATAGGGTCTAAGAATTTCCCTGATCTCGTCGGGCGTAAGCTCGGCGGGGTCTTTGCCTGAAGGCATGGATCGAACCTTCACTTCAGTCCTTGGTATTTTTCCCTTAAAGAACTTCTTGATTGTATCGACCCACTGATGGCCTGCCTTGTCATCATCTGGCAAAAGCACAATGCAATCGAAGCCATACTTCTCCAAAAGATATAACTGCTCTCCGGGCTGACCTCTCTTTTTGTCTGGAATCTTTGTTCCGGGCTTCGACCCAAAAGTTGCCATAGGGTTTCTAACCCCACACTGCCATAGCCATACCGGGTCGATATTGCCCTCCACCAGAACGCACGTCTTGATGGAGGTATCGATCATATGCTCGCCGTACAAAAGAAGGTTTCTTTTGAACCCCTTGGAGTGCTGATACTTGGGCCATATGTACCTATTAGGGCACATCGGGCAGCCGCCATCGTGTTTCTTTTCGTGCGGCTTTCGCCTTGAGCCGAAGCTCAGACGTTGATGGCTGTAGCCACACCAATGGCAGGTGGGTTGATCCCAGACCACACGTTTGCTGTAGGCTAAGAGCTTTCCCTCAATATTCCTGATTGGGAACACGATTCGTGGAGACCTAGATGTTCTATCGGTTCGTATGTCCCACGCCTTACATGTCTCCTGAGTCAGCCCCCTTCGAAGAATGTAGTCGTGAGGAAGCGCTGAGAACCTCCGTATGTCGTTCTCGTCGAGAAAGTCGCGGGTAGGTTCGGGCAGGTCTTCAATCTCATTCTCGTTGAGGCCAGCTACGTCAGACGTGTTCATGCCCCATCCACCATCATAATCGTTCCGGACATTGTCGCCGAAGCGTCTAGAATCGTTAGCGATAACGAATTTTCTGAGCCTCGACATGTCGCCGACGCCATAGCCCTCAAGCTTTGCGGCAAGAGATCTAAGGGAACCTTTCTCCTGACATGAAAAACAATTGAAGCCGGATGGCTCGGCCTCGGATATTTTAATCCCAAAAGACGGCGTAGAGTCACTACCACCCTTGTGCTTCCAAGGAGAAAAAGGACAGGAACCCATCACCCAATCGCCTTGTCGCCTCGGGCTTTGGATTCCTGCCATCCCACAGAGAGTGTAGATGTCACCCTCGTTCATCGAAGTTCCTCTACTTCAATAGCAAACGCGTCACCAGAATGTCCGGGTCTGGCGTCTTTGACTCTGAGCCGATAGCGAACAGCGTACAGTGCGCGCCGAAGCTCAAGCTCAACATCCTCATCGCCTTTTATTTCTAGGCCGGAATCACTTAGCCTATCTAGCATTCGAATCTTTGCGAGAAGACCAGCCTCCATGACGCGAAGCTCAAGAATTTGCATGGATCTAAGATCTTCTTCTCTTGCTACAAGGACTTCCCTGACGCGTGAGACAGGAACATGTCTGGCGCGCTTTTTGCCCTCTAGCTCAACTCTGACATACCCGTCTCTGTCGTCACTTCCGCCCACCGACGTGACCTGACAAACCTCATCATCAACCCAAATGTGATCTCCGGCCCGTATCAAGCTTCCTCTGGATGTCATGAGTCACTTCCAAAGTCTTTCCAGAACTTCGACTCGCCGGGAGACTTCTGTCCATTATATTTGGAGCCTTTTCGGTCTCCATAAAGCCTCTTCTCCCCCTTGCAGGTCTGGAATGCTACCTGACAAAGGCGGTCGCCGGGATACACCGTGATGGGATGCTCTACTGTCACCTCAAGAGTCCACGTACCCTCGAAGCCTGTATCTCCAAAGCCAGCAGTGTGGTGAATACTTACAAAGAGGCGTCCGACGCTCGAACGGCCGTGTAGTACAGGCACATAGTGATCGCTCCCCATGTATTCGATTGTCGCTGGCAGGTAACCTCTACCGGGCAGCAGAACAATCCCCTCTTCCGGGACCTCAAACACCTTGATCTTGTTCTCTTTGCGAATATCAAGGATAGCTCCTTTACCCCTGAGATACTCGATCAGGTTCTCTTCGCAGATCTTGCCAAGAAAGCCAGCCTGAAGAAGACGCATACCCTCTCGGTAAACCACGTCTAGCGGTCGACCCTCGTTATCCACATAAAGCTTAACCTCATTCCCCATGCGAAGGTCCAGAGAATTAGAGCCAACGTTTGACTGCACGTAGGGCCGTACGAGGATTTCACCTTCCTCGATAGCTTTCTCGATCTCCGGGCCAGTTAGAACGCTCATCCTCGATCCTTTTTTGTCTTCGGGTTAAGAAGTCGATTAGACCTCTGCAAAACATTGTTCTGCCTGATCCGCTTCGAGTGCAAGGAGTTCATTTTCTCTTCGTGAATATCCAGATCATCGTTCTTTTCCATATCCAGATACTCATTCAACTTCAGCACGACCTCATCACAGATGTCTGAGACTGTCCTCTCAAGATCAGATCTAACGATCTCAAAGATGATGAGTGACACGTTTCCTACTCCAACCAAGACCCCGTTGGGTCGTAGCTCAGCGGTAAACTTCCTTCTACGAAGCTCAGCAATTACTTCGCCGTACATCTCATTGATGGATTTCATGCGGCCCTCCTAGTAAAGGATCTCGAACTCGTCATCTGTCTTCATGTCATCATCTTCATCTCGATCGTAGGCGCTCTCGTTAATCTCACCAAAGTTCATCGATATGAGATCTATGTTTGCGAAGAAGGGAGGGTGCCACTTTCCTCGACGCACAGCCAGCTGCTTCCAGCCAATCTGATTATCCTTCCTCATCTGGTGGTCCTGAAAGAGTCCGTAAATGAGATGAGCGTCTTGACCGATTGCGTCAGAACCGTAGATGTTCTCCATAACTGTGGTCTCAGCGGAGATGGCATCTCTGTTCATCTGGCTAGTGGCAAAGCCTTTTCTCGGGCGTCCTCGCTCTACGACTCTACTGAGCCAGTCTGCGGCGTCAGAAATCTTCTCCTTGGTGTTGTACCCTTCACCAACCTTATACATCGAGTCAACAGCCAATACATCGGGGTCATACTGGTCGATGGCGGACTCTATTTGCTGCTTCGACAAACCCTTCTTGTCGAGTATTTTGAAGCCCTTCCTGTCTTGAAAATCCTCAATACCGGCTTTCAGCCTCGCCTCGTGCGCGTTCCCTAGCTGCCCGTCCGTGAACATCTCATAGGGTATCTCTAGGTGGATACACGCCATCCTCTCGGCAGCCTCGATGTGTGTCAGCTCCGGGCTTACTAATAGAACCTTCTGGCCTTCATTGAAGAGATGCAGGCAGTTATATAGCAATACCCACGTCTTGCCCGTCTTTGGGCGCGCAACAAAGTAGACGACGTGACCATCTTGGTAACCTGCGATATGCTTTGTAATCGTCGGCCACGGCGTACTAGCGCCAAGCTTACCCTGCTTGTAGAGTTCGTAATTGACGCCCACATCCGGGTAGAGCGACATAAGCTCAACAGCAGCTTGACTGACAGTGTCTACCTCTTTTAGTTCCTCAGCAAGATGAAGGATTTGCTCTCTAGCCTCAAAGCGCGACTCATTTCCTTTCTGCGCAAACGTGGTCTCGATGTTGGCGAGCGATCGAAGGCTAATGTTCTCAATCGTTCGGCCGAGGATGATATTGCAGACATGACTTATCGTCATGTCAGGAAGATCTTCGAACCTGACCTTTGGCCACCCCATCTCAAAGACCAGAACTTCGTCACCCGGACGCTGTCCGTCGTTTTTGGCTTGGTAAGTTTCTATGAAGTCCCAGCCCTTACGGCCGTCGCTTTGTAGATACTCCCTGCGGACTCCGTGCTCGTTTATGCTCCAGAGTCCCTTCTCGTGACGAAGCGCCTTCCTGATGACGATCTGATCAATTGTCAAACCGTTATTGGACATCTTTTATTAACCGAGGTTCTCAGGAAGGATAAAGGAGCTGGTCTCACCATTCACAGCCTCGATAACACTCTTCTGGATGTCTTTGTCGAGGGTGCACTTGACGTACGAAGACACCTTGACCTCTTCGTAAACAGAGTCGACGTCCTCTTCGGTGATAACAAAGCCGAGGTCTTGCTCTTGCGTCACTGCTGCAAACGCGGATAGCTTGGCGGTGTCGACCTCATACTCCTTGACCTCATAGACCTCTGAGGTATCGATACCGGCCTCTTCCGCCTCCTTCAGGACAGACGCCAGCTTCTTTTTGTTCAGAGATTTCTTCTTGGGCTTGAGAAGGTTATTTACTTGATCTTCGAGACCCTTCCCCTTCATAAGCCTCTTGAGGTTGCCGACGCTTGGCTTCTTGTCACCACCCTTACGGACTTGCTGCACCGAAAACCCGGGCATCTCTACGCTTACACTCTTGCCTGTTTCGGACTCGACCAGCGGTCGCTCATCAACGTCACCGCTATTGATTCTTTCGTCTAGAAGATTGCCAATCTTAGTGCGTCTTTTATCAATTATCTTCGACAACGCCTGCAAGAATGAAGATACCGAAACCATCTCAGAAAAATTAAGCTCATCAACCGGTTGCCGGAACAGCTTAAACGAAGCGCTCTGGCTCTCAGATAGCTCACTTACCTGCTGCTTTATGAGTCCAAACATGGGGGTCCTTTTGAGTCAAAATCAATTGTCAGTGTCGGGCTTTTTGAGATCGGGTAATTTACCCTGCCTTAAATCCACGCCATCCATTTGCATTACGTACATGCAGGATCCGATAACGTTGAGCATGGAGTGCTTGTATCTCTTATCCATTGCGTCGATACTCGGCTTATTCTTGAGTCTTTGGGGTCGTAGGTTGGTGGATACTAGCGTAACTAAATTGTTGCTGTATCGAGATCTAAAGAGGTTTTCCATCTTTGTGGCCGACCAACCACTCTTAGAGTCATGCTCCTTACCAAGCTCATCTATCAGGAGTACGTCTACACCCCTCATGTAATCCCATAGCTTACAGCCAAGCTCTTCCATAATGGTGCCTTCAATCGCAGCCTCGGCTATGTCCGGTGCTAAGATATAGAGGCATGACTGGCCATGCATTCGAAAGGCTCTCAGTATCACAGATAGAGCCATGGTCTTGCCTACGCCGTTCTTCCCGTATAGCAAAAAACCATTTCCTTCCTCTCGCATCCTTCTGATGTTTAGGAGGTAGGTCTTTATGTAGCTCTTTACCTTTTCGTCTTGAATCAGGCCGAAATCTGCACACCTGTACCTATCGGGGAGATGTATGTGGTTATAATCAACCTCATCCAGCTCCCGCATAGGCATCCAAGGTCTTCTTATGTGAGAGGGTTGCACCACGAATCATCCTCGCCTGATTGGGTCCACTCGCCAGCATCTGCGTTGCTATTGGAGTTGTTGTTTTTTCGTTCGAGTGCAGAAAGGGGATCCTCATCAGCCCTAATACTCATACACAAGTCTGATCTAAGTCGCCAAATAGCCTCTGGTCCGGGGTACTCATCCGTGCGGCAATACTCCTTGATCGCCGACCAATGTCTTATCGCATATTCGACAGCTTTCATAGCCTCTTCTGGCGTGAACTCACTGGCGATAGCGGTAAGCTTCCTACCTTTAGCGGTGGGCGACATCGTGCCTGTAAGGACCTTGGGAGGATCCATAGAGTACGCGTGGATAAATTCGTGTTCATACATCTTGAGCAGGCCAATATCGTTGGCCTTGTAGGAGCCATCCTCGTTCATAAACCTAGATGTCATCGCACCATGAGATGATGCTCCCGTGTAACCGAACTGTTTCTTGGTCTTCTCTTGATCTCTCTTCAGGAACTTCTTTGCGTTAGCCTCATGGAGCTTGTCGGTGTGAGCTTTGACCTCTTTGGCCTTCTTTTTGAACCCCGCCATGCGTGCCTTGGTTCTTGCTGTGACTCCGGGATTACGTCGAGAGGGTATGGAGGTTGGGTGCGCGCTCCTAGAGACGCGCTCAGATTCGAGTGTAGCGACCTTCTCTTCTACGGCGTAAATCGGCACAGAGCGCGTGGCAGTAGCTACTACGGCCGTGTAATCTTTTCCGTCTACGTAATAGTCATACAACCACCCGCTGTGCATAAGGGCTTGAAGATAGTTCGGGACCTCTTTCTGAGTGCACTCGATTGCACGCGCTGCCGATGGCACTGTCCCCTCAACAAAAAGAACGTCGCCGGGAATCTCTTCTCGACCGCGCCAATCCCAATCATCGACACGCTCATACCTGCCCTCTTCTGCTTCGGCCCTAATGAGAAGATACAAAACAAAAGGCTTCGGACCAATTTCCCTGACGGCCTTAGCCTCATCTCCAAGGAGCTTTCTCAACGTCTCTGTCAGCATCATACTCTACCTCCCAGCTGTGATAGGACTTAACATTTCTTGACTCAATCAGTTCTACTACAACTCTGAAATACTTACTCTCGTAGTCCATTCCTATTTTAGCCGACAGACGATTCCGGAACTCCCTGTCTTGAAGGTCTTCTTCATCGGAAAATGAAAAAGACTCGATGACGTACCCATCGCCATCCTTCGTAGAGATTCTCTCACCGGCAAGAGGTGGTATGGGGTTTTTATTCGCTGGCATCGCTAAGCCTCCTTAATCGACCTATTTTCAACCGCTTCTTTTTATCTTCCTGTGTCTTATCCTCTTTTTTCTCAACGTTGATGGCGGCGGACTTTCGCTTCAGATGCGCCAGCTTAGACATGGGGTTTTCTGGGGTCTTCTTTATCGATGTATTTGACGCCTTCTTAAGACTAGATAGATTGCCTATCCTCTTTTCTCTCTTCTTTTTGTGGAGCTTGCTTAATCTACTCGCAGCTCTTTTACGCTTCCAAGCCTCCCAAGTACACCGCTGTAATCGCTTGAAGCGCCTATTCCCCTCGTGCTCTACGACTTCGTACACAGAGATCATGTACTCATCTGATGTAAACTCCTTGTTAGTTAACTTCTTACCAAGTTCCTGATCCCTGATCCGAGACTCGAAGAAGTTGCGCCGGTGCAAAGAGGTCCATTCGGGCTGAACCTCTTTTTGACCAAGAAGGAGTTTCTGCATGTCCTTTTGGGAGATCCCCGACACAAACCCACCCTCAGAACGCACCTCCGCCACGCAGCCGTGCTTGTCGTCCATTGGAGGATAGACGGTGCCTATAGTCCAGCTATCGCCTTTGTAGTCGAAGCTATCCCCCTCCAGCTTCGTGAAGTCAACGTTTTCGCTCCGACGTGACGATGATGCTCGGCCAATTGTCTCAATATACCTGACGTCGAAGTAAGTAGCCCTTTCTATCGGGTCTTCCGAGGGAAGCTCCGGCGCTCCACCACGAGCCGATCTAGCGATGCGCATGGCAGCCAGCCTGACATCATCTTCAGACGCATCGCTCTTCAACGTCAGCTTTCGGAGCAAGGGCTTATGGTTGACTAACCACACCGGCTTTCTGCTCCCCGTCAAATCGAACGCAGGCTGCATGACCTCCGACTTACCCGAGAGGCAGTCCGACTCCATCTTGGCTAGGTTCTTCGAATCAATGCCCTTGAAGAGCTTAGTGGGTATATCGTACCGAGAATCATCAATAGACCTCGTCAGCACCGCCCTAGAGTAGGCATACTCAAAATCTATCAGGGGTATTAGCTCAAGATAGGCGGATTCCGTCGTCTGCGCGCCAATAACTCCAGTATGGACCACCAACGTAGAACTATCGGTTGGGTATATCTCATACCTTCCCGCTAAGCCTGCGGTTGGTGCATAGGCAAACCATTCCTTCTTGGACATCCTGAAGGGAAATTGAGCCATGACGATTCCAGCAATCGTCCCAGCACGCCTTCGCTTTGACACCATGTACAGATAATCTGGCTCAGCCCTTACGGCACCAACCGTAGGATCGCCAGATGGCGTCATAAATACGAACACATTCCCCTTTCCTGAAAGTGCAACCTCGACCGGCATCCTATCCCCCTACAGCTCAAAGCCTAGATCGCGGAACATTTTTACGGAGAAATCTCGATAAGTCATCCATTTATCCGGGTCAAAATCAGCATTCTGACGGTCAAGGGCCTGATCCAAGCCATCCATTTTCAGGTTAACCAACTGCCTCATGTATTCGTCGATGGTGCCCATCTGCACAGCCTGACGAATCTTAGGTTGAGCGCCAGACTCTTTGCGTTCCTCGGTGAGCCATTCAGCCCGCAGCATACGCGCTGCGGCCTGCTTCATAGTTGAAGGGACCCAATCGTAGTCGCACAGCCATACCGCGTCTGCTTCAGGTATGTTGTATCCCGTATTGCCAGATCCCAGCGACATAAGAAGAACATCGGGGCCGTCCTGAGATCGGAAATTCTTGAGCTTCTTATTTCTATTGGAAATGGTCACGCCGCCATGAAAAACCGCCGAAGACACACCTCGTTTGTAGAACTCTTCGTCCAGAAGATCCAAAAGCTCGGGCCTTTTTGAGAAGACGATGACCTTCTCTCCACCAGCGATGACGGATTCAGTTACGCTGTCAACCACACCCTCTTGTTTTGTAGTTAATCCCCCGGGCCACTTCACAGGCACGCCTTCATTGACCTTCGGGGACTGAGGGATGGTAGCTGCAAATTGGAGCTTCTGAAGCTGAGCCAAAATCGCGCCGTTATTCATGCTGTAGCTTCCGGAGGACTCTTCCTTGGCAATCTCCGTCTCCATCCACTCAAAGAAGTTCTCAAGCCACCAATAGTAGAACTCGGCGTGCTGGCGATCGATAGCAAACTCGACATCCCTTTCATCAGCTTCCGGGAGTGGAATATCTCGGAGTACCTCAGGCTCTTTCCGCTGCCGCCTGAGGACCTTGTGCTCAAGCATCGAGTACCAGTCCTCCAAAGCATCATCCGGCACCTTTGGTAGCTCCCGGCCCTTGGGTCCCTCTGATGTCTCTGAGAATTGCGAACTCACATAGGTGGTTTCGACGAACTTATCGCTGAAAACCCTTGTGCCAGAAGTGCACGAGTCTGCTTTGTCTGGATGTTCGACCGGGATGCCGTATGCCCACTGACATGACGTCGAGGAAGACCCGAATGCCCGGACCATGAGCGGATACAGGTTTCTTGGATAGTTTCTGGCTACCGTTCCTGACATCAGCAAGACGTGCTTAGATCTGAAAAGCATAGAGTAGCGCGCTTGCATCGTTGACGGTCCACCCTTGAGATAGTGAGCCTCGTCAAATATGAGGCTGTTGAACCTAGTCTTCCTCAAGACGTGCGCTATTGTCTTGCAGGCATCTGGCTTGGCAGACTTGGGTGCGTCCTCCGGAAGCGGTCTGACACTGTTACCTACCTGCTTCCAGACCTTGGAGTAGGAGATGAGGTTGAGTCTCTTTAGGTTTTCGGGCTCAGCGTCTTCGATCTGCTCGATGACATGTATGTCTTCGAGGGGAAATCCAATCTTCTCAGCTTCCTCAATGAACTCATCAATCAATCTGGACTGAAGAACCACCAAATTTCTTCGGCCTCCGCGCATCCAGATGTAAGACATCGATAGGCGGGTGTTGTGAGTTACAATAAAGTCATCGGTTACATATAGTTGATCGTCCGCATCTACCTGTATGCACTGGCACTCCTTTTCGCCCACGGCTTCTATAGACGTGATAGATCTAGTGGGGTCTGGCTTACCTTTGCCTTCGACAAGATCCAGTTTTCTCTTGAGTCTGAAAAGAGGAATCCCCTCTGGAAGGCGAACCCTAACCCTCCAAGACATACGCCCTTTTCGCTTGTGTCCATTGTGGGTATAGGATGTTTGTCGGGATTTGATAGTAGCTGTACCACCAAGACTCCTTGCTAAGTGGGTCATATCCTCCGCTAGCTTTTTGCTAACGCTACAGAAAGTAGCTGCTAGTCGAGATGGTGTACCATCAGAGTCCATCAGCCCATGAAGGAGTGAAAGCCTGTCTTCGATAGAGGCATAGAGGTATCTTTCCGGAACAGATTTATCCTGAGCTAGCTTCCCAGCAACGCCCAAATCATCAAGATGCTCATAGAGTGGGTTTACGCGCTCCCCATAGTTAACGAGTCGGTAGTCATATCCAGAAGAATAGACAACCTCCATACCGGATGGGATGAGTCTAGCTACCTCCTTTATAATAGCCTCGTCAGCCGTTGAGATTGATGGCGTGGTTTTACCGAGATAACCATCTCCCAGAAGAAGACCAAGGAGATAAGGATCGACAGGAAGATCTCTTTCAGGGGTAAACTCAACGGGCTCCACCATTGGGATGAAGTTCTTGAGATTGCCCCACCTATCTCTAAGGCCCTCATCCATGATCTGTCGAAGGGACTTAGTTTGCCATCTCTCGTAGCCTCCTTTGCTTTGATTCTTCAACTGAGGTGACATTACGTTCCACAAATGCTCGTCGCAGCACTCCGTTGATGCGCCATCAGAGAAGGTAACTCGATAAACCTCTTTTTTTCCTTGCGGGTACACGCCGACGACTTTATGAGGCTTACCGTCTCGTCCAGTTACGTGATCACCTATAGTGATGTCGCCCATCCTGACCCAGCCAGAAGGGGTCAGGATTTTAGCGTCCAGAGTAGAGGCTTTTCCGGCACCCATAAAAGCAGCATACATCGAGTTCGGTTTACACAGCATTCTGGCGACGTCCCTCTCCTGAAACTTCCACAGTGGCCACGGAAGATCAGTGTCTAGCCGCTTCAGGTTGTTCTGATAGAGATCTGAGAGAGCACTCTCTACACCCCTCTCTTGATGAAGGCATTCCCAGCCATCATCTACCTGAATGTTCTGTTCGAAGGGAGCTATCTCTCGCCGGTATCGGTTGTTGATGCTTTGAAGCCATCCCGGTACGTCGTCGGAGATCTCGACGTCAAACCCGAAGCTCTCAAGGACATCTACTATCTTGTCGAGGCCGTTATCCTGTCTGACAAGCCACCTTGCGCGCAGGCGAAAGTCTAACGTTGGTACTCGTTGCTTGCTTACTTGGTCTCGTTTGGTCCCAAGCATCCTCTTTGCAGCTCTCAGGGAAGCAAGAGCGCCATCGTCTTGGGCTACCAGACGTAGCGCCCCACCGTTGCCGTCGACACACACCTTGAGCCTCTCAGACGCCACGGGCGAATCGTCAGACCTGAATTCCACCCGGAAATCAGGCTCATCCCGCATGAAATCCTCAGGCATTGAGCACTTACCGGAGAGTCTGATTCGCTTGTATTCATCGAAAAGTGCAGCTCTCCAGTTCGATCGTTGCCAGTCAACAATCACGTCGTCGAAGTCATCCGGCTTCTGAACCCTCGCCCATACGGGCTTGTCTCTCTTCGAGGACTGACCCACATGCCATACCATCAGCATCATGTGGTCACCAAAACCGTCGATTACACCGGAATCAATGGACACCCGGAGCGCCTCAGCGGCCGAGCTGGCTCTCACCCACGCCCGAACCTTTGCAAACGCATCGCCGACAATGAATCGTCGCGGGACCAAAGCACAGGCAAAGCGCCTAGCCCCAGATAGACAGGTTTCGATCAGTGCTGGCTCTATGTCTGAGCGGCTCGAAGGACCAAATGGCCCGAACCGAGCAGACTGCAAGCTCAGCATCGGAGCCTCGATGACGCCGGACTTCCCTATGGCTATATAGAAGTCCGCGCTAAATGGAACGGCCCTGTAAAAAGAACGCCCAACTAAAACGCGACCGTCTTGAGACTCTGACTGGACGTGCTCAGAAACACAGATGACATCATGGTTAGATGGTATGCCATCTAGCCACTCAGGCTTGGCCGCCGGAAAAGCAACAAGGGATCCGGGCCTGTCATTAAACTCAAACAGCTCGGAAATGAACGAGACAAGATCCGAGGGTGATATGGACTTACTCATGATACGTCATCTATGGAGGGAGGGGCTGGTGTGGATCCAAGTTCCGCAAAGAATCGGCTAGGACCTGCTCGTTTCCCGAACGCGTTTCGAGACGATGTGATAACAAGTTCGTCCTTTGCGCGGGTCATCGCCACATAGGCGCATCTTCTTTCCTCGGAAACCTCACCCAGCTGGTGAGGAACGATGCGCTCAGTACATCCTACGAAATAGACCTTCTTGAACTCCAGACCTTTCGAGCGATGAATAGTGAGAAGCTTGACGCGCTCTCCATCTGCATCACTTCGGCTCTGGGCATTGACCTCAGCGAAAGAAATCATGTCCTCCACACTTGGAATTACATGAGACAGATCTAGGAGGGCATCGAGGTTCTCTCCCCTGTGGTCCTCCCAATCCGCATATACGTCATAGAACGTCTTAGATGTATCCACCAAAGACCTAACCGCGTACACATCCTGAAGGACTCTCTGAGTGTTGGCACCCGATGCTATCATTTTTGCTAAGTCTGCGATGTCGCTCTTAAGCGTGAGAATAGATCTTCTTGAGCGATAGATGCGAGAGGCAACGACATCTAGTGCATCATAGACGTCTATGCTTGGGGATTCCTCCCATACATCCTTAGCGGCCTCAGCGAACTTTCTTCCCAAGTACCTCGATGGGCTGCTGTAAACCCTTAGGAGAGCTTCAAGATCTCGGGGGTTAGATGCAATCTTGAGGTAGGCTATTGCATCCATCACTTCTCGGGACTGAAAGAAGTTATTATGGCCACTCACCTCGTAGGGGATGGCCACGCCGTTCAGGGATGCCTCTAGGTATTGGGACTGAGCATTCGTCCTGTAAATACAGGCAATCTCGTCCGGTGATGTACCGCCCTCAACATCTTTTTTGATGGAATTAGCCACAAACAGAGCTTCTGCATTGGAGTCCTCAAACACATAACTCCTGACCTCCCCCCAATCATCTCGCTGACTATCCATAGGCGGGAAAGCGCGATCTGCATATTCGATGAGAGAGTTGGATACAGTAACAATGCCCTTTGCACATCTGTAGTTCCGCGTAAGCGAAAGCCTCTTCATGTCCCTCTTGTCAGCGACCTCGTCCAGCACGTCTAGATTTACGCCTCTGAATCCGTAAATACTTTGTCTTTGGTCGCCCACCATGAACAGCGATGACTCAGGGGCTGTCATCAGATCAGCAACGTAGATCTGAACAGGGTTCAGATCCTGCACCTCATCCACCAGCACATGATCAAATCGCTCTCTAGTGCTGTTCCTTACCCTGTCATCGCCCCGGAGCATCCTCCAGAACCTCCATATCATATCCGCAAAGTCGACTAGCGAATTAGCCTGCTTGTAGGTCTCATAGGAGGCTAATATCTGCATCATCTTTGAGGCTTGCTTACTGTTGGCCTCCGCGAAGAATTCGTAAAACTCCGTCTCTTCAAGCCCCTTGCTCTTTGCGGCGTCAAATAACGCAAGAACATATCCTGCTGGCAGCTCGCTATTCCACCTGACGTCAGAGAACTGCCGCCTGATGATCCGCCTCGCGTCTGACGGGTGCAAGGGCGTAAGATGCCCCATGTACTCCTTAAGGAAGCCGAGACACAGCGAATGAAAGGTTCCTATGTGCACCTCGTGAGCACGCGGGTGAGTACGCGCCACCCTTTCCTTTAGCTCGCTGCTTGCTCGCCTAGTGAAGGAGAAGGCAACAATTCTGTGAGGTGATTGCCCCTGCTCAATAAGCCAAGCTACGCGACTTTCCAGAGATCTAGTTTTACCACTTCCGGCCCCAGCAAGAACAAGGCAATCACTGCCATCATGTGTGACAACAGTGCGCTGATCTGGATCTAGGGACGAAAGGGTCTTTGAGTCATCCATGAATGATTCCTTTGCCCTTTTTATTGTCGTCGGCATTGTGCTCGATAGGTCATATTAGGTCAACCAGAATCATCCGTAATAGACACCTCCCTATCAAGGTGCCTGTGATCGGCATTCACTCCATTCCTTCTTATCGACTCATCAGTGAGGGGCACTTTTCCATCTGTGAAGAAAAATGCTTTCTTGAGATGCTTCGCGCCAAGCTTCCTCAGACCCTTCCAGAGCAACCATCCGTACAGCCAGTAAAACAACCAAGCACAAAAGGAGTGCCACCGTCCGTAGATAATCTGACGCCTAGACAAGGGCTTTAGAGGTATACCACTCTCTGGTATACGATGAATTTGTCGGCCGTCTAAAGTGCGTTCGCGAGGTAATCCATCATCTTCAGGCAACCCATCTCGATACCTTCGTAACTCGCCGTACCTATCTTCACTTGAGAGGGGTGATGGGTTCTCAAGATCATTATTGTCTGGAATCTCCATATCTTGGGCGCTTTGAAAATGTGAAATTGACCGGGCGATAATTTTGGTACGTCAGATGGCTTGAAATGTCTTCGTACCATATCCATGCCCACTGCACCTGTCACCCAAATTACAGCGGGTTCGATATGCTCGATCTCAACCCCTAGATGGTTCACTAGGCACGAGGACTTATGCCTAGCCTCTGCTTCAGCGCCTTTGGGTACTGCGCACTTGATTGCACTTGTGCTGTAAACAGCCCTAGATGGAATACCTACTCGCTGAACCGCCCGTAAAACCGGCTTAAGGGGGCCAGACGTCTTGCTCAAAAACTCGGCCTCTGCAACCCCGAACGCACCGTGATTTGCTGAGTCATCCTCAATATCCCGAGGATACTCGCCAACTAAGATTATGGGGCATCCCTCGTAACCAAACCCCATGACCCGTTGGAGGTGCTTGCCTTCTTCAATCTCATCTTCAGAGAAGCGATTGATGTGCTTGAGTGGCGGATCGAACCTAGACTTACGACCCAGCTCACATGAGGCACACTTCAAGCTAGAGCAAACAATGAGGTCGCCGAACTCGTCTAAGCTCACTCGTCATCTTCCTCAGTACCTGAATCCGACTCTCCTTCTTCCTCGGAATCCGACTCGTCGCCAGCAGGCGGAGGGCCGTCAAAGGATTCTTGGGTAAGACCACCGGCGGGAAGCTCTTCGGTTAGAAATCCTGATTTACCGAGGGCTCTCTCAGCCTGAGCCTGCTCTTTGCTGGTGAAGCCACCTAGACATAGTGGCCGCTCCTGCACTTCGTTATTTTTTTGATCGCTCATAACGTCTCCTTGTTTAGTTAGGTTCATATAAAAATAATCATGACCAGTGCACATATTCAAGTATTAGCGTTCGGGCAGACAGCATCCCAATCCAGTGGAGCTGGGTCCGACTTTCTTCGGGTCAGGTGATAGTGCCCGAGGATGCCTTCGAAACTGTCGGCGTTCAGAAATACACCTACGATAGGTTTGCCTTGGTCATCCCGGGGACACATCCGAGGTACGGACGTAGACTTGCACAGGACATCAAGTAAAGCGTTGAAGGATTGAATTTGCTCTGGGAAATAGGACAGGCGGCGATAGCCTGATTCGTTGATCTGAAGCTCGACGATTTGACGCTCTCGGCCGCGCCTCTTCGCATCAGCCTTTTGATACTTCGGTGAGGCTGGATTATTCAGGTCGACGCCTATCGAGCGGCTATTAAATGAACCAGCATGAACAGCCACTCGCGTGGTAGGGTTATGGCACTGATAGATCGTACCCTTATCATCACCATCTATAATGAAGTGAGTGGAGTACCCACGGTTCTGGAGTATTTCCTCAGTGCTTCGAGCGCTATAGCTAACATCGTAGTGGGTCACGATAGAGCTGACAGGGGTTTTCCTCACCCTACTTACGGTGTCTCCGATGGTAAAATCATCAAAGTACGTAACTACGGGAAAAGGCACACGGTAACTCTTAGGCCCTACTACAATACTTCCGTTCGTATTGGGGTCACGGCACATTAGGCCACGATCGAAATCGGCCATGGCATCGATTGTAGCGGGTCCGCAGTATCCGTCTACCTTCAGGCCAAGCTTATGCTGAACCTCTTTCAGGGCTGCGGTAAATAGGGCATCAGACGGATCATCACCGTAGAGCGCCTTGGCGTCATGCTTCCAAGTATCCGGAAAACCATCTGGAGCAAATATCGGGACAAATTTTGCGTTGTACTTTTCCGGACTCATAAAAACCTCACTATCGCGCTCGAAGATAGAGCGCTACAAGATAAGCAAGTGACATAACGCATAAGGCTAACTGTAACATCAGGCAGAGCACGCCTCATCCCGTCCACTCTCCATGAGTGGAGGTAAAATGACACCTGCTACGGCTACGTACTCTTTGCCATCAAACTCCCTCAGCTGGACAAGCTTGCGGCGAGCGAGAGCTTTTACCGTATTGTGATGGACAGACAGGTTGTCTCTAGGGATCCACTTGTCCTCCCCGCCCATCTCGACCAGACGATCGAAAGCTTCATCTTGATTGTCGTTGATGGTGTTTTCCATCACCTACCTCCTTGTGTTGATCCCGCATGGAGATCAAGCAGTTGATCAGCACTATGCATTACTACCCGTGACCAAAACAAAAGTCATGCATTCCTACGGGTTTGCTTGAGCGCTCTTCGGACCTGCCTCGGCGAGTAGGCTTTCTTTGCCTGCCGCTTGGTCATCTCTCGATGAGTGCCGTCCATATCGACAACGTCATACAGGGTCTGGCTGATTGTCAGTCTTGATGGAGCCGTCTCAAGAGTCTTATATACAGCTCGACCAACACGTTCTGTGGCTTTCTCGTCGAGCTGATGGGCTCTTTTGATTACCCTCATCCCTTCAACGGTGTCTTTTTTGAGCTTGGTGGCGGACATGCTAGCTATTCTCGACATCTTCTTCCTCTTGTTGGAGTTCTCTATATTTCTTCCAGCTCTCGCATTCAGAACGAACCCGCTTGGACTTGTTGTCTGCCCAGCCGGTATCGGCGCAGACTGTCTCGCACAGTAGTGTGCATCTCAACTCCCCTAGTAGGGGGCATTTGAGAAACTTGTACTCTCCATCAGCTGTCCCCGGGAAAACTAACTTTTGGTTATCTTTCATCTCCATCCTTTTCGTTTTCCGGGAGCATTTCAATCTGACCTTCAACTAACTTTGGGGGCGGTACATGCTCAGGATAGGTTGAGCAGATAAGCTCACTCACGACCGCCTTCATGCTTTTCCCCTCATCTAAAGATACAGACATCAGTGTGCGCCATGCATCTTCACTAAGAGACGATCGGGGGTTTTTGGGAACCTCAATCATCGGAGGCCCTCCTGATCATCTCGGATCCATACAACACGATCTCGTCGTTTTTGTAAATATCAGGGGCGTCTTCTAGCCGAACCCAATAGCCCAACATACTGTTCTCGTCCTCACTGAATTCACGCAGAACCTCTGCATCGATCTCGTCACCGGTAGGGAGCTTGGCCTTTATGCTCTCTCCTATCTCAGGCAAGGGCAGGGATCCTGTCCAAAACATGCCGCTCTTGAGGGAGTAGCATCGAATTTCCTTTCGATGCTTCTTAACCACCTCCACGGTAGCATTGTGCACTTTTGCTATTTCCTCATCAATCTGAGGCTTGCGTTCCCACGGCTTGTACTGCTCGCCACTATTTCTAGACTCTGAACACACCTCTCGCATCCAAGTGGTGGCGTCACCACCCTCGATGCGCGTTATAGCTTCGGCAGCGACAGCAACAATGTGCTTACAAGGCCCATCCCTGAAGGTAAAGGCTTCGCAATCACAAAGCATACTACCGTCCACGAAGTCGCCAAAGTGATGGTGTTCAAAGTCCAGATTGACCAGATAGTCCTTCTCTGACCCTCTCACAACGGCGTCGACGCGATTGTGAGATGGCCTAAACCAGAAGATGTGTCGCTTCGAAATGATATTCAAAGCCCTCTCTCTCGTTTTTCCGGTACTCCTTACGACCATCCCCGTACAAGATGGCGTGTATAGCCAACTGTAAAGAGGGTTACGCTTCTCTTTATGTATAGGTTTCTTATTCATATAGATCCTTGCGGCTCGCTGGGTATTCTATTCGCAAACCGACCCCAACGTCAACGATGCATGAGTTGAATCTGAGTGCAAAGCAAGGGAGTATTCCTTAAGACACTAGGATGCCCGGGAGATGTCCATGCTTAATCTGATACCTAAAGCCCTTTTGAAAAGCCTTAAGTTTGCAAAGAAGGTTGGCGACTTCATCGTTGGAAAATTCAAGGGAGGAAGTGACGATGAGGTAGTGCCTCAAGACATTAATTGGGCTCTGTTTGACGCCATCGAAGACTCCCTATCACGTACTAGAAAAATCCACGAGCTTGAACTGCTCCGAGGAAAGAAGGGCAGCAAGCCCGGGTTTTCAGATAGAGCATTCAAACGTCATAACACCGGAGATGACTGGCATGACCCCGGCAAGACCCCGCTGTACGTTCGAGGTAAGATAGCCATCGTTATCGATTGGCAGGAGTTTGAAAAAAGACTGGCAGAGAGAACAGACAGGCATCTGGCCGATCTTGTCACAGACGCCCTTAATGACAGGGACGTGAGACGGCAAATGCTCAAAGGTGTGACGAGCGAACATGCAGAAGAGGTATTCATCTCCATCCTGCAAGAAGAGTATCACCGGGGGAGGCTTGGAGAGGCGCTAGAAAAGAAAGTGCTGGAACTTCTTCGGGAAGAAACAGGAAAGAGGGATTTCGATCTCAGGCTCAATACCCCCAAGCTCCTTAAAAAGAAAAGCAAGGTAAGCGACAAGATGATAGCCGTAGCGTTCGAGCTTGTCTGGAACGTTAGGTTCCGAGGATTCTGGCGGCCCTGATAGGAAACACTATGACAAGCTTCATAAGAGGCATGATTGATAAGATAATTCGCCACAGAGGTCTATCTCTGGCCAGAAAACGATGTTCGATGAGTCGGTGGTTGCCACGAACCAACCGACTTTCGAGCTAGAATCCTTTATGGGTGTGTCTCGATTGAGGGACACTGTAGTAAAGAGTGGTACTGCTGATCACTCCATGTTTGAGGGGGAGATAGCCCTATCCACCGGGGCTGATGCGTTATCATCGATTAGTATCACCACAAACGAGAAGGGGCGATACCAAGCTGGTACTCAGGGTGAGACCGGTATGGGCGTTCGTCTATCCGGACTTCCTGTTGACGATCAGGTCGCTCGGTGGGGTTACTTCGACGAAAGAAACGGGATGGGGTGGGGTGTTGACAGTACGGGCCTGTTCGTTTTCGTGAGGCGAGCAGGACAAATCGTACACAAGACCTACCAAAGCTTTTTCTCGGAAAACAAGCTCGATGGGTCTGGGGCTTATGGTGTTCAGGCAGATCTTCTTGGCGGTCACATATTTCTCATAGACTTCACATGGTACGGGTACGGGAGTTTCAACTGGATCATACAAAAGCAGATAAAGATCTCGGAATTCGAGTCTTATATGTGCCGACACATCGCACACCTGTACGACCCGGCCGAAGACGATAACTTCTCAGGTGCTTCGCTTGAATCTGCAAACCTCCCGATACGTGCGGAGGTTGAAAATGGAAACTCTGGTGGTGATTTAAGTCTATTCATGGGAGGCAGTAAATTCAGCATCATCGGCGGCTTCAGGGAATCCTCCCGAAGAAATGTAGCCGATACGGTCGAGGGGTATTCTCTAACTGTCTCGCAAGGCGAGTGGGAGCCTATTCTCGCGTTAAGGCCACGCGACTTTTTCAATGGCATCCCAAACCCCGTGAACGTAAGGCTAGAGGGTGCCTCTTTCTAATCGAACGAGGACTGTTCGTTCAAGACCACCATTGCAGGAGATGTTGGGAGTGGAGCGACATTTAGTCTTCCTGACGGGTATGTAGGCTCTGAATCTGCGTCGGAGATTTCTAAGGCAGCTAGCTTTTCCATGGACACGGATGGCCTCAGGATACCTCCCTTAGAAAGACTTTCGGCAGGCTCGAACAGGGTCAAAAATATGTCTTCGTCAAACATAAGGGCAAAAGCTACATTGACACCGGACACACCAGTCGTCATCTGGGCACGTCCAGATACTGGCAGTGCAACAGTCGTGTCGGCGGAAGTGGAGTGGAGCGAGGATTTCTAGGCGAGTGCACACGATTGCACTAAGCCCCCGAAGAGGATCGGGGGCATTTAGTGATCAACGGCATTCCATGCTTCTTCGGATGCCAACAAATAGTGAGTCTAGCCTCTTCAGGCCCTCCGCGACATCCTCTTCAGAATCAAAATCAATAATCGGAATGGACATGGTCGGATGCGCCTCCCGATACTCTGGTGTCATGGCTAGATATATTCCCAACGGTTGACCTTCTACCTTTCTCATGCCGTAAGCATCCACCTCAATTGATGGAAACCGCTGTGTCCCAAAAACCAGAAAACGTCCAGCTAGTTTGAAAAGCTCTTTTACACCTGCATCCATGATTCACTCCGTCACGTAGAGGTAAAGTTCGGCCTAGAGCCTACCACAAGCTTTTTGAGGATCCTAGCGATGTTGTAGGCGTCATCATGGCCCCTGTGTAGCGTGCCATCGAACTCCATACCCAGCTCCTTTGTAGCTGACTTCACGTTGAAGTTGGTATCCATCTTACCGGTCATCAGGCCGAACAGGGCTTTGACGTTATAGTGGAAGTGGTGAAACGGGAAGTGGATGCCCTTTCTGTCACACTCACCCTGTAGGAAATACCTGTCCCATGCCCCCCAGCTTGCCCAAGGGACCTCAGAAGAAAGGTGGGTTTCTTTAATTTCAGATAGAACTTCATCGAGCGGGAGACCTTGCTCAACATCCTCTTGAGTAAGTGTGGTGAGTGATGTGCAGAACTCGCTCACAGTGGACTGCTGTGGGGCCACCAAATAGCTGATGCGGTCCCCGAGTGCAACAGTGCCGCTATCGAGTCTGACTTCGCACAGGCCAACCTCGATAGTTTCCTGTTGCTCGTCCTCGGGGGTCTCATGCGGCCAGCAGGTCGCTTCGAGATCAACAACTAATATTCTGTCCAATAGCGGCATATTACACCTTTGTGTTTGGGGGTCGTGGAGAAGTTCGTAGTCGCTCTTTGTGCTGGCGCACCTTACCGAATGTCAGCCGATGCACCGAGCAAGGGCCGTGTCGTTCAATCGCTTCGATGTGTTGCTTGGTGCCGTAACCCTTGTGGCTACAGAAACCATACTCGGGCCAGCGTGCGTGCATATCGTACATATGGCTATCCCGGCTCACCTTGGCAAGGATGCTAGCTGCGCCGATATGGTAGCTGAGCCCATCACCCTTTTTGATCCTTATCTGATGCACATCGACCGGAAGATTCGAGCCCGTACCATCGATAACAACAACATCGGGATGAATCCCAGAGCTGGACATGATTTCGCACACAACTTGCGTCATGACCTCTTCGAGGCACTTTGACAGGCCCTTGGCGTCGATAGCGGCTGGGCTTCGACTGGCAACGCTCCTGTCAACGACATTGGCTCGAATATCCTCGACGATGCTGTCACGCTTCGACTCAGAAAGCTTCTTTGAGTCATTGACGCGGGAGAGCCACTCGGCGTCAAGATTGTCACAGTCAATCATCACAGCGGCTGCTGTCACGGGACCAGCCAGAGGCCCCATGCCGACCTCATCGACGCCGATGATGTATCTGGCACCTTGTTCGATGAGAAGGTCCTCGACGACGCCGACGTAGCGATCTTCGATTTGAAGCGTGTAGGAATTGATATTGTCTTCCATATCATATGGCGGGCAGTAGGGTGGATAAATGTTCCAAGCATCCATGGTTGCTTTCTCGTTGTCAGACGCGCATAGGCATGACGATCATCTGAAGCATCAGATCGTCGGTGTCCTGAATAAGCGAAGGCATGGTGTTGTCGATGTACCTAAGCTCGATAGAAGCTCCATCGACGTTCGACAGAGCATCCTTGAGATAGTGAACCTGATAGCCCATGACGACCTCATCTCCGGTATGCTCCCCTTCCATGATGTCCAGTTCCTGCTCGACCTCTCCACGACCTTTGTCGGTAGCCTCCAGCAAAACTTTAGACCCACTGATGTGAAGTCGGCACTTGTTTGACTTGTCCTCGGCGAAAAGTGACACCAACCTGACAGCCTCCAAGAACTGGCCGCGATCGAACTGAAGCTTCCGCTTCCATTCCTTAGGGAGCACGTCCAAGAGGTTCGGGTACTTAGCGTCAATAAGCATAGAGGTCATCCTCCATTTATCATGCTGGAGGGTGATGCCTGATGTGCGAAACCTGCTGAAATTGATGACGGTTTCAGGATCGTATCCGGAAATAAAGGAAAGCATATCCTGAACGACATTGCCCGGGATGATCACGCCCTCTTTGATCCACTCCCTCGCCTCTGGCGTGACGTCGAAGAGAAACTCATGCTCGGCATAACACAGGGCAAGACGATGGCCATCTGTTGTTGTGGCCAAGATCCGCTCGTTCTCTTCATCGAGCTGAAAATACACGCCTGTTAGCTGGACCCGGGTGTCCTTTTTGTCGATGCAGAAGATCGTCTTCCCGAAGAGGCGCGTGATCGTCTCACAGGTGACCTTGAACTTTGCATCACTCTCGTAACCGTCGTGAATCTTGGGGTACATTTCGGGGTCCAGTCCGGCGACACGGCTCTTGATTTTTCCGCACTGAATGTTGCACCAGCCCTTGTGATCTAGCTCGAAGTTAATGTCACGGCTCTCGCCTTTTGGGAACCGGCTGATAAGTGCATACAAATCGTCGCCCATCAGTGCGGAAGCTCCGGGAGTGTGGACGTCAGCCTCGATCTCGACGACTACGGTCTCGCTGGTGTTCGTTCCAGCAAGCACCACGGTGCCGTCCTCTCTTGCGTCTACAAGCATGGAACGCATGATTTCGTTAAGGTCTTTGGACCCCACAGCTCTCTTGGCTTTGGAGGCTGCTTCCAAGAATACCGGCAGTTTTGCGCTGAATTTCATCGTTATATCGTCCTTGAATTAAGTAAGGTAACCCGACGCCCAAGACGGTCCTTGGTAGTCACTTTCCTCAGCGCTGGGCTCGTTCCATTCACCCGCAAGCAAGTGCGCAGGCTTCTCGAAACCATCGTTAGGGGTGAGGTATTCGTTTCGGCATCCGGACACCAGAAGCGTCCATATGTCGAGGTCATTCCAGTGCTTGATCTTTGTCTGGATCCAGCTAAGACCGCGCTCAAATGCCATTTCTAGGTACTCTTTTGCGCCATCAATGCCACCGAGGTGATCGACAGCTGCCATCATGTTGTTCAGGCGTCCCGTATCCCTAGGCAGCGGCTTCACGCTGGCGACACCACGGTCATGGCGTCTGGCGAGCCCATACACATGAACTTGCAGCTCCAGAAGCACTTCATACTCCCTCCAAGCGTCCGGCGTGTCCTCGGCCATGATGGCATACGCCTGCTCACGATGATGGTACTGGACGCACGAGAACAAATACGCCTCGCGATTCGACCCATCAATCGGGGAGGGAGGGATTAGGGAGGTTGGGGCAACAAACGACTGAGTCTCTGACTCGGTCGTCACAACCGTCAGGTTGTCTAGATCTTCAAATTTGGCGTTCGATTTAATTTCAGATCCAGACGTCTTTCTCGAAATCACTCCCCCAACCTTATTCCTCCCCGGCGAAGCCGGAATCTCCGAAGGCGAAGCCGGAGGGCCGCCGAAGGCGGGCCGGAGGCTCTTGCCCTCCTTCTTTGAGTCCGAAGGAACGAAGACACGAGCGGAGCGAGGGTCTGAGAGACGATCGGACATATCATCCTTATCTCTTCTTTTATTGTATATATTCTGTCGGGGTTTATCGACCCCCCTAGAAAAGGACCTCGAACCCCCCTCAAAAACGGCGTCCTCTGGGGTGGGGTAAATCTCTACTCGCGAGATTCCGCGAGACGGCCGGTCAGGTCTGGGCTGCTGGGCCTTCGTATCGATAAAGGGCACGTCAATCTCATTTGGCCGACCCTCGATTCGATCAGGGACATCGTCGGCGATCATGTCCTCGTGAAGACCGGGGGCGAGCTTACCATCCTTGTCCCTGATCACGATCGTGTTGTTATAGTCAGGCACGAATCTGTTATCAGCAAACTCCTGAAGCAAGCTCTTAGTGATTTTACATCGCCAGATGACATTAGGTAGCTGGCCGTGAGCCTTAGGGTCCCAGCGCTCTTTGACATCGATGTAGCCGATGCTAGCAAGCCTCTTCGTGGCCTTGATGCGCTGGTCTTTCGAGATGCCTCCCAGCTGTTCAATCTTTTCAGCTCGAAGCGTACAGAAGCCATTAGCTTCGGTTACCCGTGAGATGGCACTTAGTAATGAAAAGGCTGGGCCATACCCATTGAGGTGCTTCTGAACAACGTAATTGTCTAGCTCATGTATGATGAGCATATCAGTCTCCTTTGGCGTTACGAGCGTGCACACGATTGCACGATATAGGTCTTCTAGCTTAATGCACACAGGTGCACTTAATCTTCATTCCAATAACGGGGCCTTAGTCTGGCCCGCCACTGAGAGGATAAGGGGAGCCCGGATTCGTCTAGCCCTGAGTTAACCCAAGACTCCACCTTCCGGCGACCTTCAGAGGACAGAAAGTAAGTCCTCTGGCTTTTACGTTCTCCAGCAGTGATGACGCCACGGCTCAGGCATCCATCGATTGTGGCTTTGGAAAAGTCCTCTAGCTTATTCAAAACCAGACCCCTCACACCCCTCTCAGCTTTATGGTAAGCAAGGTGCATCATTAGTCTGCACATCTCACTGGTTAAGGGTATCTGGGTTGAAGTCATGTGATCGATCCGGGAGCTGGTGGACTGATAAACCCCTTCAGGCAGTAACCGCATCTCACGGCGGAAACTCCCTCCACCTCGGTCTCTATCTCATATCTCTTCGCAGAGCCATACGGATATACCGGCTGGATGTCCTTCTCTCTAAGCTCATGCTCGATCGATGAGATGAGGTAAGGTGGGGCTGATACAATGGCTTCTCTAGCACCCGAATATTCTGCTAATTCCGATAAAGCCTTCGCTAGGCCAGCAATTTCTTCTGGCGGCGGCGGCTCTTCAGGCACGCATTCAAGGAGTTGTCGCAATCGAAATCTTTGATTGGTTGGTAGCTCGAACACGCCCTGCTTTCTCATCTCCCTAGAAGGGGTGAACAGGGTTAGATTCACAATAGATCGTTGGTCATACATAATTACCTCAGGCGAGCCTAAAGGCATCGCGTTAAATTAGCAAGCACTAGGATCCTTTTCTGAAATCCTTAGATTGCTCTAGAAGTTTGATCACGTGATTGGGTTTCTTGATAAGGTATTCAGCTACTTTTAGGGCACGTGACTTGTACGACGATGCGGCATTATCTATGAAAGGACGTTTCACGCGCCTGTCCCACTTCATTCCCACGGCTTCGTCGTAGATCACGCGCCTCAGATCCCAAGTCTCAGGCTCATCGAAGTTCTTTTTTCTGATAGTTCTGAGAAGATCCTTGTCTTTCGATATTCTCTTGTGGGCTTCCTTAAGAGCCTTCTCTAGCCGTACATTTAGCGACATATGCTATGGTCCTCTCGGGAGTACGCGCACGCGCCCTCGCGCACGCAAGAATGGGTTTAACGAATGAGAGCAAGCTCCCTCGACACAAGACCAAAGTCTCGATCGAAGATGTAGGCAGCCTGACCCCTGTCTCTGGTAGTGTACCCATTGAGGTAGTGCCAGCGGTCGTCTCCAGCAAGCGAGGGGGTCTGTAGGATCGTGATGCCGTCATCAACTTCATCTATGCCGTGGAGGTGGCCCACGATCCAGTACCTGAACCTAGTTGATCCCCACAGGTCAGGGCGATGTTTGGCCATCATCATGCCGTATTTTAGTGGACGTGATGATCTAGATCCCCTGATGCCGTGACCGTGGTGAAACCCTATGGCAACGTCGCCGAACTGGTCGTATTGGTATGGCAGGATCGTATTGACGATACTTACGTCGTCATCCTTGGAGTAGCCGTGCCGAAGTCCGCACCAAGCAACTTGACTCGTCCTCCAATCATGATTTCCCGGAACCACTCGGACCTCTACATGGCCAAGGCACCTGAGCATATCAATAAGCTCAATTTGAAGCTCATAGCCTGCGATTAGACCAGTCAGAGGTAGTCCGTCGTTATCTTGGGGCGTGCCCGAGTGAGTTTGTGCGTGGTCGTTGTCACTATTCCACCAGTCCGATCCCAATATTAGCTGGACTCTCTCTGGTCGCCCCCTTTTGGTTATCTGAGAGATTAGGCGACTTGTGGTCTCCAGCAGGTGCTCTCTCGTTTCTTTAATGCCAGTCCCATCGACGTTCAGCTTATCGATGTGAAGGTCCTGAGGGGCAAATACGGCTAGGAAATGCTTCTGAGGAAGGTCTAATTTTTGGACGTCTTTGCGGGGAGGGTGGTGAGATACATGATCAAATAGAGGCTCAATGACGCCTCGGTTGAAGTTTCTCCACTTGTGAGCGTCCTCTACTGTGAGCTTCCACTTTTTTCGGTTCCATTCTCGCTCGAAGACACCCCGCTGTTGCATCGCCATATCGCTGACGAGGTCTGGAGTGGAACGTAATACGTGTTCTTCGTCTGTGAAGGGATCTTCATCGTGTGTCCATCCTAGAGCTACCTTGAAATCGATGAAGTCTTCTCGCCTCCATCCGAATCGATGACAGACTTTGTTGATGGTCTCACCCTTATCAACATGATCTGAGTAAGCCGTCTTCATTTCCCGGACAGTTTTACCATCGACCTGAATATTCTTTTTTCGGCCGCGAAGAAAGACAATGTATACGTCGTCTTCCTTGTTGTAGAAATAGGACCGCTTGATCTCCGTTAGCCCGATGGCTTGCTCCGGCGGCTCTTCCATCCCGGGATCCATGGTCGGAGGAACGCTGGATTCCTTACCCCATGTCCAGTCGGGATCTTCGGATCCAGAGCCCTCTTCCGGCGTACCCTTGCTCTCCTGAGTAGCCTCTTGCTCTTCCATCTCAGATGTGACCCGGTACAGGTCCCTCTCGATAGTGCTGAGGCTGACTTCCGCGTCCTCGTTCTCATTGTATAGCTGAGCAATCTCTGGGACGCTCTTCTCAGGATAGTGCTCGGAGATATAAGCAAGGTAGCCATCATACCGTTTCTTCATACTGATCTCGTCCGTTATCTATGCACTAGTGTAGTTGTCACTTAATCGACCGTAGACCAAGTCTGAGTCAGACTCAGCTTTTCTCGTATTCTTCTAGGGCCGGTGTAATGTCAGCCGACTTCCCATCTGGAAGCATCTCGCAGCAAGACAGTAGCGTGAACAGTATTGATCGCTCTTCCAGTGCTGTTTCGAGATGACGCCTGATCTCACTCAAAAGAGCTACGTTAGCCTCTATGCCAGAGTGGTTCTTGTCCGGGTTAAACTCGTCTGCCGCCCAATCGATGTTCAGGCGGATAGGCAGGTAGGCTTCTGTTCCACTCGAAGGGAGCCTCAGGGCAATCTCGATGACTTCAAGCCTTTCATCAGGCATTGCCTAGGACCTCTTCGAGTCTTACTTTGAGGTCCTTTAAGCCCTCTTCCCCGACGCCGTTATTATCCATTTCAACGAAGACGTCTTCATAGTCAGGTAGCCACTCATGTTTTTCAGAGATGTGCGACGCGACGGATTGAGCCTGATCTCTTTTCATGTATAAGCCGATCGCCTTATGCCCCATGGCTCGGGCTTTCCGGAGAAGCTCGGCTTCGTTTCCGTGGCGGCAGTCTGTGATGACAGCGTTATGACCCTGCTCTAGAAGCGAGACGGCGTGATTCCACGCTTTTCGAACCCAAGTTTCAATATAGATGTCCCTTGCGGCCTCCCCCAAGTCCTGAAGAATGGTCCTCGGGCTTGCGTATTTTCTGAAAGTCACCCTTTCGTCACGCAGGTCGACGATTTCGAAAAGCCCAGCATCAACGAATCTTTTGTAGGAGGGGTTAATAAAGATTGCGAAGGCAGTCAGCGATTCTTCATCTGTCCGGGCGTTTCTGGAGAGACGAACAGTATTGTCTTGGTACATATCCTCAATCTTAGTCTCCTTGAGGTCCCCGTACAGTTGCTCATCGCTCAGATCGTATATGAGCCTCGCTGCGTCTTTGAGGGGCTTTGCAAACGCTAAGATCTCTGTGTGCCCATCTATGACATCTACGAGAACCTCCCCAGCGGTATCCTTTCCGCTCCTAGCTTTCCCAGACAATAATATTAAGGTTCCTTTTTTATCCGACATAGCATTCTCGAAAGATATGTTGTTACCTATCTAAACACGCAAGGATCCTACACAATTATTGACGATCCGCCAACCAGTTTTGTACTGTCACTGTAATAATAACCCGACATCAGGAGATAACGATGCCGAATCAGTCAGAATGGACGGAAGAGGATGATGAAATTATGCGAGAGGTATTCCTAAAGGGTGGCCTCCCAAGCGTGAGGGAGAAAGGGCTGCTCAAAGACAAGTCAGACAGCTCAATATATTACCGGTCTAAGCAGTTAGGGTTGAGTAGGAGGGATTATCAAAGGGAGCGTCGGAGGGAGTTGGTGGAGGAAGTTAAGGGTTTAGCAGAGAAGGGTCTAGACGCCAGAGAAATATCAGAAGAGTTAGATGGCGAGTTTGGTGTTGAGTACATCGTGGATTTTTGCAGGAAGGCTCTCATAACTCTCACGCCATTAAAAAGCAGAAGCAGGAAGCCATACACCCCCGAAGAGGACGATGTCATTAGAGAAAGGTATCCTGAAGAGGGTATGGATGTAGCCTCGTCGCTTAATAGGTCTAGGATGAGTGTGTCTGGACGGGCGAACAGACTAGGGGTCCGGAAGAAATCCCATATTGGTTCACTAAAGAGCGCTGATCCTGAGCAGATTAGGCGTATGTATTGGGACCTTAACCTAACGCTTGAGGAAGTGGGTCACGTGTTCAACGTAAGCTATGAAGCCGTTCGGAAGTTTATGGTCGTGAACAACATCCCGACGCGGGATAGGGGTGGGGTGCATGAGTCTAGGGCATCAGAGAAAGCTGAGAGGGAAGCCCCCTCAGCTCATAATATTATTGATCAACTGCTTCTTTGAAATACTTGAAGGGTCGGAAATAAGGAACAGTTCGCTTGGGGACATCGATTGGCTCACCGCTTCCGGGGTGGTACGCCGTACGCGCACTTCTTTCCCTTGGCTCAAAAACACCAAAGTCGTTCAGGCGAACCTCTTTGCCTTCCTGAACTTTACCCACGATGAAGTCTAGGGTCTCCCCTACTACTTCCTTGGCCTGCTTCTCCGTAAAGCCAAAGGTGGTGGAAATGTGCTTTGCAATATCATTTTTTGTCATATTCATACCCTCGTTAGGATCATCCCTACGCTAGATTGAATACACCTAGCACAAAGAAGGGTATAGCTCCGGATCCGATACTGCAACACCCTCTCTTACTCGGAGTCTTCCACAAGAGAAATTCCCCGGGCGGCATACCTGTCGCGCTTTGGGTCTTCTCGTCTGTGGATATAGCCCTTTTTGTTGAGTGCTTCCACCGTGTACCTGACCGAAGAAGCCCGGGGCTGGCCGAAATACTCAGCAATTTCTCGAAGCGTTGGAGACTCTCCAAAGTCTTCGATTAGATTACCGATAGCCTCTAGGACTTCCGACTGACGTTCTGTAAGTTCTGGCTTGCTCATGGTGCCTGTATTGTCTGAGACAAAGTGATTGACCCTTATTTTTTAGGGTGTGTCGCTGACCTTATTGACGCCGTACACAATGAGGATGGTCGTAGAAGCGCCTAAAATGAACCCGAGACCGGTAAACACAGTCCCTTTGTTTTGATACCACCAGCTTGATCGCTCATCTTCAACCTCTTTGAGCTTTTCGTCCGCGATAGCGAGCTTATCCCAGACAATACTAGCGTTCATTTTACACAGCTTGTTGTTTAAGGTCGCATCAACGTAGGTATCCTCGGCGTACAGGCGAAGCTCTACAGCGGCCTTTAGCTTGGCGTCGGACAGGAAATATCCCCCCTCTACGGGAAGCTCAAGATGACGTAAGCAAGCTACATCCTCATCAGTGGTAGCCGTTACGCCGAGAACTGCGCCCTCGCCCTTATCGGGGGGAGGATTTATCTCGCTTAGTCCGACCTCCGGCCTTTTAGTATCTTCTTTTTTAGACGTGGTCGCACACGCTGGCGTGCACACGAGTGCGATGACTAATGAGACAGCAATCCACGTATGTGTAAGAGAAGTTCCACTCCGTCGTCCTCTGGAAGCTCGTGAGCTGTCATAAGCTCTGGAAGAAGCGTCTGAATTCTCCATCTCTTTTCCTTGAATGAGAAGTTTATACCGTCAATAGAGCTGTCGCCTTCTACTGCAACGAAGTGATTGCCCGACAGTCGGTTCGTTTTACCAAGATAGATGGCTCTTTTGCCGCTTCCGAAGTGAACAGAAGCCCCCGGCAGTGGTTGTTTTTGGATGCTACTAAAAACCTTGTCAGCAAATTCCTTTACGACTTCGACATCAATAACGTCGACAGGATGGGGCTTACTGAACACATACCTTCCCTCATCGTCCCCAATCTCACATAGGACCCATTCGCCCCTGAACTCGCCGCAGTATATGAGAGCCCTCTTCAATCGACTGCTTGCTACAACATCACCTGAGCACGGAGAGACGGTATCAACAATACGTCCTGCAACGATATGTCCCGAGTAGGCGTCAAAGTTAGGGAGGCTCCAGACTTGAAGTTTTTCGGCTTGGTTTAGGGACTTAAGAAGAGGGCGCATATGGTCAACGCTTCTCTCTCCGTCATCCCTTGGGATGGGGGTTATGTGCTTATAATCAGTTACAATGATGTCATCATGAACCAGCAAAAATCCTCGACTCTGGTCCACCTCAACAAACGCCGGAAGATGCTTTCCTTCAACGTTGGCTGAGCCCACGTAGCAGATCGTCCTTCCCGTTCTATCAACCCTGAAAAAGTCACCCACCCGAAGTTCAGTTGCACCGTGCCTTAAAGATTCGAGGTCGCCCACTTAGAGTACCTTTCACGCTGAGTTTTGATGTCGGGCTCACTGGCGATGTCCTCAAGAATCCTACGCTGAACCTCGGTCTCTACCTTCTTCTTGGAGCGCTCTATATCAATCTCTGTTTTGGCTCGATCGTACTCTTCTTTGGCTAGAGAGGTCAATGACCCGTCTGCTATAAGGCTATCATCGGAACTCCTATCCTTCCTCAAGAGTGCAGACAGTGCGAGCCCAGCAGCCAACCCCAAGCCAGCTACCACAGCCCACCACCAGCGCTTTATCCAGAGCCATACAGATTTCATTATTAAGTCCTCAAGGTTATGCGGATACAGTGACCTCAGCAAACATCTCAGTAGTAGAGCCAGTCGTCGAAAGCACCAGCTGATCGTTGGGTTTGAGCATGAACAGGGACTCGCCTGTGATCACTACGGAGTTAGCAGAAAAGTCGCCCTTCTCGTAAAGAGAAAACAGCTTTGCGTTGCCATTCAGGTCGACTACCTTGAGCTTAAGTGACCAATCCGTTGCATCACCTACATCCAGAAGTATCCTCTCTCCATGGACGGGAGTTAGAGAGTCGAAGTCAAATCGACCGCCCGCTGTAATCTCTTTGTGATCAACCCTTTTTCCCTTCTCAACGTCGGTCCCGCCTGACGGAGCAGCATCTGAGAACTGATTCCCAGCTGCCATATTTTGCAAGATATTCACGTACATGATGTTACCCTTACCCTAGAGTTCGCCGTGCTTTTTGCGAAGCCTCTTTAGTTCCATTAGTGCTGAGTCCCGAGTCTCAAGAAGGATTTTGTTCTGCCTTCTTATTTCTTGAATCTCTGTCTCCAGAGAGTTGTTCAGGGATTTAAGCTCGGCATTCTGTGTTTTAAGCTCAAGGATCCATTCCTCTTGTGTGCTAATTTGCTTCTGTAGCTGCTCAATGAGCATTTGCCGACTTTTGGCTTCATCTCTCCAATAATCTCGGGACTCCTTAAGCTCGTTTCTTATGTCGTTGGCATCAGACCAATTGCGGCGATTCTTTGCTACGAATCTCTCGTAAAGCCACTTGAGGAATAGGATGATACCTGCGCCACCACCGCCGGTGATCAGGGTCGTTATAAAGCTCCAAGTTTCTTGATCCATAGTGATGGCCCTCCCCCGCTACTAAATGCCTTTTGCTCTGATCCACTTGATGTCGAGAGCTTCAGATTGTCCCGGGAAAATGCGCTGCATAATTTGCAGTTTCAGCTCCCACCCCATAACTCCAGCGTCTAGAACCCTATCAGCCTCTACTAGGCTATATTTGTTTCGTGGGTATGTCATTCCGAAGGCATCATGATCCCCCAGCTTGAGGTCGTGACTCACCAGATGCACAGCCACACCATCAAGTAACTCCCAGGGCTCTGTCTGAGTATGAGGCCGGAACTTGGAGCAAACGTTCTCTTCAATGAAATCCTCCATATGTCCCGGAGGTACGTACAGAGATCGATCAGAGAACAGAAAGGTTATCCCCCTGATCTGATATTTGAGAGCCCCCCTTCTATATCCCCATATGGACGCATAAGCAGATATAGCCAGCACCACCGATGACAGGGCGTACATTGCCCATACGCCCTCTCCGCCAATGCCTAGGTCCAGAGAAATGGCAACAGTCACGGCGAACACGAGTACGAAAAAGACCCATGCTACCCAACTTTTTCTCCAAGCCGCCCCAGCATACAATCTGAGTGGTGGAGTGTATGTATTTGGAGTAAGTTCCACGACAAACCCTCGCTGCGATCAAAGTGACTCACATGAGATGGTGTGCCGGAAGTTTGTCAGATTCAACAATGCTGCGATGATTTAATGTTTATTTGAGTCGCCCCTACACTATATTTCCTCCGTAAGGAGGGTATCTATACGCTGATACATGGAAGGTGTGGCGCTCGGGTTCGTGAAGGCTAGGCTTTTTGATCTCTTGACGCGCTTGGCCTTTGCCTTTGATAGAGCTTTTTCGTGCTTGCTAGACTTCCCTTTGTCCGGGGTCTTTGTATTATCTGTGCTACTAGGCATTGCTATACCTTCTCAAGCTGGAAGAAGGGCGAATGGAGATCCCCCTTGTCGGTCATAGTCGTCATCTGTGTACTCTTCAGCGTACTTAGGGACAACCACGGTGTCGGCCCGGTCAACTGATTTCTCTACGTCCCGGACGTAATCTTCTGGATCTTCCTGATCGGCCTCATAGGCACGAAACTTAGAGATGCTGAAATCGATGTGCTTTCCGATATGACCAGACACCTCTATGTCCACCCTTCTCTCAATGAGGTCCACATAAAGATCCACGTGCAAGCTGTAATCTAGGTCACTGTTCCTTGGCATTACGGCGGTGATCACAAGCTTTGCAGGCGGGGAGAATCGGATGTTTAGTGACGGGAGGTTCCTCCACACCACCTTACCAGACTTTTTGAACGACTCGAACAGCTTAGTAAAGAAGCCTGAGATGAAACCTCTTATCCCGCCAACAACGTCTTCGGAAACATCTCGAACCTTGTTGGTGATTTCAGACACAGACGGTATAGCTCTGTCAATGAACGAGCCTGTCGATTCTGTGAGCGCTGTCTCCTTCCAGACTTCAGCATCCTCAAACAGGTGGGCGAGACTAACCGGTCGCGGCAACTGGTCGTTAAGGTAGCTCTCAATAAGGTGTGTGCTGCTCATCATAAATCTCACTGTTCAATTCGTTGTGTCAAAGGCGGCTCCGATTATTTCATCACGGAGAGCCTGATGCTCCGCCCTTACCTCTAGGGATAGAAACTCCTTGAGTCGCACCGACTTAGCTGAATTTAAGGACTCAGGGAAGATTCCTCCAGACGAGCCGCTGAGGGTTTCGTAGGCCCATTCAACCAGACCATCAGGGTTTCCCGTCAGGGTTCCAACACCCTCTCTGCTTGACCACCTAGATACAGTATCCACGAGTCTAATTTTGAAGTCATTACAGCGTGCAATAACCTCATTCGTGGCATAACTGCCTGCCCAACCTTCCAAGCCAATGGAGCGGGCCTCGTGCTGGACCATGGTATCTAGGGTGCAAGTCATGTTCGCGCCGTTGAGTGGCGAGGACGTAAACTCTCGAATGCGTTCGCAAAGCTTTAGGTCACCTCTCAAAGGTTCCTCCGGGCAATCTAGGTCCATGCTGCTATTTAGATTATCTGAGATGGCGCTAGAAACAACTTATAGACTAGTAGGTGGTTCGTGTCTGCGGCTTTCGTATTTTGAAGCCTGCCTCAAATGCCCGGGACAGAGCCTCTGCCTGAGCTTCGTAAAAGCTGTCGCAAACAGCCATAACAGTTCCAGTAGAGGCTCTCCACTCACCAGTCTGTAGAGGATAAAGCTCGACTGTTTCCTTCCAGTTGCCTTTGTTGAAGAGGCGCGAGCATTTCTGCACCATAAAAACAGCGGCATATGGGTGGCACCAATCCACATCATCACTGAAGTTCCCATAGCTTTTCTCGCAGTTTTTGCAATAGGAATGCTCTTCAAAACCAGTTGGGGCGTTACATCCTCCGCAGCACCACACTTCCCCTATAAGCTCGTTGCAGTTCTTGTTAATGGTCTCTCGGTTCATAGCTCATCTCCAGACTTCAGTTGACCAAGAGCTTCGGCCAAAGTTCTACTGACATCGCACTCATGCATATAAGCCGTGGGCGGCATTGCTCGGTACAGAAGGCAGAATTCTTTCAGTCCGAAGCCTCCCCTTCTGGCTATCTTTTCAATAGATTGGCTGTCCCCGCACTGCGCCCTGTATTGAGCGTAAGCCTTCTCACCAGCCTCCCAAGGCACTCGTAGCCCTCCCATGATAGGAAACCCTCTCTGTTTGTCTGACATATCCTCGCCGGTTGTTAGCGGTCTTGGTGTAACTGCTTATAACTATACAACGTCAATATGGGGAGTCTCTATGCGAGATCTACCCCACTTTCTTAAACTCTTGGCTTTGTCTTTTAGGGACTTCTTTAGAAAGGAGATGCCGAGGTGTTGCTCGCCGATCAAATAAGCCCGCTTTCGGATGGAGATGTCTGGCATGGCGATAGCTTTCGACAGCGCTCTCTCGCGTTGTTTTTTGTCGAGAACATCCCATTTGCTGTCTAGGAGATCTATTGCGCCGGACAGAACTGATGTTCCTCCAAAATCTCTAGCAAGAGAGGACCTGATTACTCTTTTTAGAATATCGTGAGGATCTCCCCCAAGCTCTCCTAGCCAAGTCACAGCAATGCGACGCACCTCCCCGGGCATGAACCGAACTCCAAGGATGTCTTTCTCTTCTGGAGAGGTTGGAAAAGGAAAGTCGTAATCGCCTCTTTCAAATGGCACTGGAGCATAAACGATGGTTTCGCACAGGGATCTCTTCAGATCTTTGTGGCCTTCGATGCCCATGAGGTGGTTGTAGACAAACCTGCTCTGGTTTCCAAGCATCTCTTCAGCCATGAGGGCGATGATCAGAATGTCTTCTTTTTGCGCATTGGAGAGCTTGCCAAACCACATTATCGCGCTTAGTGCCTGATTAATCTCGCTGACGGGAGAGAGGTATGTCTGCTTCAGGCGCGCAGCTCTTATGAGGGCCTTTCTGAAGGAGAGTATATCCTCTCTTGTTAGTTTGCCTCGTGAGGCGAGGTGAGATGCGGACTCGAAAAGTCCCGGACCCGGTTCTTGCTCTGGATCTATGTCTCCACAGGAGCGGATATGTTTGCGTGCTGCCAAGTCTTTGACCCGTGGGGTTATTGTTGGGTCTCTTAGGGCCTCCCTCGTAAAAAGACCCCAATATTTAGGGCTCTTCAAGTACCTCCAGAGATCATCGGAAACGTGAGATATGAGAACACCGCCGACGTGGTCGGATATGACTCTCGCGCCAAGCCTTACGAGCGGGTAGGTGTCCTCCTTGTATGTCATTGAGAACGTCTTGCGTAGAAATGTTGTTGTGTCCATAGGGTCCCCTGAAAAGAGCTAGAAGTAGTACCTTCCGAGCATAACGAAAAAAGGGGCGCGCTGGAAGTCTCCAACACGCCCCGATTCCTTTTAATCAACGGCTGTTATGCCTACTCTTCCCTATTTCTCGCCTCGGCCTCTTCGGGGGTAAAAGGGAGATCGTATTTTGAGAAGGTGTCGAAAACTCCAGCGTAGGAGCAATACTGGCCTCTCATTCTTCTGGGTAGAACCATGCCTAGCTGCACGAACCTGTTGGCGAAGCCGTTAAGGATCATACTGATCTCTTCGGCGGAGTACCCCTCTTCGTCCCTTAGGTGCTGGATGAAGTTCGGGGTGTTGAAGGCAAAGGCTTTGTTTGTAAATTCCTCACCTTCTAGCAGGTTGATGTAGGAGAGCCACTCGCCTACGGTCTGCGGACCTTGTTCTTCCGATACGTTGTCTTCCATAATTGTCTCCTTGTTAGCCCACTGACTTTAGCTGGTCGGTGTTCTCTAGGTCTTGACTGAGGTTTTTGATGTAGGGCGATAGCTCCATCCTCATCAGCTTGGAATCGAGAGCGTAAAATGACGACCTCTTTTTCTCGATGTCACCAATTCCTTTTGATAGGTCTGCGTCCTGACTTTGGATGACAATCTGATTGAAGAGGTTGGCATCGTAGTCCTGCCACTTCTCCATCGCTTGGTCTAGCGTGAAGTCGAGATCACTATCGTCCTGCTCATATGACGAGTCGAGGGTGTGCTGATCAACTGCATTTTGCTGCCCCTGACGGTGAACGCGAGCAGACCTCTGCTTCATGACTTCAGAGTTCCAGTCATCTCTGTCGAGGTGGATGACCGAGCTGAAGGTCTGAAGGTTGACGCCGTGAGAGTAGTTCTGTGTGAGGACGACACTTCGGACATTGGTTTCGGCGGGCTTGACATGATTGTCGATGATGTAATCAACCCACTCTTCCTTTTTGTACTCACGCCCATCTATCTCGTATGCCTTCTCCTTGAAGGTCTCTAGCTTTTTGCCATTAGCCCAGATTTCCCAGCGGTCACTATATGCTACGGCGTGTTTGTCTCCCGGTATCTTGCTGCAAAGGTCTTTGACAGCAATGCCAGCGGCGTCGTTATTGTCTGTGAAAATAACGAATCGCTTACCGTTACCCATGCCCTCGTCGACGATACTTACGCACCGATCGATCTTGGGGTTTCTAGCGCCCTTGACATGCTTGCTAGGAATGAGGGACAGCTCTTGGGCGATCTTCATATCCTCGTGTCCGATCCTCTTCTTTCGTACGTTTTGGATGAGCTTTAGCTTTCTGTGCTCGATCCACTCTTCCCTGCTAACTTCGGAGTGCCCAATTTTGAAAGGCCCTTCGGAGTTTTCAATGGACTCAAGATCACGAGCGTACTTTGCCATGCGCTTGCTGAAGCGCTTAATAATACGCCTGTGCTTCTTGGCGACCTCGTCATCCATTTCAATCAATTCTTGAGTAGGTTTCAGCTCAGGGAGGTCGTAGCCCTCAACGCTCGACTTGCTGGCGTAGTACATGTTCTTCTTAGCCCAGCGCTGGAAGGTCTCTCTGATGTCCGGATCTTCAGACAGAGCAATCTCACGACTACCCAGACGCTCGCAGTGCTTCTTTACGAAGTTGAGCATTCGTGTGCGCTCTTCTCCGGTGTTGAACACATCTACGTTGTTTACGTGAGCCCACAGTGCATACAGCTGCTTCGGGCTGCTCTCCAGCGGAGAGGCTGTCAACATGACCTTTCTTGGGTGCGGCATGTTGATAGCTTGAGCGATCTGAGAAGAAGATATATTCTCACCACCTACTCCGTAGTCTGTGATTTCATCGAAGATAACGGCGGCCCACTGGTCCATGTAGTCTTCTTTGAGTTCCAGCGGCTCTCCGGGAGCTGACTTTTTGGCGTCGTTGCGGAACTCTCCCGGTGCCATGACCTCGACATGTGACATGAACTCTTCAGGGTCGCTGATGAACTTCTCCGCTTGGTTGCCCAAGTTACCCTTGAGGCTTTTGGGTGCAACGAAGAGCACCTTCTTTCCATTGTCTAGAAGACCCTTTCTTTTTAGGTCCTGAATGTACGCCAGCGTAAGCACGGTTTTGCCGACGCCGGTTTCGAGGGCGGCAATTCCTCGTCCGCCGTTTGAGTCAAGGTAAGAGAGGGCCTCCAATTGGGCAGAGTTCAACTTAAACTGCTTCTCTTCCCCTTTGACCATGCGAGACTCTTTGAATCCGCCGAGCATGTCCGGTTTGAAGGAACGCAGCCTCTGCTCCCGGACGGCGTCATCGCGAACCTTCGCATCTCGATAGTAGTTATCTGCTTTTTTGGAGGCGGATTCACTCATGACGAACCCGCCGAGCTTCTCAATGACGAGCGGAAGCGCCTCGTCCTCAAACTTAAAGACCGTCTGGTACGTATAGTCTTGTTTCTGGCCTACGACATCACCGAGGCCCTCGATCTTTTTGACGTACTCAACCATCGGGTTTTTCTCAATGGCTCGGACGGCATTCCGATGGTACGTGTAGTCGTCTCCAGACGGAATCCTCAAGTAGAACTTTCCGTCATCAGCAATAGTGACGTAAGGCTCTCTATCTGATGTCACTACCAGACCACCCTTAGCCTTAACCTCCATGGGAGTAGTTCCGGTTTGAGGGCTGTAGTTGTAAGCAACGCCCTCAATCAGGCGGCCCGACATATTCACCATGTCATCGACCTCCATACCGGTGAACCGGTCAGGCATAAGCTCGATCTCACCCTCTTCATTAGTGGTGACGTTACCCGCAACCACCTTCTTTCCGTCAATCTCAACGCATGGGAAGTTTCGCGTGAGGGCATTCTGCTTGTCGGCATCGTCGGTAATAGCCATGTACTCGACGGTTGCGCCGTCTCTAATGGCTTGTTCAATGTCCTCGCTGGGCACCCGATCTAGAGATTCGAGTGATTGAGGAAAGACTCCCAAGTCCTTCTTCTTAAGCTTGTTGTAAGCCTTTCTCTCCCTCTTTCTTTTCTCCATGTACTCGTCCATGGAGAGCTTCTCACCATCCGTGTCATAAACTATCTGCTCTGTCTCAGTACCCTCTCCCTCGGTGGCGGGATCGATACCGAGCATGACTGGTCTTCTCCAGATGTGATCCTTCTTGGGCTTCAGGCCATCGTTTACGATCCTTCTGGTGATGTCATCTTCGAGCGCCTTATAAAGAGCTTTCTTCTTCTTCTCCAAGGCGTAATGTTCGGGATCTTCATCTGAGATGTCCTGAAGCTTAGTATTCTCTGATCGTGCCGTGTTGAGCTTGAACCAGAATGGACTCAGCTTTCTGCGTCTAAAGTAGATGTCCTGAGATTTAGCGACATCGGTCATTAGCTCCAAGAGATACTGGCCTGCCTCTCTGGCAATTTTCTTTTTGCGAGTGCCCTCTGGTCCCTTTAGTATTCGCCTGAAATGCTTCCTGAGGTCGATCCTAGCATCTCGAAGATCGGCGCTGATGATGGCATCATCAAGCTTTTTTCGGATGAATTGAATCGCGTAGAAGAATTCCTCAACTTCGTTTCTACGGATTGAATTTAACCCTTTTTCCCACATCCTTAGTCGAGCGTACATGTTGAAAAACGGCATCCCATCGGGCTTGAAAGTCCGCCTCAGTGCAGGCTCGATAGTGGTGGAGTATGTCTCTCCAATTCCCTTGAGGATTGCGTTCTGCTCTTCGTCACTCAATTGAGCCGTTCCCGTACCCGCGACCAACTTCACGAATCCACTGACGCCATCGGGATCGCGCTGGGTATCGAGAGAGATGTTTTTCTCTCCGGCCAAAACCATGGTCACTTGCAGAATTTTCTCAGCAGCGAACGCGGCTCTTTTTGCATTTCTTTTATCACCTTCGTTCTGAGAGATGCCTTTCATGCTCCGAAGAGCTTGCTGGGTTAGCTGGGACATCTCACCTGTGACGAAGGCACCTCTGATCTGCTTTTCAATTAGGCTAGCCGCTTTGATGAACTCTTCGACGTGACTTCTTTCTATGGAGGGTAGACCCATAGCCGCAAGTCGTAGGCGTCCGTACATTTCGAAGTAAGGCCAAGACTTTCGCGAATACTCCCTTCTCAGAGATCTACCGGCCTCAATAGAGAAAGATTCATCGACTTGGTCGTCAATGAATGCCTTCTTTGTCTCGGGGTCCTTAATGTTGCCTACAACGTCCTTGAGGTCGCCGCGCTCAACGAGTAGGTCTCTTTTCTTTTGAAGCGTCGATTCAATTTTACTCAGAACGTCCATCGGTAACTCGTCCATCAAGTGGTTGTGGATCTGCGTTATTCATCTACATATTAATAATGCGGCGCTTTCTCGAAAGCAAAAAGTCGTGCTGTTTACGGAAGCCTTGCAGGCGCTCCAGTATAAAGCTCGATCAACCCCTTGCTATTTTCTATGAACTCCAAGAATCCCGGGTGCATAGGGCTATCTAGTATTTCGAAGTCAGCAGGCTTGATCCATCTCCACGCGTCGCTCTCCCAATTGATGGCGGGCCTAAACTCTTCTTTTACGATGCCTAGAAAGTGGTGGTAAGAGAACACCTTATCGGGAGATATGAATCTGTACGCACGAACAAGTCTGATGGGACCGCTGTAGCCAGCCTCTTCGGCAAGCTCTCGTATGGCAGCCTCTTCAGGCGTCTCGTTGTCTTCCAGACCACCACCCCACACAGACCACTCTCCTTTGTGGCTGCTTACCTTCTGACTCCTGAGGTTTAAGAGAACTCTTCCCGTATCTGGACACAACGGAAGCACGCCAGCAGAGGCCAAGCGCGGAGACCCACCCTCAGTTTTTCGGGAGGTCTCGGCATTGGTAAACGACTTTATTTTTAGCGTAATTTTATCCATTTACTCTCAACAGGCAGAGCGCCGAGGAACTCCCCGACGCTCTGCCTTCCTTGCCAAAGGAGTGACTTGGCTGCGCCAAGTAGAGCCAATCGGCCTGATGAGTTCCGATCAACTCCTGTAACATGCTACTAGTGCACGGGAGGGAAACAACCTTTAGATGAATACAAGGGGCTGCTATTCACCCAACCTCGAATCGATAAGGCTCTTCATGCTAAGAGCGTCTACGGTCGAAAGATAAATGTGCCGGTCCATTCTTTCTAGAGATCTGGCGGATTCGATACAGACCTCGTCTTCATCGTGGTGCCTCGCATGTCCCCTGACATCTTTGGTCAGATCTCGTGCATCCTGAAGGTCTGAGATGATAGATTCGAGCCTATCTGACATGGTTTTGAGAGACCTTATCACAGAAGAATGTGCCTCCTTGACCATTTCTGAGAACCATCTGGCGGGATCCTCAGAATCAAATGGTCCGGCAACAATATGAACGTGTTCTATGCCGGGTATTTCCCCATTCACCGTGGTCTCGTCAGAGACCTCAAAAGCATCGACCACAAACCATCCATCTTCAGTAGCCGATATTCGAATGTCAGCATCGTAAGACAGATGATAATCAGAGCCCTTGATTTCTACAGTGAGCATGGACACCCCTACCTCCTTTTCACAGCCGACCAGATGCGATCATGCATCTTATTCTCGGCCATGATGCTTTCTTCGGAAGGTAGCGGAGGTGGAAGCACTACCGACTCACCTAGCTTAAAGGGCCTTCCTTTGTACTCGGAGTAAACCTTAGCCACCTGCATCGGGCGCATGGTCTCGCTTTCGTTGGGTCCATGAATTTCAAGGACTTGATTGGATGGCCCTAGGACTAGAACCATCGGACCTTTTTCAGGCCGTTGCAGATTTCCGTCAGACGGCTCACCAAATACGACTGCCTCTTGGTGGTATCTGCGACACAGGCTGACAATTTCACTTCTGGTTATGCCGATGACGAAAAAAGACCTTTCCTCTAATACTTCTTTCTCATTGGTTTCGCGGTTCGTCTCTTCCCACTTGCCCTTCATTTTGAAAAAGCCGTGACGAAGCCTCTTGAGGTCTTTTTTTAGCTGCTCAGTTTGAGCGTTTTTGACTTCCTGAGAATCTTCGCCTCGCCAAGCGCTGACAATGCCCCATGACGCGCCAGAATCAAGATGACTCATGATTCTGCTCAGGGACGCTTCTGTGAGTTGTTCTTGCATGGTCCTTCCTCCTAGTTGTGGTCTGCCCTACTACAAGCAGAGGCTAAGAGGCTTTAGGCTTCATTTCCAGTTTTAGATGGCGATCCCCCCGGCATTCTATGAAGCTGATCTTCATAGATGATTTTCTCTGCCTCACTCACGACAGACTCCATAAGCTCCCCGTCAAGATCGCATATGGTTAGGAGCACAGGGCCATTGTATATGAATGGGTGCGCTCTGAGGGTAAGTTCTACGCCCCCACGAAGCCCTTCCTCTACGCAGACGCGAACCTGACCGTGTTGGCGGTACATACCCAGCTTAGCTTGGAGGTGCTCACTGAATGTGGGGTCGATGGGGAGGATGCTTCGGTAGGCTACGGCCTCTTCTTTGAAGCTATGCGTCTCAACTTCGGCTCCGTTGTTGAATATATTTCCGCCCATTTTATCGTCGAAGCCACGAATGGAGTGTAGCTGAAACTCGGGGCATTGGTGCGGAAGGACCGTAGTTTCTACGGAGCGAGCCAGACGGACAAGATCGGCCACAGTGGGAACGGAGTTCTGCGAAGGGACGCTGTCGTTCTTTTGAATGGCTGCCTTGGCGCGACGAAGGTCCTCTTCGAGATCGCCTTGAGCTGCCTGAAGATCGCGCACCCTTCGGAGAGATAGGCAGTACCCAGCGACAAAGGCGAGGCTGGATAGGGTGACTAGTATCAATAGGATGCTGTACATCAGGGCTTCTCCTTAGGCATTGCCGACTCTGCTTCTCGGTATCTTCGGACCAACTCATCTATTCTGGACTTCACAGCGGATCGCATAACCTGCTGTATGGTGCTTACGCTGACCTCTTCAGCTCCATCCTTGAATCGCGCATACGCAATCGCTTCAAGCTCTTCCATGCTCACTTCAATGTCCACCAAAACCCTCACAACACCTCCCTTATCCGAGAGCCTTCCTCACATATTGACTCAAACACATCCTCAGCCGTTATCTCCCCAGCGGTCATGCTTGCGCACCCGTTCAGCCAGCAGGCAATAGAGAGCGCCTCTAAGCCACTTGAGCGCCACCACTGCGGAGGCAGGCCGGTAAGAAGCGCCCTCCATCCCATCTCAGCAAGACTATTGTCGAGATGTATGTACAGTGGCATTGCTTTGTCAGAAGCATATTTAATCATGCTCCACGTGCCCTTGCTTTTCCCATCCCACACACAGATAACAGCGTCTGCATATTCAGCCATCTGCCTGTTTCTGATATGTCCAGCACCTCGCCCTAGATTCTTCCAGTCCGCCGGAAATGGTTTAATGGCCGGTTGTTTTTTCTGGCCCAGCGCTCACCAAGACGGTCAACGCCACGAGCTGTTCCAGATACTACCTCTGAGATGTCCAGCCCTGACTCGGTGATGGCTTGGCAAACCGTTTCGAAATCCGTAACCCCCCTGCTTCCAGCGATTACGACTTTCATTACGCACCCTGAAGATTTTCCAAGAGGTTGCTCTTCACACCCCGAGGTCCTAGCTTCTCTTGAGAGTATTTGAGTGCAAAATCGACTTTGTCATTACCGATAAAGTTCCTGCCGAGGGTAAGAGCTGCATATCCCGTAGATCCTCCACCCATAAATGGGTCAATGACGAGGTCCCCTTCGTCAGTGCATTGAGATATGACGTCCCGGGCAATCTCCCAAGGCTTCTCGGTGGGGTATCCTCCACGCGGCGGTCTCGGGTATTGGAAGACATCGATCATCGACAGGTCTTTAAGCTTTCGCTTTCCCTTCTCGAAGAAAAGCACTCGTTCATTGGTGTTCCGGTAGTGGTAGCCCATTCCCATGCGGATCTTCTTCATGTCCTTTGTCATCTTGAGCCAGATCAGGTCCTTCCAGAACTTGAAGCCCACGTTCTCGCCGACAGGCTTCATGATGAACAAGGTTTCGCAGTCACTGAAGGTGTAGAGGTGACTATCTTTCTTGAGGACCCTGTGGCATTCCCGGTAGAACTCATCGAAACGGCTGTTTGGGAAAATAGGGAACCACTGATTAGATGAGCCGTCGCTCTCCTTGAGCCTCGTCGTAGTTCCCTTGCTTCGGTGCTTTTCTAGGGATTCGTAGGCGGGGTCTGTGACGATGCAGTTGACAGACTCGTCAGGGAACTCCTTAAGGAAGTCAACGGCGTCCATCTTCGTAAGTTGATACTTATACATCAGGACTCTCTGGTGGGTTATTTGAATCTATCAGAATCTCCGTAGCGCTCCTTGGACCACTCGGGGACCTTCTCGTCTCGACATCTTGTGGCGTCCTGCGGCCGGTCATCTCGACCGCAGTCCTTATTAACTTTTTTGGCGTAAGGCCCGCTGGATCCTTTTCCAACGGCGTATTTTTTGCCCTTTTTCGAATAAGAGCCTTTACCATTTTTAGCAAGCTTCTTTGCACTGGAGAATTTGCCGCCAGAAGAGTGCCAAGGATTGGCCTCGACAAACATCTTGATACGCTCAATAAGAGATTTCATAGGGTCCTCGTTGCTAGTTGAGTCATGCCGGGGTGATTCTTAGGCATCCTCACTACGCATTCCAACTATGTTTATCTCTTGATGCTCGGGGGATCCTCTGGTCGTCTTCTTTTGATATGGTCTGCAAACGTACCGTTAGCTAGCCACATCTTGTCGGGCTGAACTTCCTTCGAAAGGAAAGATTTTAGCCTCACGATTCTTTGCTCACACCTATCGCATCTCGTATAGATGAATGTCTCGGTCTCTCGATCCTTTATCGTGTCATGAAACCCGAACACGCAACCAAAAGAACCTTGCTTACCAACCACCTTCCATTGGAAGATGGTTCCATCAGGTAGTGTACTGGTGTGAATGGAAGCGTCCTTCATATGCGCCATCTAGCTAACAGTATCTTTGCATACGGGTCAACTCGCATTTTTGACCAAGATGCATCATACCACAAGGTTCCATCATGCTTCCGGTTTGGAAGGTTATCGCAACAGGTCTCGGGCAGCTCGCGGCTTCTAGGGTTATTGTTGATGGTGTGGACTTGCCATCTGAAAAAGCTGAGTTCGCCCTAGAAGCGATTGATGAGGTCAAGTCTTGGGTAGACATCACTAAAGATCTGGATCTATCTAAGCCGCACACGATTGCAACCTTCGCGCTGAATTTCACTCGTGAAGTCCTTCAAAGGAATTCGAAAGATACGCTTCCCAGCGTGATTAGCTATATGGCAGATAGGAAGTATGCTCTGGCGGGGGAGGAATTCAAGTGGGTGGCGTGGGAGGCCATCCACTACGCAGAAAGCATCCATGGTGAGTCCAAAATAGAAAAGGAGTTCGACAACTTCCTTCTTCTTAGGCAACCCATAGGAGGCGGCCAGTCTCTATTTTATACGAGTGGTCACCCTCATGTCGATCTTATGTTTGCGCCCTTGGATGGCCGCGAGGAATTCAGGCGCTCAATATCGCAGTGTATTTGGTCTGAGTCTGAGTCGATGCTTCTGGATTGGGATGTAGAAGATCTTGTCCTGATAGAGACAGAGGAAGACAGAGAGGAATTTAAGGGCGAGAAGCTAGAATATATCGAAGAGTGGAAGCAGTTCATGGATGCGGGAGAAAAGCGCACCGTTCTTCTTCAGGGTCGTCAGGGAACAGGTAAGACTACCTTTGTTCATCACGTAAGGAGAGAACTGTCTAAGAAAACCCTCATCGTGTCCAACTCCGTCCTCCCCAATATCAACAAGGTGATGTGGCAGGACATTATGTTCTGGATCAAGCCCACGATGGTGATAATTGACGACATCGACTACATCGCCTCTTCTCTTTCAAGGCACCTTTGGCTGTTCGAGGACGGCATGTACTCAGTGCCGCTAACCCTCATTACAGCTAATAATTACCTCGCACTTCCAGCGGCTGCAAGACGCCCCGGTAGAATCGACCAGATACTGGCTATGAAGACGTCTGAAGAAGAAGCCATCGAGAGGGAGGTGCGCCAGTACATGGCGGACGCCGATTTGATAGCAGAGGTCGGAGACTCTGTGCCACCGGATGCTCTAGAGTTCATGTGCGATGTTCACAGGGCTTACGCCGGTGCTGGGACAAAAGAGGTGTGCCGAAGGATGGCGGTACAGGGTATGGATTACCGGCCGCCCGAGGATGATATTACATTCGGTAAGATTACTGGTGACATCGGGTTGGATACAATTGCATCGGAGGGTGAGTATCTGGGGACGACTAGCAGGTCTGCCTCTACAGAAGAAGAGTCCTACGAGTACAAGCCGTGGAAGGAGGACTCTCAGGGGACTCAGGACAGAAAACAGAGGTCGGCTATTGGAAAGCTCCTTACAATCAAGGATCTCGGAAAGGATAAGAAGTAATTCACTCTGCGGGAATTAACGTGCTGCAATGGAGACCAAGGCAGGGATCGTTGTCAGTAATGACTCTCAGTCCGCCGCTATCACTTAGAGACTTAAGCTCACGCCTGAGCACAGTCTTGTAATCATCTACCAGCATCGAAGCGCACTCATGAACATTCTGTGCAGTGAGTACCCAGCTCTTATCGGCCGTTCGTATTTTGCCAAAGGCCCCGTTCGATGTTGACCAGATGATGAGCTTTGCGAAAGTCATCTGCTTTGAGTATTCGGGGAACCCCTTTTCTGACTTGCCCTCAAGGGTCCATCCATCAGGCTTGCTCTCTTCACGCCTATTGATGAGGTAGGTAATGGCATCATCTGCGCTATTGAACTCCTGAAGGGATGTGTCAGCGGAGTCAGACGCAATCCAAAGCTCTTCTGACTTAGATGGTATGCGCTCGAACATCCCAATGGACGTCCATCCGATATAGAGAACGTAGCTATCAGATCCAAGTGACTTCAGCCATAGGCGATTCCTGCACCTGTTCGCGACACGGTTGCCCCTGACGGTAGCGGCATATACGCCTTCAGATTCGTTAAGTAGTCCACGCTTAAGAAGCCCAGATACAACTCCTGCGTTCACATCCGCTAGCCTAGTCGGCCAAGGGTGCGACTGAGTCAGAGCATCGTACTCGCTTGAGGTTATCTCAGGCGGTTTGTCGACAGGTAGCTTGTTGAACATACAGCCACTCCTTAGTTGAAGCATCCTTCCACCGCTGCGGATGAACAGTCCGATCCGCATTTCTTCAAGGGCCTTATCTCATGAGCTGTTATTGTCTATACCTTCCTGAAAGCATTCACTTCGCCAGCTCATATACCTCAAGTCCCAGAAGCCGTTAGCCTGATCCTCCGGGGCCGCCGGTGCGACAGCAGCATCAAAGTTACATTGCCAGATCGCCCCCTGCCAATTTCGTCTTTCTACTTTCACCTCACCAAATTGAAAGCTTATCCAAGTCGATGATTGAGTGGCGTCCTCGTAGCCCGTGTCCAGCCAAACATGAATGCCCGTAGCCGGAATTCCACATTGAGCTGATGTGATGATGGCCCATGCCAGCCCAGAAATCCATTTTCGTATGTGTTCGTCTGTAGCTAGGTTATAGGATTCGTTATGCTCGACGGTCTCTACTGCCCCCTGAAGGAAGGGTACACAGGCCACGCAAAATCTAGCGGTATCTCTCACCAGCTCGGAGTGATCAGCAAGGAGGTCATCAAGGTAGGCGAGCGTCACCTCTTCCGGCCTGCCTCGGAGAATCCTATCCGCCACGCTAGAAACCAACAGATCTATTCTGCGTGGATTCTCTTTCGCTGCTGAGATGCTTTTAGTGAGATTCATTTGCAGTCTCTGCTCTTGATGGCAAGGACGTTCCGGTAAGAGCTAAAGAAGGGGATCCGCCAACCGGCGACCGTGAAGGTATAACACTTCCCTTTTTCAATCTTCCCATACACATCTGCACTGTCAAACTTCCCAAAGAGCATGGAATCTACGTTCTCAAACGACTCCTTGTCGGTGAAGATGAGAAATTTGTCACCGTCTTTACCGTACCTCTTCACTGTTTTGTCGGTGACTTTTACATTTACAGCATCCTTGCTGTTTACGTATGCAGCACCGCACCCACCAAAAGCGAAGACTAGGAAAACAACGATAATAATTTTGGCAAAAGATTCGTCATTCATGACTGTCTCATCTAGGTTTTGTGTTTGGCATCAGGTCAATTAATAGACTGAAACGTACCTTCTGGTCTCCAGAAACACAATGGGTCTGCGTAACGAGGCTTGTTTCCAGTACCTGATTTTAATGTCGGAATTAGGAGGTCGGCCCTCCGCATTGGTAAGAGCTTTTGCAACGCCGTACGATAAATCTGCCACGCCTCTCCACCTCCCGGGGTCGCTACGGTTCAGCTTCAGTACCCACCTTCCATCATGTATGGCCCCATAAGGTCCTCTATCCGTGACTTCCGCCCAAACCCTGTTTCCGGTATGAGCGTGCTCGATCAAAACCATTGTACCCAGCGGAATACTCCGATGGGCTATCGACATGGCGGACGGATCAAACTCTTTTCCGTTGGCCATTATATCCCCGTTCATACTGGCGTCGCTCAGGTCGTAGTAGGTCGACCATCCGCTCTGCTGAACAGGAGGGGTATGTATGTCCGGAAGGTCGGCATCCCCGGACTGTATCATCGCGATAAGAAAAAGGATTTTGATCATACTCATGGCGTCTCCTTGTCGTGCGCATGAGCATGGTCGCTACCTCATATCTTACCGCGATTCAACAGATGGGTTTATTTGCCGGGAAAAAGGCGGAGGGCTTGGTTAGTGGTTTCACGCCTGACGTAGTCCACGTACGCGTATCCGCTGCGCGTTATGACGTGCGACGGCACCCAAATGGAAGCATCGATTTCGGGGTAGAACGTATCGGCTTCGGGCGTCTGGTTGACGTGGGTGATTCGCAAACAATCGACTTGATCGAGGGTGTCCCGGTACAATCCCTCACCACCACCGATGTACACTTCTTCATGGAGGGAAAAAGCTTCATCCATGGCCTGTGCAATCGAGTGCACAACCTTAAGGTTGGCTGCTCCTTTGTGCTTACCGGCATCCCAAGCTCGATTTCGGGTCAGTACGATGTTGGTTCGATTCGGCAGCGGCTTTCCTAGACCCTCGTAGGTCTTGCGCCCCATAATCAAGGCGTGATGCTTGGTTATTTCAGCAAACCTCATGAGATCGCACGAGAGCTTCCAAGGAATCTCTCCGTCCTTCCCGATAGCATTGTTACGGCCGATTGCGGCGATGTGATATAGCTTCATAGTGCCTCCAGAAAAAAGCGCCCCAGAGGAATCTGAGGCGCTTCTGATTAAGATCCCCACGTGGGGTTATTCCGCTTTGCCTTCGAGAACGCTGGCGATTTCTTCGAGGGTGTCGAGGTCCCCATCCTGAAATGCTGCGTCGAGTCGCTTTTTAAGATCGGTCATGCGATCTGCCTGTTGGAGCTTAGTGATAAGCTCTTCAGACTCGCTAAGAAACTCCTTGACCAGCCTTGACGTGGATTGGTCGATGGCGGTGTAGTAGATGTCCCTGACCTCGGATACCGGCCGATTCGAGCCCTCTTGGTAGAACTCATCCGGAACGAGATTCCAGAGGAACTTTTTGAAGAGCCGAGCGACCGAATCCTCCATATCTTCGATCACATCGTTATCAGCGTTGCGACCCTCTGGGCTTTGAACTTCGGATTCGTTGTCTTGCGTGACGGGACTAGCGGTCATTTCCTTATTCCTTTTGTCAGGTGATGTAGGTCTGTCTTCTATCGGGCGAATGCGGAATGTGACTGCCTATCATTTTTTCGCTTGCCTCCGCAGGCCCGAGCACCGTGGAACATTGGCAGGGGCTCAAGGTCTCGTCAAGCTTAATTCCGGTCCCTCCGCAACAGATGCATCCCGTCGAAGTTGAGACGAAGATACGACCGTGACCTCTACAGGTATCGCAGCCCGACTCGCTCGACCAACACGTGTGGCAGCATCGGATCTGAAATGAGCCGAGTGAACCTGAGGGTGACGCCGCTACGTCGAGGCCCTCTCGTATCACTCGGAGAACTCGGCGCTCCTTGAGGTTTTTGAGGTGTTCGGCGTAAAGGTCGCTCGAATGGATCTTGAGCGCGAACGGCGTCTTCCTATCGAAGGGATGGATCAGTGCGAGGCGTGGGTGATCGATGATCTTGGTGACGCGAGCAAAAAAAGTCTCGCTAACAGCAGACTGCATGGTAGACCTTCCTTGGACTAGTAATGCTAAGGGCAGTGCCCGTTTCTAGGTTGTCCCCGGTTGGGAAGGCCGACATTACACCAGTGAAACTAGGCCATCAAGAGGAATTTACAGTTTTTTAGGGCTAAGAGTTTTGCCCGGGTGGGTAGCGCGATATATGTGCGGAAGCAGCGCCTATAGTGGGCGGGGATGGGTTTCGTAGAATCTGCCAAGACGGTACTCTTCGATGCGATCTGTGTAGATCTTCAGCTCCAGCGGAGAGGCCGTGCCCCGGACTCTCCGGAACAGAGTGCTGTACTCATCGGCGTTGATCAGGTTGTTGTTGTGCGCCCTTTCGAGGTCCGGAAGGGTCCGGCAGGTGGTTATGGGCTGCACGCTTCGAGCGTCCTTCATGGCTCCCTCTTTGTGAGCTGTTGATAAAGGAAGGGTTCATACACGAAGCGTGCAGGGATGTCTATCCCTTTATGAGTGAGGTGACCTGCCCAAAGAACCGGCGACATGCAACGTTCACAAATATGGCCATGGCGGGATCAAAGGCGGCCATGATGACCATCATCTCTTGGGGGCAAAAATGCATATCAGTCCTCATCCCAATAAGCAGAGGGATTTTCATAGTTGGGGTAGTTTTCTTTGAGCCATTTGTAACACTGTTCAGACGACTCGTCATTGAGTTCGTGATACTGTTTGTCGTCCGTGATTTCAACGGGTTCCGAGCTGAAGGCGTAGCCGTCGATGCACTTGTCGGTGACGTGGTGAAGGAACACGCCCCTTTCCTCTTCTGCTTCGAAGTCAGATTTCACGCCGAATCTCTTAGAGATGCTGGCTTGGGATCTGCGGTCATAGAATGCTGCTTTGTAGAAGACAGCCATCCTCTCGCGACCCTTCTCATCGTGAATGTAGGACCACATGCTGTGGCTGCTACGCTCTTTGGTCCATCCTACAGGGAGCTTCGCCTGAATGAACAGGTCATCGATCTGCTTTCCGAACTCAAACCCGAGGCTTTCGAGGTATGCCCACGTCTCGGGCGTGGTTTGAGTCCCTTTGCAGTTCTCGCACGGGATACGATTACCTTTTTCGTCTTCGAGGAATTCGTAGTTGTCATCGCGCATGAATCCGACGAAGCACCCTTTGGCACGGCAGCTCGGGAACTCCCTCCCTCCTGAGATCTCCAGTGGGAGCTGTTCGTTTGATACGAATTGCGCCTGACCTTCTGCCTCTTGACGCTCGATACCGCCGGGTGTCATCGCTGCTATCATGTTTTGGGCGTCTGTCTCATCGCCCGACCCCAAGAACCTACTGGCGGCAAGTAGTGCGGCAGGTGTGATGCTCGTTTGGTCGTCTTGACTCATGGTTGCGTCCTTGTTTGCTCTTCGAGCAGTTCTTTTTTGTTGATGGCGTACCTATTGAGATAGCGGTTGAGCGTGCGCCGGTGCACATCTAATCTCAGGGCTGCTTCGTCGAGAGACTCGCTTTCTTCAAGGGCCTCGATGACTTGCGTCTTACTAGCTTTTGGTTCGTCCGGGGCGCGACGGTCTTCGGGTGCGTTATATGACGTCATAAAGAAGTCGAGATGTCGCATGGCGTAGGCAGAGAGTCCAGTACAGGCGGTTTTGCCGGTCTCCCATCTGGATACAACTGAGGGTCCGCTCAATCCAAACAGAGTGGCCAGCGCGGCCTGTGAAAGCCCGTGACCCTTACGCCTTTTCTCTACTTCCTCGGGAGGTATGTCACTAAACAGCTTTGCCCGATCTTCTTCATTGGAATCCAGCGCAATCATCACGCTGAGATTTCTGAGGACCAGCGCGGTGAGTCCACTCACGGGTTGGTCCTTACTTCCACCCATCTTCTCATGCTCCCAGCGATGTATCGTCTGGACATGAGCATCGAGCAGCAGGCCGAAGTCGACCTGAGAGCGCCCCATAGATTCCCGGATCGCTTTGATCTGGACCCCCGGCAAGGGTTCTGTGCTTGGGTTGGATTTCATTTAATCCTCGTCGGCATAGGGTATGTTAGCACGCTCAGCGACAGCTCGTTGAAAACTGAACAGGATCTAGTTTCGCTTCCTTGGCCTCCTTCCTAGAGGCGCGCCTAAATGAATGTTCGATGCCTAGTCGAAATTCTGTGGAACCTTATACTACGTTAACTTAGATGTCACCCCTCGGTTTCTGGCCGAGGTCAAGGTCGAGCCGAAGGATAGAAACACCATCAATCTCAAGCTTAATGCCAAGGCCATCAAGCAATGGAAGCATCGACTTGAGGTGCCAAGCGTCCTCCTTGGTGATAGGGCCATAGTCCAGACGCATTGTCTCCATGGTGTCATCCATGACAAATACGGCATCTGAGTCGAGGTCGTGACCTCGGTCTACCAGCACTTTTACACCCTGATCAGTCTCGACTTGAACCCTCGTGAAGTAGCATGTGAATTCGGTGCTTTTTCTCAGGTCTCTTAGCTGAACATAGAACGGGTTTGGCGTTCCGGCCTGAAAGCCGTTTGATCTGTTGATGAAATTGGATGGCTGGAGTTGAAGGATCATGGGATCTCCTTGGCAAACGAGGGCGCGAGGTAGCGCCCTCGTTTGATCGGTAGGTTACAGTTCAAAAAGCTCAGGGTCTTCGAGTGCTGCCGTAATGAATTTGGAGCCGATTCTAGTCAGTGCCTTGTAGTATTCGCTGGACAGATGGTCCCCACAGTAGTGGTGGCCCAGCTCGTGTATGATGAGATCATCGAGTTTCTCTCGTGAGACCTTCTTGAACCAAGCCTTGCCGAGCGATCGCACGTTGTAGTCCAATCGACGTCCGCCGAAGCAGGCGCTCCAGTGGATTGGGCCGAGCACGAACCTGATGTCGATGGTGAAACCGAGCGCGGCCTTGACCACACGCTCAGTGTAGTCGTGAACCCGTCGCATACCGTCTGTCCATTCGTCCTTATCGTAGACCTTCACAGGCTTTGCGTTCGGGTCGTCACTGTAAGGAGAGGACGACGGTGTGACCTTGCTCGCCGGTCGGATGATGTTGTGCTTCTTGATGTTCTCCCAAGCTTTCCCGGGGAGCGTGCCGCCGTGGACGACTGCGTATCCCTCAGATGCAGCGCGCTTGTTGGATTCCGGGTCACTCGGGTCGAAGATAACGGTCTTCTTTCCGAAGCGCTTTTCGATAACCCTCTTGACGGCGTCAGGGCTTGCGTCGCGATGACTGATAGCGTCGGTGACCCAGCCCTCTGCCGAGTCCTCATCGCTGAGGTTGTCGGCCATCTCGTTAACAACGAGCGCCCGAACATTCTGAAGGTAGCTGGGCGTTACGTTGTCCCGGTCCATATTGAGAGGGACCTTCTGCAAGATGTTGATGTGCCACCGATCTCCGGTCGGAACAACGGGAATGCCCATCTCGTAAAGGGTTGCCTCTTCCCCTTCGTTGACCTCGTAGACCTCGATGATCGTCTTCCTTCGCGTGGGCCTGAGAAGGCCCTCGTCTCCAGAGATCTCCGTGGCCAGTGTGGCTTCGAATTCTGACAGCCGCTCTCGGCGATTGAGCAGGACGCCATTGATGTACGTGCTGACGCCTTCGGGCGGAAGAAGGGTCCGTAGAGCTTCGACGGTCTTCTCGACTTCGGGCTTCGTCATCAAGACGACACCCTCGAACACCGACCCTTCGTCTGTGCGCTTACGTCCGTGGGTCCGACCTTTCTCGCTGAAGATGACCCGACCCGTGGTGGTTGTTATTTCGGCTTTTTCGCAAAGTGCCAAGACAAGCTTCTCTCCGAGATTGAACCGACCTCGTTTCTCGGGGTCGGATTTCTTCTCGCTCTCAGCGAAGAGCGTCCAAGCATGAGAGAGTTCAACAAACCCATCCGGGTCATCGTCTCGGACTACCAGCTCAGCTCGTCCTCGTCGCCCCTCAATGGACGACAGGGTGACGTCTACGCGCTGGACGTCCTCATCCCACGCGTTTTGAACAAGCTCAAGAGCGACGAACTCTTTGCCTCTTCGCTCTAGAACTTTCCTCAGACCTTCCTTGTCTACGTGAAACCATTCCATCGTGAACCTCCCTTTAGGTTCTGTGTTAATTGCCTCAATCCGCGCAAGGCACATCCTCACGCTAGATCAATCTAACATATAGAAAGGCACGTGTCAAGAGAGCTATTTCCACCTAAAGGGTGAATCCAACTGAAAACAATGGGTAAATAGCACCCTATAAAGCCTTAAGGGGGCACACTATGAGTAGCGTAGACGACAGAATTTACACGAGGGTTTTAAGCTTGGGCCGACGCAGATTTCCGGACATGGAGATCAAGTTCAAAGAAGAGTCAAAGTTTCATAGGTTCGTTGGAGAGCGGCTTGCGTTCTGGCTCTGGAGCGATGATGAAAACGGCGACCGCGTGCACCGATACCTTACGACTTACACATCGGTCATTGGAAAGACGATCTGGTTTCCAACACGCGCATACATCGAGTCGTCATCAGCTTGGGTGATACTGGCGCACGAGTTAGTTCATATGCGGGACCGAGACAGAATCCCATTCCATCTTTTTGACCTCGGGTACATCGTACCGCAGATCTTCGCTATGATTGCGCTAGGGGCGCTTGGAGCGTTCTGGTATCTGCCGATGTTATGGTGTCTTCTGGCACTTCTGTTTTTGCTTCCTCTTCCATCCCCCGTCCGGGCTTGGGCTGAGTTTCGTGGATACACGATGTCGATGGCTGCAAGATACTGGAGACGCGGGAGCATTGATTGGGCCTACATGAGGTTTGTCGAGCGAAAATTTACCGGCCCCGACTACCTTTTTATGTGGCCATTCAAGGGGCTTGTGAGACGTCGCCTTGAGAAGGAGCGCTTACGAATTGAGAGTGGGGGGATTTTAGAGGACCCGTTATTCAAAGACGTACAAGGCATCGTATTAGAAGAGATGAGCGAATCTAATTGAAGGGGGGTAAAGTGGGTGAAGGAGTCAGTGAGGCATACCAACTCCTTCACCCTTTCGTGACGCAGGGAGGTTCGGAGAGCGGCCGATAGGACATCGAGCCGATCACAAAACTGGCGTCACGAAGCTTGGCGGTACTGCTTGTGATAACTGCTCACCACAATCCGCCGTATCTGGTTATGACCAAAGGGGTCGCCCGTTCGATCATAGATACCTTCGGATTTGAGCTGATCGGCAATGGCCCGATAGCTCATGTCGAGATCTTCTCTCAACTCGTAGATATAGTCAACGGTGTATTGTTCTTCAGGGATCGGTTCCAGCATTACACCGTCGTCTGACAGGACATAGCCATAAGGGACATTGCCTCCAACGTATTCCATTTTGGAGATCTTGTGCTGAAGCGCTTCGCGTGTGCGCTCTGAGATGACCTCGCGCTCCCATTGGCAGACACTCATCAAAATGTTGACGACAAGCCTTCCGTTTGCGGACTTGGTGTCGAGCCTGTCTGCCACGGAGTGAAGTGTGTACTTGTCCGAGAAATACTCTTCGAGCATTCTGTTGAAGTCCATGAGCGATCGAGTGAGGCGATCGAGCTTGGTGACAACTAGATGGGTCGCCTCACCTGCCTTGATGGCATCCATGGCCTTCTTAAGGCCCTTGCGCTTTCTCGTGCTCTTACCTGAGATGCCTGCATCCTCTTCGATGCGAATAAGTTCGAGATCGTACAGGCCACAGTAGCTAGAGATTTTTTCAGCCTGCATTTCCAAGCTGACGCCTTCAGAAGATTGCTCTTCAGTCGAAACGCGTGCGTATCCAATTGCTTTTTCAGACATCGGCAAATCCCTCCTTTCCTTGAAACGCCCATGGGAGGTTTCCGTGTGAGTTAACCACCCAGATTCCTCGTGGGCCGTATCCAAAGTTACGGTCCCTGAAGTCCAGCGCGCCCTCAAATGAATCTGAAATACACACGAGGTCGGCGATGACGAGATGCATGACCTCGTTTCTGGCGATCGATTCTAGGACCGCTCTCATGCCTTCAGGTCGGCCCCCTGTTTTGCCGACACCCTCGGCGATGTCACTTTCAATGCGAAGAAGCTTGAAATCCCAATTCTTGCAGAATAACTCGATGTCGCTAGCCTGCTTTTGGAGAAGGGCTTCATCGCCTCCCGGCGGTATGCGTGTATAGCCAATAACTTTTTTCATGATGCAGCCTCCTTGGCTTTGTGATCCGGCAGCTCGCCTTCGTAGTTGCCGCTTGGATCCCTCATAAGCGTCGGGGTTAGTCGTCGGCCGCAAACCGGGCACTTTAGCTTGACGCCCTTCTTGTGACGTTCAACGTCCGCCTGAGTCATGGCCAAAGTTCGGCCACTACCCATACATAGCTCATCTTCATTCATGCCGTCCTCCGGTAGATTGGGCACCCGCCAGAAAATCCAGAGGGTGCATTTGGGTTAACCTGCTACAGCTGCCTCCGCGTGAGCGAAGTTCTTCTCGATCGAATGCGCGATACGAGACGGCCCATACCCCTGCGCGACAAAGACGCACGGGATACCGACACGCTTGCACGCGTCTCTGATGACATTGGTATCGTGGCCCATGAGGCTGGTCAGCAGGATGGCGATGTCATAGTTCTCACCAATGATCCTTTTAGCGTAGGACTTCATCTTCCTGTGCTGGTCAGACGGGCACCAGTCCAGACTGTCGAATCCGAACGCGTCCTCGATGTTTCGTCGGGCATCCTCCCGGGGCTCGCCTCCAGTCATGAAGGCGCGCTTGCCGAGGGTCTCCGACAGGTAGGGCCAGTGCGTCATCAGGGACTGCGTCTCCACCTCTTCTTCGGTCTTTTCTTGCTCCCTGAAAGCATCTCTAAGGGTTTTGAATTTAGAGCCCCTGAAAATGTTTCTATGCTCGTCGAGACGCTTCAGAAATCTGGGGTCATCAACAGGCATACCCGACTCGATCATATCAGCGACGTACTCTTTGATCTTGCCGCTGTTCGGCTGACGAGTCTCCATAAATTCGTCGAGCGCGTTCAGGGCGATGTCCGGGTTGAACTGCTGCTCTTCGGATCCACCCCTGTCGAGAAGCCGGTTGATCTCTTCGAGCCAGTAACGCGCATCTTCGAGCCACGAGCCTCGCTTCGGATCGTGACCTCGGGCAAGACCGTGAATGAACTCCCTCATCTCGGTCTTCGTGAACGCCGTAAGCCTCGGAAACAGGGCGTCGAGCTTGTCTTGTCCGTTGATGAGGCTGAGGGTTCCACGATCCGCCTGATCTTGAAGACGCCTGCCCCGTGCAACGATGTAACTTACGAGTGCCTTTTGGGCAGCTGTGGGAAGCCAGCGCCACGATTCTCTCCCGTCTACAACCTGAGTAAGGACCCTTAGTTCGTTGCTGATGGGAGTCATTGAGCCCAGATCTTTCTCAGGCTCACCGAGCTTCTCAATGATGTCCGGAAAGACCTCGGAGTAGGCATGAATCATCCTGTTCGAATCTTTCTGCGTCCACTGCTGGTCCGGATCCCTGTTGGAGCTGGAGGCATGATGCCGTACAGTTCCGAGCTTCTTGGCCCTTGGTTCATCGTCGGAAGGTGTGTAGACCCGTCGCGCAGGCTTCTTCATGTTTGCGACTTCTGGCGATTGTGTGCTGCTTTCTTCGTCGCCATGAGACAAGCTCAAAGTGCCGCTTTGTGAAACCCACTCGACAATCATTTCACCAATTTCAGTTGAAAGATTCTGCTGAGATTCAGCCAGCGTGCTGAACTCTTGCGCCATCTGGCTTGCTTTTGCTGGTCCTGCTGCCTTCATCTTATCGACTAGGGCCTCATACTCGGACTGAATCTCTTGAATTTCTTCAACCTTCTGGTGGATATTTTTTTTAAGCTCTTCCATGGCTATTCCTTTTTGTAAAATAAATCGCGGTCTGCCTCATCAGATCCCCAGCAACCATGCGGGGATGTCGCGGTAGAGAGTGATCCATCTTGACAGGCTTCATGCCAACCTCCGTATGGTCGATAGTGTCCCCGCTGGGCCGGACTTCCTTATCCGGCCTCACCTTACCTAACATAACGAAACTGACGTGTCAAATGTGTTGTTGTTTATCTTCGGTCGTGGACCTCTCGCAATATGCCTACCGCGCTGCCCACGATGAGCTTCTTGCGGCTCACCTCATGATTGAATAGACATTTGTACAGGCTAATGAGCCCTTCTCCTGCCTTCATAGAGCTGCTTACGCTGAAGATGGGTCTGTCTTTGGACCATTCATCATGCTCGACCACCTCATATACAGACAGACTGATGGGCGAGGTGGTGGAGTCGCCTTCACTGACGAGGTCGAACTGTCCTGCCACGAATGCGCATGACCCGTCCCGAAGAGACCAATCTTTGGGGTGCGGGCCGTCATCATCGATGGCGTGGATGTCGTGAGCCATGCTGCCCCAGAGAAGCCAGTTGCTTCGGTTCTCTTCGGTCAGCTGATCGCTATCAAAGACGTAATAGAACCGGCAACACTTGGCTGACAGCGAGATGGCCTGAGTGAGTGCATCAAAGCCATTTGCTTCTTCGGACTGTAGCTCTTGCCATGTTTCTTTGGGCTTCCAGTAGGGCAACATAATGGCCTCTTGGTGTTAGAATGGTTGACGTGCTCAATCGAAAAACTGTTTGATGACTTCGGTGTGCGAAGGAAAAGCCAGTTCGCGGGGTTCGGTGATGATCTCAAGTCCTGTTACTTCACGGTTGGGCGTGAATTGCTCGACTATTTCAGACGAGCGCACCTCATCTGATAGTAGTCCGAAAAGAAGCACCGTGGATCGACCATCCTTGATGTCGAATGATGTTACAGAGCTAGCTGGATAGTGAAGGCCCGTTTCTTCCTGTAGCTCTCGAACAGCGGCCGACTTCCATGTTTCTCCGGTCTCGATGAAACCTCCCGGGAGGGCGAGCTTTCCTTTTTGGGGGTCGATACCTCGACGTACCGTCAAGACGCCAACCCCTCCACTGGACACGTCCGAAACGGGCACGATCAGCAATGCCACCGGAACGCACCCGGTGACGACGCCCCTAAGGGCGTTTCGGCTCAGATGTCCTTGCCTTTGAAGCATATCTTACAGTGTGGTTCGCCGGGGAGGTGATCTGTGAATTCTAGCGACCCCAAATCCCTTACTCTCCCGCAAGCTGGTAGCCCTGTGTCGGGGTCTACCTTATGAGCTGTGCCTTTTGACTGATGCTTGTTTTGCCAGCAGTAGTCATACATGGCGTGCCCATATCTGTTCACGTCTTCGCATTTGTAGCTCATCTCGTGCTCCTATCGAATGGGCCTCACCTCAGCAAGCTCGAACGTGATGTCCCCACGATCGACACGTTGGGTGACCTCGATGGTTTCGGTGTCGTAGTAGAATCCATCTTCATGATAGCGAATGCGATCGCATTCGCCGATGATATGCTTGTCGATGTCCTCTTGATAGTCATCGTACTCAGGAGTGCCCTCGATGATGCGATAGCGTTCGCCTTCCGGAGTCCTGAAGACATCCTCGGTAACCTCTTGGTATCCGTCTTCGTGGTTGTTGTCGCTCGGGATAACGTAGTTGGTCATCGATCCGACGAATCGAACCAAGTAGAAGTAGTCGGCATCTCGGCCGAGTTCCCAAGGATCAAAGAATTGGACGGTTTGTCCTTCGAATCCCTTGAGGCTGATTGGCTGTTTGTTGTCTTGCTGCATGGCGGCCTCCCTTGAATGAATGTGTGACCTGCCTCTTCAGTAGCTGGTGGTCAACTCAGCCAGACGCCCGGTTACCCGGAGCGTTTCGGCTTTTGATTAGTCCTCTTTGAGAATGATCTGGATGTCGACCGATTCCCCTTTCTTCTCACATCGAACCGCGTAAAGATTATTGGCCGATGCCAAAGATCGATCGCATTCGTATCCATCATCTTCGTATTCGTCAGCCTCGTTGTTAACGAAGTCTACGGCATCTTCGTACAGGGTGAAGTCTGCTGCGCCTTCGGAGCCAGTTAATACGGTATAGTTTGCGTCTTCCATTGGGTATCCATTGGTTGAGTCTTCAAGCGTGTAGAGCACCTGAGTTTCGACTCAACTCAGTTTGTTGCGTTGCTCACGAAGGTAGTTTGTGAACTTCCGGGCAACCTCTTGCCAGTCGTCCTCGATGTCATACCTGAAGCGTCCCCAGCTTGTGTCGTAGTCGCCCTTCTCTTTCTTACTCAAGCCGATACAAGTGTCGAACCTCTCGGCGAATCCACCGTGCTCTGCATAGACCTTCGTGCCGTCATCGAACTCGAACCACACGGTGTGATTTTGGTTCTGGTCTTCGGCGACATGGGTGTGTTCGATGCCTTCGATATTCTCCCTGACATCCTCGGTAATTGCCAGAAGCAGATGACGCTTCCATCTGAGTGTGATTTTCGCTAACGACGTGACCTCAGCAATTCGATAATTGAATTCGTTTTCCATCTGTTCTCCCTTGATTTGTGTGACCTGCCTCGTCAGTGCCCGACCGGTCAGTGTTGGGCAGACGCGAGTGCAATTGTGTGCACTCGCGTTTCGGTTGGTTATGCGTCCTTGATGATACGGACGTCAGTGAATTGCTCGTCTTCTCGGATGTCCTCGACGACTTGGCGAGAGCACCTCACTGAGAAGTAACCCTCATCCTCGTTGTAGCCGTGCATCACCCCGTAGCTTTTGGCCGCCCTCCAGACAGCGTGCTCGTCGCCTTCGGCCGGAGCCATTGCTGCCGTAACGAACTCGAAGTCCTTCGGGTCAACCTTGTCTGGCTCGCCACCATCGAGCAAGCGCTTAAGGCTCTCGGCAAGCTCCGGGAAATGCTTCGGGCCGTAGCCCTCCAGCCACGTTGTGGTTCCGTTCTTGATGAGATCGTCAATGATGGGCCGAGACTCGAATCGCTCTTCCCGGTAGTCACTGTAGCGTTGAGTGAAATACACCCGGTCCTCGGTTACGCGAGTGATAACGATGTGCTTGGGACTATCCGAATCGCCCATGTAGCACTCGATGTTCTCGTGGAGGCTCAGCTTCTTGCATGGTTTGAGCCCGCCGCTTCCGATTGAATAAATGGTCATCTTTCCTCCCTTTGAATGAATGTGTGACCTGCCTCATCAATGGCGAGCTGGTCAATGCTCGCCAGACGCCCCGGAGGGCGTTTCGGCTAAGCTACTTTGAGTCAGGGACCCATCCAGATGCCTTTCTCGTCAGCTTCTTCATATGCGGCAGACAGAACGTCATCGAACCATTCGACGTCGTTCTCGTCTGCTGCTGTCTGGATCTCTTCGCATAGAATCTCAGAGAACGCCCCAGAGCGTTTGATCTTCTTGGCGATCAGGTTCATCGACTCTTGCGGTTCAAGCTCATCGTTTTCGAGGATGGCCTTGATTTTGACGGTGCTGGTCCATCGCCTGCCACCATTCATCGCGGCGAGCTTCATTCCTCGCACCCTTCGTTCTCCCTTCGTTGACATCTTCCTTGATCTCCATTCCTGAGTTACGTCAATACTAGTTAAATGAAAGGGCGTGTCAAGCCTTACTTTCGAGAGGCAATGATGCTTCTGCGTCTCTCCAGCTCTTCAAGGATCCCTTCTATGGTGTGGGATTCACTCTCTCTTTCGATGGCCTCGGCGAACCAAGACGTCACCGTGCCCCTATCGAGTGTGCTTTTTAGGCCCCGCTTTTTGAGCCTAAAAATATCAGGAAGCCAGTAACCCACCCTTCCTAGCTTATCGAAGGTCACGGGCTTTTCGATGTACTGCTGGATATGCCACTGGATGGCCCAGACGCGAATCTCGCGATCGATGTGATCTGACGAACGGAACTCGTTGTAAGCTCGTAAGCCCGGTATCTCCACACGATCACCCCCAATTCACAGAAGTGATGCGGGCTTCATCTATTTCGATGAGGTGCGCCATTTCATGACAGGCGTTGTCGACGCAGATTGATGGCCCAGCTTTCATGCCAAGCACAACTGAACCGTCCACTACATTCTGCCCTTCGAGGTCCTCCTTGACCAAGATGTGTTCGCCGTCGATGAGGCTCTCAAGAATCGGAAAGTCCTTTACTTCAGAATCTCTGCTCAACATCACTTACCCCAAGTTTTCTTTGAACTGCCAAGAGACGATCTTGCGAAGCACCTTGACACTCTCCCATTCCTTGACGCCTTCGTGCCAGCCCGACTTCATGTAGGCTCGGCCGTTTTCGTCAACGGTGTACTCGACCCATGTCGGGGCATCATCGACGACTTCTTCTCCGCGCTCCACAGCTTCATGGTAAGCGTCCTTGCCGTATCCATGGTAGTACGCCCTGAGAAGCCAGACGTTCTCTCCGACGCGCTCCCATTGGCAGCCTCCGAACCATTCATAGGTCCTGCCCTCAATGTGGTCGTTCTCGGGATGGTATCGACCGGTGTGCGAGGGGCACTTATGGAACGTGTCGAAGTCGGAAAGAATCCATCCTCCACCATGACACTTGCAGCGCCGTGGGTCGGGGTCGGACAACGCGCCTGATTCGGCGTGTCGCTTGAAATCGTTGTACTGGTTTTGTAAAGACATTGCGTCCTCCCTTGTGTGATTAACCTGCCTCATCAGTGCCAGCTCGGTTGCCTTCTGGCAGACGCCCCGAAGGGCGTTTCGACTTCAGGCCATGAATCAGCCATCGACCCATTGGTCTTCGATGTCGTAGATCTTCTTGGCCGACTCACTCTTGCTGTCGTAGATCCACATGTCCTGAGTGAGCATGTCGAAGAGCGCATCCATCGGGTTTCTTTGCCCGGTAATTTTGGTTCGATCTAGTAGACGCCTCTTCGCATCGGAAAGGTTTCCGAACTCGCTACTCGTGCTATACATGGCGTTGCTGGAAGCGCTCTTTTTCAGCATAAGGAACCGCCCTGAGTGATTCCGGTAGCGCTGCACTCTCATGATCGTGGTCTGTCCGTCATGCGCGATGATAAACATTAGTTCCTCCCTTGTGTGATTAACCTGCCTCATCAGTGACTGATGGTTAATTCAGTCAGACGCGAGTGCAATCGTGTGCACTCGCGTTTCGGCTAGAGATCCCGAGGCTTCTCGAACGCCCACGTGATCTCATCGACGATCTCTTGCAGCTCGACAGCTTCAGTGAGTTCGATGTCGTAGAACTCATCATGCCAAGGGTGGCCCACCGAACCTCCAGACTCTGTAGCATAGAGGTGAGGGTTGCCTTCCTCAAACACGATGGACAGGGTGAGTCCCGTACCCTTCCATCCAACGATCATGTCGAGATCGAATCCGTCGTCGTACACATCGGACTCGTGAGGCTCGCCATCGAACTCGAATCCGACCTTCTGCCCGACCTCAGACAGATACTCCTTGGCCCAATCCTTACTCCCTTGCCGGGTGCGATGGAGGATGAATTTGTACTGCGCCTGAACCGCCATGTTCAGGTGCTCGTCATTCGCAAACGTTCCCGTCACCGGCACAGGGTTTCCGTTGCGATTCAGAAAACATCCAATCAAGTCAGATCCGAACATGACAGTTGCCATGGCCACATCCTTTAGCCCGTTACCCACAGCCTTTGCCGCAGCTAAAAAAGCTTCCTCGGTATTCTTGAACTCCCCCAGCCCTTCTACATATCTGCAATCCGCTCCGGGACTACAGAACACCGTGTGCTTGGTGCCGAATTTTCTTAGTGTCTCTTCATCCATGATACCTCCCTGATGTAAATTAAATGGCCTGCCTCTTCAGTGGCAGGAGGCCACCCCTACCAGATGCCCCGTTGGACCGGGGCATTTCGGCTACTCGTCACATTGAAAGTTGCCAAGAGCTTCTTTGGTGAGAGCGGTGACTTCCTTCTGCGTTAACGCATGTTCGTCGTAGATCATCTTGCCAGCAGTTCCCGTCCTGTCATCGCTGAAGATGAGAACCGTCCAGTCCTCACAATCTTCATCGACAAGATCATCTACATGAGGATCTCGGAACCTGTAGCTTATCTGGGCTTTCAGTGGCTCACCTCTCTCTGAGATGAATCGATAGTTGGCGTACTCGCCACAATGGTGCTCAAATTCATCGGACTCTGTTTTCTCGACGCAGGTCCACCCATTTCGCTGAGCGCGTTGTGAAATCTTCTCTTGGTTGAAAGTCGCATAGCATCTCCCTTTGGTTTGTTGTCGGCCTGCCTCATCAGCGCCCGGAGACCATTCCGGATGGACGCGAGTGCAATCGTGTGCACTCGCGTTTCGGCGTGTGGTTACCCGAACCTGAACATAACCGCGCCCCACTGTCGACGGTTTTGAAAGACCTCCTTCCGAACCTTCTGGAAGATAGCGTGCTCGCACTGAAAGGCTTTGAGGTTTTCATAACCCTGTCCCTCCAGCTCCCTCTTCAGATTCGCGTACTCGTCTGGCGTGGCCGGTCGAGAGTTTCTCGTGACCACTCCGTAGTCAGCAGAACCGTGCTGTCCGATGCGCTCATACGAATCCATGTTGAGCCAAGACATACTATCGGAAGGATGTGTTGGGAACAACGCAATCACGCCATCTCCGATAGCATCCTCTTCGACAACCCACCGTCTAAAAATGACGGGCGTCTCTCCGGGCTCGGCTTCTTCTTCGATGGGCTCGACTTCGAATGCGGCCTCGACTTCAGGCCGGGGGTCGACGCCATCGTGCAAGCGGAACTGGTGAATCATCCGATCGGGTTCTTCGTAACTTGAGAACTGAATCAGATCCGGCTCGGTGTTCGGTGTGTTGCTCTTGAAGCCGTCGAGGATGTCGATGACTTCATCAACGGACTCGACGTCGATGGAATCACCTGCGCATCCGTCAAACGAAAATGTGACGGTAACGATTTCCTTTTGGTTAGACATTTGAACCTCCCTTGGTTTGCGTTGCCTCATCAGGCCACCGGAACGCACCCGGCGACGACGCTCTCACCCTAGGCGAGAGCGTTTCGGCTTAGCTCGCAAGAGCCTCATCAGCTCTTTCTTTAATAAAGTCGATGGACCGTTCCAGCACCACTGACATGCCTTCGTCAAAATCGTACTGGATGGTGCCGATATTCTCAGCCTCTCCGTCCTCAACCCTCTGCTTCACTCTGTAGCAAAGCTCCAGCGGCTCACCTACTGGCTCCATAATATATTCGAGCCCTTCATCGACGAGAGCGATGCTGATCTTCTCATCATCGAACTGGACTGCATCAGGAAACCTCGTGTCGGTGAACTCTTCATTGAGCCCTTCGACGAGGTACTTTGACAGTTGCCTTTTCCACCCGCC